GAATGGTTATTCATTATGGTGTGGAAATAGTGGTATTAAGTCTAAGTCATTAAAAGATTTAGCAAGATTTTATAAAGCACCCATAGATGACGTAGAATTACCAGATGAAATAGCAAATTTATTAAAGTTATTTAATGAAAATCCAGATAGACTATATGCATATCAATATGATGATGTTATAAGAACTGAGCATGTTGGAAATGTATATCTTCGTAACTGTATTACTCTAGCTGAAATGGTAGGTTGCCCATTAAGTAGTATTATAAATATGTTTTCTAGTTTTATTCCTAAAATTATAATTGCTAGAGAAATGGAAAAACTTAGACTTATTAGCACTGAAACAAACTTTCAAAAATATAATAGTGTTAATGGATCACTAGCTAAGTTTAGAAAATTTGAGGGTAAAGAATTAAAATATCAAGGTGCTATTGTAGGTTTATATAAAGCTGGTTTCTTTGACAATGTAAATAAACTGGACTTCTCAAGTCAATATCCATCAGCAATTCAGACATGGAATATTGGACCCGATACAGTATCGCTAGTTGAAGTAAGACCATATACAGGTAAATATAGTTTTACACAAGATAGTTCATATAATTGGTATGTTATACCAGATGCTAATTTTAATTGTGATATCGTAATTAAAGTTAAAAACAATTTTAACAGCTTTTTAAAAACTAAAATTGGTATATTAAAAGCTGAAAGAAAAAAGATTAAGAAAGAACAAAAAACATGTCCACCTGAGGAATGGGAAATACTAAATTCTCAGCAGAATGCTATTAAAGTTATTCTTAATTCTATATATGGTTTTTTTGGATTAAAAACCACATCTTATGGAGATACAATATGCGGACTATTAGTTACTGGTTTATGTAGATGGACCACTACAAATGTAATGCAATGGCTAGCTGATGACTTAGTTGAAACTGACAGCGTAGTAGGAGATACACCTATATATGTAAGAGATAAACATAGTGGAGATATTAATATCATTCCGATTGAAGATCTACATAGGTCAAATTTAAAAAGAAAAAAATACTCAGGAAATTATGAGATTTTAACCAGAAATGGTTGGAAAAATATAAAATACACTAAAAAACATAGTGTTAAAAAAGATATACACCGAGTAAAAATATCTGATGGATATGTAGATGTTACATCCGACCATTCTTTATTTACAACTAATAAGAAAGAGGTAGCTCCAAAAAATATAATTGTAAATACAACTAACATCGAAACGATATATAATCCAATTACAAGTAGTATTCTACCTAAGTTTGATAATGAATTCTGTTGGTTACTTGGATTTTTAATAGCTAAAGGTTCTGTATATGAAGGATACACAAAAACTGGAAAAGAAAAAAGACAAGTTAGTTTTAATGGCAATAACATAGAACTCATGCGAAGAGTTGAATACTTATCAAATAAATATTTTAATAAGCCAGAATTTGGAAATTCTAAATTCAGACTACACAATACCATGTCTAGTTCAGCTGTTTATAAAGTACAAGGTGGTTATAATAAAATTATATGTGACTGGCTAAAAGAAAATTGTTATACATTAAATAGAAAAGATAAGAAAATACCAATATTTATACTTAATGGTACAAATAATATGAAATCTTCTTTTCTAGATGGAATAATGATTGGTGATGGATATAATGTAATAACTAAGGATAATAGAAAAATAGAGTCGCTTGATTCTAAATTTAAAAGTTTAAGTGCTGGAATAAGGTATCTTTGGAATTCATTAGGACATAAAACAATTTGTGTAGTAAGATCAGATAAATTAAACATAACTACTTATAGAAAAAGAGTAGAATATAAATCAGGTAAATTAAGAAATATAAATACCAACATAGTTCTACAAAATAATATTATATCAAAATCCGAAACAGTATATGATGTTTCAACTGATGATGGAACTTTTGTAACTGCATTAGGAAATATTGTACTTCATAATACAGATGGATTAATACTAGATAAGACTGTAAATGACATAGATATTAATAAAAAATTAACAGATTTAATAAAAACAAGATTTGGTATAAATGAAAATTTCATGCAAATGGAATTAGAACATTTTGGACGAGCATATTTTTATGCAATGAAAAACTATGTTGTTGAAGATAAAGGTAAATTTATTAAACATGGTGTTTCAATGAAATCATCCAAAGTTGCTAAAGTAGTTGATAGATCAATCGATCTTGCTATTGCACATTGGTTTAATAATAAACCTATAGAAGAAGTCATAAGAGAAGCATATAACTTTAATAATCTAGATCTTAGTTGGTTTGAAGAAAGAGTAAAACTTTCTAAAGAACAAATTGATTATGATGATCAAACTGATATGAAGTTATTATTGGCTAAACAAATGGAAATGAAAACTGGTCAAATATGTGAGAAAGACACTCAAATTAATTATTTTGTTACAAAAGAACAGTTACCATTTGTAGAACTTAGAGATTATTATAAGAAAACATCAAATTGGAACTATACTTTTTCTAAGTATGTTAATTCTATAAAAGAACTCAATCTTACATATTATGAAAAAATGATAGATAAGGTATTTGATAGATTTGACATTCATAGAGTAGAACAAACTGATATGTTTTCAGAATTAAATATACCAAAAAAATCAAAAAAAGAACTAGATAAAGTACCAATGGAGAAAATATAAAATGTATCAATGTCAAAATTGTAAAGGAATACTTCCTTCCAAACCATCATATGAGCATTATTGGAATTCTGCTAAAAGAGAATATGAATATAAAGATCATATATGTGTATTTTGTGGAGTAAGTACTAAAGATATTAAATCACAAAGTAAAAAAACTATATATGTAAAATCACTTGAAATTTATTCATTTAATAGATGTTTAATAGTTGAAGATAAGGATATTAAAAAATTCATTCAAGTATTTAAAGAATGTACAAATTCAGAAAAGATAATTATTCATAATAGTTTAGCTGCATCATATGGTATAGCAGAATTAACTTTAAAAGATAATTCTAAGTGTAAAGCATACATGAATAATAGTGAAATGTTAAGATTAAGAACTGATTTAGATGGTGAGATTAATCAAGATTTATCAATCGAATATAGTTATGGTCATAAGTGGATAGTAAGATATAATAATCATACATTAAGTAATATTATTAATATGTGTAAAGAAAAAATGTCACATATACAATCAGAAGTTATACATTCTGATAATAGTTATACAGAAGTAATTAATATATGAAACTAAATTACCTTATTAAATTTGGAAATCATAAGATTGGAAAAGATACTATGATTTTCAATATGAGTACCGCTACTGCCTGTCCTTCAAAAAGATTAGGTCTATGTAAAGTAGTTAATAATAAAACTAGGTGCTATGCATTTAAAGCTGAACAACAATATAAAGATAATGTATTAAATTATAGAGAAAATCAAAGTAAATACTGGAAAGAAAAAACTGCTGAAGAAATAATAGCTGATATTAAAAATATAATAAGCAAAAAGAAATCACCAGTTAAATATTTTAGATTTAATGAATCAGGTGATTTTGAAGAGCAGAAAGATATATCAAAATTATCAACTATATCTGAATCCATTAAACATGAATTTAATATAACCACATATGGATATACAGCTCGATCAGATTTAAATTTTAAAGATTGTAAGTTTTTAGTTAAAGGTTCTGGATGGTATGGTCCTGGATTGACTGGATCAACAGTAGTAATAAATAATAAATCAGAATTACCTGAGAATTATATATTATGTCCAGGTGAAAAGAATTCATGTGCATCATGTGATTTGTGTAAAACAGAAACCAAGACTAATATTGCATTTATTAAACATTAGAAATGTAGATTAATATGTTATATTATTTTTTAATAAATATTAATAATAAAAATATAAGTTTATTAACACCAAAAAGATCCAAATTTATAACAACACATAGAACTCCAAGAGTACTAACATATTATAGAGCAGGATTAGTATGTAGTAATTCATGGTATCAAAATCAATGTTTTTCAATATATAAAAAGAAATGTATAATTTAGTTAGTATTAGACATAGTAAAACTCTATATAGAACAAAAAATTCAAAATATATTCATAGCTGTTTTATTACACATAGCTATAATAGTTTTTCATGGTATAACTATTCATATGTAACAATACATAGACATTGACATAGCATTTATTCTTTATTATATTATTAATAAAGGAGATGTTATGAATAATATATTGAATATAATTATTTCTGGTTTAATAAAAGGATATAGGGCAGGTAAATATGCAAGATATAAAAACAGGTCAAAATGTTTTCATAGATTTCAAGATTATAGAACAGAGCGACAAACTCAAACTAGCGGGAGAATTAGATGTATTACTCCGAGCAAACAAAAAAATATTTGTGTGGAGTAAAGAAAAAACCCCTCTAGAAATGAGAAAATATTGTACTTCTATCAAAATTCCAGTTAAAAAAGAAGAGATAGAAGTGCATAAAAAAGTTAAAGAATTAAGATCTAAAAAGAAAACATATGAAACAATAGCAAAAGAATTAAATATAGAACCAAGTATAATTGGTTATTATGTTAATACACCAGTAGTAGAATCTAATTCATTAGATGAGTGGATAATCGATTATTATGAAAAAGATCCATGCTTTTATGATAAAGCGGATATAATATTAGATCCAGACAGCAATAGAGTAAGAAGATTTACGACAGGTGGTAGAAATGCCATTTACATAGAAAAAATAATATGAGTAGAAATATACAGGAATTTACAGGACTCAAAAAAGCAATAGGATGGTATATAAATAAAATATCTACACCTAATAAACATGATAATGATATATTATTAAAAAAATTAAATGATATTAAAAATGATCCATGTAAAGAATTAGAAGCAAAAAGAATAAGAGATAAAATTGTATTATCTAATGGTGGTTTTGCAATGAAATATGTTAAGATATACTATGCAACATTACGGGATGATTCGGTCATAGCAGATCTATTTCAAGAAGCTATGATTGGTATTACAGAATCTATAGATGCATTTGATGTAAGTAAGAATATCTCATTTACTACATATGCTTATTTTCATGTAAAAAAAAGACTTATTGATTTTATAAAGAATCATAAACTAATAAAAGCTCCACGAGAAATTGCTAGAAATATAAAAAATATAAGCGAAGCAATGAATGATTTATTTACCAGGAACGAAAAAGAACCGAGTTCATTAGAGATATTAGAATGGCTTAAATTAAATAAAAACATAGATGTTACATTAACAATTGTAGATGATATTAAAAATCTACTTAGTTTAAATTCGGCAGAGAACGAAGAATCGTTTATAGTCGAATATAATGACCAAATGATCGTAGAAGATAATAATAAACTTTTTTCAAAAATGGCTAATAATATTATAAATAGCATAAAGCATCTTTCTGAAGAAGAACAGAAAAAGATAATACTTAGATTTGGAATAGATAAAGACCAACCACATTGTTTAGAAGAAATAGATTATATGTTGGGTATAAAAAATGAAATTAATGATGTATAATAAATCGAGAATTTATACTAAGATGTCAAGATATAAAAGATTTTATAGAACAAGATATATTTTTCAAAGTAGTAGCTACTTTAGTAGATATACTGGGCAAATTATTCCAACAAAAACATTTTTTAGAACAGCTTATAATTTAAAATCAAGAACAAATTATATTATACATTGTAAAATATAATACACATCATCCATTTAAAAGTACTTTTTATGTAACTATTGAACTTCCAATAAAATGATTGTATACATTTTACCGCTTTAAAAATAATATGTTGTGATGTATGTCTGTATACAACAGTAAAAGGGTATCAAAATATGCTAACTAGGTTATTTACAATTTATAAAACATTATATATTAAATATAGAGTTTTGAATCAAACATATCATAGTAAAAAACATTCATTAATAAGGTTTGCTTCTCTTAGTAGGACTAAAGGAAAATGTGTTTCAACATATAGACATTATAGGTGTAGTATATATGATTACAAGAATATATAATGTTAGAAAAAGTATATATAGATCTAAGCCAATAGTTACTATTTCTAAGTATCAATATAAAATAGTAACCAGTTATTCAACTGATGACATAAGAAGTATAGTATTTTCTAAATACAATTTTACATCATTTACCAGTTATAGGGATTCAACATGGTAATACATAGATCTTTTTATGTTTATAGAACTAAACTCGTTCCTAGGAAATTAAGAAATATAACAAGCATATATAGAACATCATTAAAAGTATTAAATAATACAGTTAATGGATCTATATGTAGATCAAGACTTGTATTATCTTATACAAATAAACGATGCTCTAAATATAAAAAATCATTTTAATTCACAATGAGAATCTGATAAACATTTTCTTTTATATGAACAAAATGAACATCTTGATGATCCACCCATCTCACCTTGTTTTGTAGCTTTATTATATTTAATTTTTGATATTCTAGCACATCTATATTCTAGTTCAATATCGTTAAGATCATATACAATTTTATAATCAGGTGCAGGTAACATTTTGTTATTAACATATGTATAAATACTGTCGCATTTCTTAAATACATCATGTATTGAAAATCTAATATCTGCTAATCTTGAATCTTCACTTGTTTTAGCTATAGCAGTTCCAGTTATAAAATCATCATATGAAGGCATATCTTGTAACTTAATAGTTTCAGTTTCATTACCAGATTGATCAATAAAAGTAATAACTGCGTAACCTTCATTATCTAAATCTACTTTATAATAGCAAGTTGAGTTATCACTACGATTTATGTATTGAAGATATACTGTTTGTACATTACTCTTTTTACCTTCTTCGGTATGAGTAAAATAATATTTATATAACATAGCCTGAATTAAATTAGCTGGTGCTGGTAAAGGTTTTTTATCATTACCGAATATTTCATCAGCTTTATAGCTACTTACAGTTTTAATTTCAATACCTTTATTTATATTTTCATCATTAATTATCAGATCAAGTTTACCAGAAAATATAATACCATTTGGAGTATTTGGTGAAAATACTATTTTAATTTGCTCATCTACAAACATTCCAAGATTTTTATATTTATCAATATAATACTTTTCATACATTAAGCCAGCATCACATATATGTTTACTTCTTATTGTTTGAGGATCACTTGGGGTAGAACCAATAAGTTTATAAAACAAGGCTCTTTTACATTCGCCAACTGAAAATGGACCAACATCAACCATAGCCTCACTTGGCCATATAGTTTTTTCAGTTCTTGTTTTACCAGTCTTTTCAGATGCTTCGTCATTTAATTTAGCTAAGTCAGTTTTCCAAATACGTTCAATAAAATTTTTCTTTACCATAATAGGTCCTTTCGAGTTAATAATTAAATATAATAAAAGAAAATTAATATGTCAATATAAATAGTATAGAAAGTTACTATGAAAATATATCAACTAAGAGAAATAGAGAAGACAGTTATACAATTGAAAAAAGCTTTAGGATTATCAGATAAAGAAATACATAAAATGTTTTCTAATGAATTTTATATACGATTAAATTTTATTGAAAAAATAAACTCATGTAGAAATGCTTTCCTTGTTGGATATAAAATTAGAAAACAATGTAATATAAAACAAAAGAAACCAATATATTATAAAATTTTGGAGTCTATAAATGAATAAAGCACAAAATATAAATGTATCAACTTATGATGAAAAAAGAATAGAAGAATTAATAGAACAGGCAGATCCATATTTAAAAAGTTATATTCAAAGCTTAAAAGATGTATCCGATGGATGGAAAAGACTGTTTTACGAAACAAAAAGCAAACTTACGGAGACAATAAATGGAAAATAATGAAATGATAGTAGTGTCACTAAAAGACATAAAACCTATACCAGAAAAAGATAAGATAGTAACAGCAAATGTCTATCTTAACGGAATAGTATTAACTCAAGTAATAGTAAGTATAGATACAAAAGAAGATACACTCATTGGATATTGTGATTCTAATTTAGCTCTATCTGATAAACTAGTTACTGATTATCCTGAATTAGGTAAGTATCTTGGTAAGGGTAACCGTGTAAAAGCTATTAAATTTAAAGATACATATTCAAATGGATTATGTATTGAACTTGAAAAGCTATATAAATATTTTGATAGCGAAGAAGAAGCAAAGAAAGTATTAGTACATGGATATTCATTTACAAAAATAAATGATATAGAAATATGCAAAAAGTATATACCTGTAATTAAATTAGCCGATAATTCTAGCAATCAAAATAAAAATAAACCAAAAGAAAAATCAGTTTCAAGAATGATTCCTGGTCAGTTTAATCTTCATATTAAAACTAATCAGTTGCTTAGAAATGTTCATGTACTTGATCCAAATTCAGTTATATCAATATCTGATAAATGGCATGGTACAAGTGGGATCGTATCAAATTGCTTAGTTAAAAGAAAATTAAACTGGAAAGATAAAATAGCAAAATATTTTAAAATACCAATAATTGAAACAGAATATGATTATATATATTCGTCTCGTGAGGTTGTAAGAAATGGTAAGTTTACTAAGTATCAGATTGATGCAAGCATATATAAACAAGCATGTGATGAATTACGTGGTAAGTTAAATCAGGGTGAAACAGCATACTTCGAAATAGTTGGATATACTGATAATAACAAATGTATACAGAAAAACTATGATTATGGGTGTGAACCAAACAAACATAAAATAGTTATATATAGAATAACACATACTTCAACTGAAGGAAAAGTATTTGAGTATTCATGGGCAGCTATGAAAGAACGATGTGCTGAAATTGGTATCGAACCAGTTAGAGAGTTTTATTTTGGTAAAGCTAAAGATCTATTTCCTGATATTCCAGTAGATGAAAATTGGACTAAAAACTTTATTGAAAGATTGAAAGTTACATATCTTAATAAAGAATGTGATATCTGTAAAAATAAAGTTCCAAATGAAGGAATAGTTATTAGAATTGAATCAAAAGAAATTAAATCATTTAAATTAAAGAGTGATGCTTTCTGCGCAAACCAAAGTAAGCTCGCTGATCAGGGTGAAATAGATATAGAGGATATCAATTGACATTTATTTTTAATTTATTATATTATAAGATATGAAAAAATGTTGTATTTGCAATGAATTAAAAATAGAATCAGAATTTGGAATTGATAAAAGACACAAGGATGGTTTAATATCAACATGTCGTTCTTGCACTAATAAAAAGGCAAGAGAAAGTTATTCTAAATATAAAGATAAACGCTCACAAAGAAGAAAAATATATTATTTAGAAAATAAAAGTATAATTAATGAAAAACATAGAAAATATTTTAATGAAAATAAATTTAAAATACATGAAAAGCATAAATTATATTATCAGAAAAATAAATCAAAAAAATTATTATATGAAAAGAATAAAACTAAAACAAATATTAATTATAAATTAACAAGATTGTTAAGAAGCAGAATATTAGTTGCATTAAAAACTAGTACAAAAAGTAATAGTACTTTAAATTTGTTAGGATGTTCTATTGAACAACTTAAACAACACCTTCAACAAACAGCTATTAATAATGGATATTTAGATTTTGATATCAATAGTTATTCTACTAAAGAATACCATATAGATCATATAGTACCATGTGATTCTTTTAATTTACCATGTTCTTATCATCAAAAATTATGTTTTCATTACTCTAATTTACAAATTCTAACAAGTATAGAAAATATAAAGAAAGGAAATAGATTATGATTAAATCAGATAATATTAATGAACTAGCAAAAGCACTATCTGTAGCTCAAGCTAGTTATAATAAACTTATAAAGGATTCAGAAAATCCATTTTTTAAAAGCAAGTATAGTGATTTAGCAGCATGTATAGATGCTGTAAGACAACCGCTTGCTGATAATAAGTTATCAGTAATTCAAACTACTAAAGTGGTTAATAATGAGATGATTTTAGAAACTTTATTAATGCATGAGTCTGGTCAATTTGTAGGTGGTGAATACATCATTAATCCTATGAAAAATGATCCTCAATCGGTCGGAGCCACTATTAGTTATGCACGACGATATTCATTATGTGCTATTTTAAATATAGCAGCAGAAGATTCTGATGCGGAAGAATCCATGGATCGAAAACCACAAACTAAAAAAGCACCTACAATATCAATTGCTCCTACTGTTAAGAAAAATGAACCAACCTATACAAAAACAACTTATAGCGAAGCAACTATTAAAAAAGTTGAAAAGCTTGAAAAGGATGGCATGAAAGGTAAAGAATGTTTAAAAGCTTTCTTACCTGAATTTAATACAGACAAACAAACTTCATATAAAGCTATATCAGAATTAAGTGAAACCCTTTTACTTGAATTGATTACCTTTATTGAAAATAAAGTTCCAAAAGGACTTTAATTAGTATGGGGAGGAAACTCCCCTTAATGGATATGTAAATGTTATATATAAGCAAATATAATAATAAAATAGTTAACACTATACACTTAAAAACTACCAAATATCAATCATTATTAAATGTATATACAAAAATAAATATAAATGAAATATATAAATATAACTTAATTTATCTAAGTGGTTATAATCTTTGGAATAGATCAAGTTTATATGAAGAATTAACAATACCCTGGTCTATAATAACAACTAATAATACATATTCAATGGGATATACTACAGACTCAATTAGTGTCTCAGGAAGTTATATATCTCAAATACCAACAAGTTATGAGTTACATATAAGTCCACCTTTAACAGTATCTGGAGTATATTTAAGATGAAATGTACTAAAATTAATTATAATTACATAGATTTAATAACATCAAAAACAATATATAGATCCAAATATAATTTATATAGATATAATTATTATGGTTGTAACTTAATGACATTTCCATACATTAGAATAAATCTTACAGTTATTCCTCTTGCATATACAAGAGTAACTTATAAAGAAAGAAATATATGTCAATAAATGAAAATAATCTTGGTGATTTATTTGATAAATTATCAATACATTTGGAAGATTACTTAAGAAAACAGGGTGTAGTTATACGAGATGATGGATTTCATAGTTGTATATCTCCAAGTCATCCTGACCATACGCCTTCAAGTTCACTAGGTGGTAATTCTGAGTATGCTGGTAAAGTTACACATTGTTTCAGTTGCCAGCGCAGCTTCGGGATACTACATGCCGCAAATATATTCGAAAAAAAACCATTGTCAGGTATTGGATTTTTCCAGGATACATTACCATATTTATGCAAATTATATGATATTCCATTCGAACCAATAGAAATTAGCGAGGATCAGAAGAGAGAATATGAACGTAGAAGAGCTTATCAGGATGCTGTCGATATCTGCCATTCTAATATATTCAGAAAAGGCGAACTTCGTACCGATCATCCTGCAATTGAAAATCTATCTAAACGGGGTATTTCACTTGAAGCAATAAGAAAGTTTAAGATAGGTTGTATAGATAGCCACTCATCTTATATGAAAGAAATGGAAACATTAGGATGGGACAATAAAGAATGGTTATATAGTAGTGACTTAGCAAATAAACAAATATTTACTAAAGATGGAATTATAATTCCTATCTATGATGATAGAAATCGTCCAGTAGGTTTTGTAACAAGAACAACAAAAGAAGTTAAAGAACATCAGCCTAAATTTGTTAACTCTGTCAACTCAGATATATATCATAAGTCAGAAATATTATTTAATTTTAATAATTTCGAGATTGATAAAGGACCATTATATATTGTCGAAGGATATTTAGATGCTATTTATTTAACTCAAATGGGAGTTCCAAACGTAGTAGCATTAGGATCAACCACTCTTACTGAGGAACATATTAACTTATTATTAAGAACAAATGTTAGAACAATTTATCTTATATTTGATGGTGACGATGGTGGTAAAAAAGGTACTGAACTTGCAATAGAACGTTTAGCTCCTTATTGTAGTAATAATAAAGGTCGTATGCGTACAATGATATTTGAACTGGAATCTGGCAAAGATCCAGATGACATAGTAAAAGAAATTGGAGCAGATGAATTTATTAAAAAATGTAGAAATGAATCTATTACACCATTTGCATGGACATTAAAGAAAGCTACATTTCAGGATGATCAACTAACTATAGCTCAGAAAGCTATTCCTATCATTGCAGCAGAAGAGAGCCCTATAGTTAGAACTAGGATGATTAAAGATCTTTCATCTATTACTAGCGTATCAGAAGAAGATATTAAAAAAGAAGTAGAGCTTAAACTCGATATAAGTATTGGAGCATATTTAGAAGAAATAAAAGATATTAATAAAATGCTTCAGATTCAATTAACAAGAAGAAAAATTGGTGACACTAAGTCTATACTTGAAGATGCTCTGCTTAGGATTAAAAGAGTTGAACAAATTCATAATAAAAAGATTGATAATCAAACTGACTTTGTTGAAAAAATTGGAGAAATAAGACAGAGAATCGAAGAAGGTAATTACGTACAAGGAATTATGCCTGTTAAGTTTAGAAAACTATGTGATAGACTTGATGGTATTCCGTATTGGACTAATTTAACATTAGTTGGAGGTCGTCCACAATCAGGAAAATCACTTATGCCTGGAACGCCAGTACTTATGTATAATGGATATATCAAAAAAATAGAAGACGTAGTAGTAGGAGATCTTTTAATGGGACCAGATTCCAAACCAAGAAAAGTGCTTGCACTTGGATCTGGAGAAGAAGAAATGTATGAAATTATTCCTAAAACAGGAATGAAATGGGGTTGCAATGAACCACACATCCTATCGTTAAGAATGAGTTCTACAAATGGAAAAGTATATAAAAAAGATCAGATAATAAATCTATCTATCAAGGAATATCTTGGAAAAAATAATAAATTTAAACACCACGCAAAACAATGGAGAACTGGATGGGAACTACCAAATAAAGAAGTTCCATATGATCCATATTTTATAGGCATGTGGTTAGGTGATGGAGACTATGGTACTATAATAATTACATCTGCTGATGGCAAATATGTAGAAGAGTATTTTCATAATTTTGCAAATAAAAATAATTTAGAAATATCCAAAACACATCAAGAAAATAATACTTATAGATATTTATTTAAAAACAAATTGAATCATAGAAATCCATTACGGCAATATATTAATAATAATGTAAAATTGAATAATGAAAAACGTATTCCAAAAGAATACCTGTATAATTCACGAGAAAAAAGACTTGAGCTTTTAGCTGGATTGATTGATACTGATGGGCATTTAAATAAATATTACTATGAGATTACTACTAAGTATAAAGGATTATGTGAAGATATTATTTACTTAGGAAATTCACTGGGATTTTCAGTTACATACACTATTAAAAAAGTAAAGATAAAAGAAGGAGATATTAGAGACTATCATAGAATTTTGATAGGTGGTAACATAGACTGTATTCCAGTAAAAATTGAAAGAAAAAAATGCAAGATTATCAGTCATAGAAATAATCATCTTAATACTGGTTTTGATATTAAACCAGTAGGAAAAGGTAAATACTATGGAGTTGTATTAGATGGTGATCATTTATTTTTATTATCTGATGGAACAGTGACACATAATACAAGTTGGTTAACAGCACTAGCAATTGATATGATTGATTCAGATGAAGAAGCCAGCATATGTTACATGTCTATCGATGATACAACTGAATTAATGACATTAAAAATATTAGCAATGAAATCTGGTTTATCATCAACTAAGATTAAAAAATATAGCAGTTTATCTGAAGATGAACGTAAAAAAGTAGATGAAGCATGGAATTGGTTAAACTCTGTTTCTAATAGATTTATTATAGTTGATGCTAACAAAGGTAACTCAATTGATGCATTAGAATCACATGTTGATTGGTTTACACGAAACTGTAAATTTAAAAAGAAAGTATTTCTTTTAGACAATTTTCATAAATTAAGATCTGGTGTTGCTCATGGGGCTAATGGTAAGAAGACAGAAGCTGTATCTGATACATCAGAAAAAGTAAAAGAGATTACACAGCTCAATGATTTACATATTATTGCCACAGTGGAATTAAGAAAATTAGATGGAACTGATGCTAGACCAACTTTATCAGATCTTAAAGATTCTGTACAATTAGAATATGATGCTGATGTAATATTTTTAGTACATAATGATCATCAAGCTAAAAAACAAGAAAGTAATATTGTATGGTTAGATAAAGATAGTGGAACTGTAAATCCGTTTATAGAAGTAGCTATTGAAAAAAACAAATTAACTGGACAATGTGATAAACTTGCATATAAATTAAATTCATTGAACTTACAAGTAACAGAAGATCAATGGTCTACTATTGCTAAGTTAATTGATAAGAAAAAGAAAGTTATACGAGTCGATAATGATCGTATGTTTTAATAGGAAATATGTTAAGTACAGGAATAGCATGTGAAACTTTTTATAATAGAATGTGTAGATGTGCTTTTTATAAAGAAAAAGATCTTTATTTAAAGCAAATATCTCTATTCTTTGAAAAATTAATCACAAAGAAAATTGATAAGACAAACTTTTTAAAAATATTTTCTGATGAAATTAATAGAAAAGCATTTACTGGAAGTAGATTTATACCAGTTGATGATGTTCAGTATATAAAAAACTTTTATATAAAATGTGCTACAAATTTAAATAGTATTATAAAAAAATTCAACATAGTAGAATACAATGAAAAATATGTTTATAAATACAAGTTAAAAGGAAAAGTTTCAGCTATTATTGATAATCATGGAAAGAAAACTAATTTATACTTTTGTTATAAAAATGCAATTGATACACAAAAACTACTTGATTTTTATGAATTAAATAATTATTTTTATAATGAAAGCAAAGGTACTACTAACAACATGATAGTTGTAAGTATACCTACAAATATGTTTTTTTCCATTGATTACAATTCCAGTAACTATACTATTCCTCGGGGATTCATATCAATAATTCAAAGCAGCAGAATAAAAAAGTGCGGAGAATATTGTTTGAACTGTTTAAATAGTTGTAAACCAACTATAACTAATGGAATAAAAAGAATGGAGTTAGTAATATGAGTATAGAAATTGTAACTACCAGTGGAAAAAAGATTGGAAGAATTTCTGATGACGCTGGTGGTATAGATACGATTCTTTTAGATGATAAAGAATTACCTCTCGAACAAGCTTATACCTCTGATGACACACGGAAATCTTTCAATGATAAACTGAAAGAATTCCGCAATGACACACGAAAAGATTAATATTTCTGAAGAAGTTGAAGAAGTAGTATATCAAAAATTTTTAGAACTACCACTGGAAAGTAAACTTGTTGTGTACGTTAAACTAGTACATGGTAGTTCATTTAAAGTACAATCAAATGATTTATTTAATCTTAATAGAAAACAGATTAGTAAAATATATAGTACTTTCATAGCATCATTAAGGGATGAATTAAATGTTACTAAGAAAAGTAAAAATGCCACCAATCAATAACATGATAACTACAGTAGATAATGAAAAAGTTGATACCGTAGTCGAAGAAAAACAACCAATAAAAAACAAAAAGAGAAAATCTAAAAAGGAAACAATACAGGAACAAGAATGAAAAAAGTTTTATTTGTAAGTGATTCTGTAATGAAAAATACTGGGTATGGAGTAGTTAGTAGAAATATAATAACAAAACTTCTTAAAAGTAATAAATTCGAAATAGCTCAACTTGGTTTAAACAATAGCGTACCCATAGTTGATCTACCAATACATAATTATACTGTTATAAAAGAACATAAAAACTGTTGTTCTAAAGGTAACGTAATTGAATATTGTAATTTAGAAAAGAAGATTTCATATATTAATGTTCATCCCCTAGTTTCATATAATCAAGATCAAAAAGTATGTGTTAGTGGAATACCAAGTAGAAATGAGAGTTATGGATATGATTCTGTTTATTATGTAATTAACCATTTTAAACCAGACATAGTTGTTCCTATTAATGATATTTGGGGTTTATATAATCTAGGTCTGGTAAGAAATAGAAATAGTTTTAAACTTGTACCATATTTAGCTATAGACAGTGAATGTATATTTCCAGAAATCAATCCAATTAATCCATATCTTCCAAAGATAAACCTTATCAATACACTTGGATTATCTGATAGAATAGTTGTATTTACTGAATGGGCAAAAAATGAAATAAATAAAACATGTAGGATAGTAATTAATAAAGAAGTTGCAAAGATTAATGTAATTCCTCATGGAGTAGATACTAGTATATGGAAACCTTTAGATAATAAAAAAGAATTAAGAAGAAAATATTTTAATATTAATGATAATACCTTCCTAGTGGGATGTTTTTTAAAAGATACTCCTGTTTTAATGTCTGATCTAACTACCAAACCCATTCAGGATATAAAATCAGGTGATGAAATAATAAATCACCTTGGTGAAAAAGATTATGTCATATCACCAGATCCAAAAGAATATAATGGTGATATATATACACTCAACATAGCTGGTATATTGGATCCAATCACAGCAACACAAGAACATCCATTTTATGCTATACATCCTAATCAAAAACATGGTTATCCATCTATTAATACATGTTTTAATAGGCAAGATCCAGAATGGATAGAAATAAAAAATTTAAAAGAAGGATCATGGCTCGTAGAACCAATTATTACAGATATAATAGATATTGATGAAATATCGACAGATGAAATTGAAGTTAAAATGAAAAATGCAAAAAAATTACCAAACAAAATAAAACTGGATGAGGATTTTATGAGATATCTTGGTTTATTTGTTGCTGAAGGAAGCTTTCAATATTCATGGGCAAGAGGAAAAAAATATGAAGCGAGCTTGTATTTTAATTTTAATTCAAAAGAACCAGAGTTAATTAAATTTGTAGAAGATTATTCTAGAAAACTAAATGTAAATACGAATACTAGAGTATCATATAGAAATTCTATGGATATTGGTCATGTAACTATTGAAGTTAATTCAGTACAACTGTTTAGATTATTTAAAAAACTTTTGAATGGAGATAAATGCCAAACTAAGTCACTTTCGAAAGAATTTTTATTATTACCCCCTTATAAACAACTTGCATTTTTAAAAGGATGGGAAGAAGGAAATGGTTGTAATACTCGTGATGGTAGACAAATTGTAATAACAACCTGTAAAGAAATGGCTAGGCAAGCAGAGATCTTGTATGCGAGAAATAAAATAGCTTGTTCAATAACAGTTGATAATTATTGCAATAGACTTAATTCCAAACATTCAATTAAATATAGAGTAACTACTAATTTAAAAGAATTACACATTAAAATACATAATAATTTTATATATAGAAGGATTAATTCTATTAATAAAAAATACTTCAATGGTACAGTTTATAATTTTGAAGTTAAAAATAAAAATAGTTATGTTATAGGAAATGTTGGTGTACATAATAGTATCTCACGTAACCAACCGCGCAAGCGATTTGATGCAGTTTTACAAGTTGTTAAAATATTCAAAGAGAAGTATCAAAAACCAAATAGAGACTTGAGAGTATACTTTCATTGTTCACCAAATGATGAATTAGGATGGAACTTACCATGGCTAGCTAAATATTACGGAGTAGATGAATATTGTATTTTTAATAAAGATTTAGTACCTGGTAAAGGACCAACTACTACACAATTAAATGAGATAGCTAATTGTTTTGATGCACATATTTTATTATCAAATAGTGAGGGTTGGTGTAGTTTTGGTGATACCCGTATAATTACACCTGATGGCATTAAACAATTACAAGATTTTAACAAAGATGATTTAGTAATAACACATAATGGTAATATTAATAAAGTAATAGAACCATTATCTAGAAATTATACAGGAACTATGTATGGATTTAAATATCTTGGCTCAAGTTTAACTGTATGGTTTACTCCTAATCATAGATTATTTGTAGCAAACAAAGAATTGTTAAAAGAATGGGTACCAGCTGGATTTGTAAATAAAGGTCATTATTTATGTTTACCAAAATACAAAAAGTTAGATAGTATAGAAAATGTAATTGATACAAAATACATGATTGAAAAATATACAGAGTATAAAGTAGTAGAAAAAAATAATTTTATTTATGGATTAAAAAATAATAAACCTAATTTAAAATCAAAACCTGTAAGTTTAAAACTAACAATAGATGAGAATACTGCTGAATTTATAGGAAATTATATAGCAGAAGGTTCGTGCGGTCACGATGATATAAAAATATCAATAAATGCTTCTTCAGATGATATTATTAGAAATAATACAATAGAATTAGCAAATAAATTAAAATTAAACTATAAGAGCTATATAATGAAAAGAAATAGAGAAAATATATGTATCACTTCTAGAACCTTATCAAATTTATTTAAATCATTTGGATCTAAAGCATACAATAAAAAAATACCAACTGAAATTTATGATATACTTAAAACTAATGAGGTTTTATGTAAAAAATTCTTAAATGGTGTAATAGAAGGAGACGGACATGTAAGTAACAAAAATGGTATTGTTTACACTACTACAAGTGAAGTATTATCTTATCAAATTAAATATTTATTTCTAACTTTAGGAATATATAGTAAAATATATATTACAAAAAGAAAAATAAATAGAAATTCTATTGTAGTACAAATACAATTATTTAAAGATTTAAAAAAGTGTAAAGAATTTATAAATAAATGTAATAATATAGATTTTTCAATAAAAAGAAAAAAAATAGATTATGTGTTAGAAGATAATGATTATTTTTATATACCAATTAAGAAAATATTCAAAAAAGAATATTCTGGAAAAGTGTACAATATATCTGTAGAAAATGACGAATCATATTTAACAGATGGTTTTGCTGTACATAACTGTCTTCCTTTGTTAGAAACTGCTGCCGCAGGTATTCCAAATATAACTACTAACTATTCCGCTGCGGCTGATTGGGGAAAAGATACTTTTTTATTAAGTAAAGTATCAGCATACGAACATGAAACACGAACTGGCTTTATAAAGGCCCTAGTTGATGTAAATCATACAGCTAAACAGTTAGAGCTTCTTTATAATAGTGAAAAAATGTGTAGAGAATATAGTAGAAAAGGAATAGATCTTGGAAAGAAATTACAATGGGATACTGTTACAGAAGATTGGGTAGATTTACTTGATTCAATTCCATTAAACTTTGAACAGGATAGATTTAAAAATTTAGATCCAGAACTAGTTAAAAGAGACTTAAGAGATTTAAATAATAAACATATGAATTTAAAATATTTACCATGAACTTCAAAACAAATAATTCAGAACAAATAGGAATAAAAGGCATTGAAAAATTTACTAGAATGTGTAAAGATAGAGATATTAATTATTCCTTTGCATCAAGTAAACAAGATAGAATTGAACATTGGGATGTGCTAATAACATATCCTAATGGAAATTCTTATAAAATAGAAGTAAAAGGATTGAAAAGAGTTAACAGAAATGATAATAATCAACAATCTGAATGGATATGTATTGAAATTAAAGGAATTACTGGATATCCTGGATGGATTTATGGTAAAGCTGATTATATTGCGTTTGAAACAGAAAACGGATTTATGTTAATCAACAGAGTAAAACTAGTTGATTACGTTGAAAACACCGTAGATATTTTATCGGAGCCATTATTATCTCCTCGTGAAAATAAGAAACTTTATACATTATATAGAAGATTTGGAAGAAAAGATAAATTTATTTATTTTAAAAAAACAGATCTAGAAGATATACACAATACAGTATGGATAGATTATGAATCTAAGAAAAATAGTGTATAGTGATTTATTAATGGATAAATTAAATTCATTAAATCTAAATGATTCAAGTATATTAGTTTGTACAGTTGATACAAAAAATATCAAAGTTTCAGAGATGGAAGAAATAGTTAAATCTTTATTCGATGGTTTGAAACAATTAAATATGGAACGACCAATTCTTGTATTACCTGATGGATTTTCACTGCAACAAATACCAGAAATTGAAATGAACAAAATGGGATGGTATAGAAAATGATAGAATTAAATAATGTAACATTAGTGTGTGTTGATTGTGTTAACGTACATAGAGCAAATCATGCCATAAAGATTAGTAAAAGCAAAATAAAATTTAAAGAAATAAAACTGCTTACATCTTTATTGTATAATAAAAATGATTTTGCAGGAGATAAGATTGTTAAAATATATGATATAAATACTATCCAAGATTATAGTAGATTTATGATTAAAGATCTCACTAGCTATGTTGACACAGATTTTGCATTATGTATTCAATGGGATGGATACATATTAAATCCAGATGCTTGGACAGATGAATTTCTTAATTATGATTATATCGGAGCACCTTGGTGGTATGATGATAATATGAATGTCGGTAATGGTGGATTTAGCCTTAGATCTAAAAAATTTCTAGATGTTAGTTCTAGATTACCAATTAAAAATTTTAATCCAGAAGATTTAATTCTTTGTCGTACGTATAGAAATCTTATGGAAAAAGAAGGAATCACATATGCACCAGAGAGTTTGGCTAAAAGATTTTCATTAGAAGGTAATATGAAACAGGGAAGAATCTGGACGGATCAATTTGGTTTTCATGATTTCAAACAAACAGATATAAGTAATTGGAAAGGATTTACTAGTTTTAATAAGTGATTTCAAAATAATATACAGATTCTGTGATAATAGAATATTAACGCACTATGATAATATTACAAAATTTGATTGTCTATATAATTTTATAGATGTATTTGGGGAAGGATTCACAATAATATTTGATAATACAAGTAAAGTAGTAGTTAATGATTTTACTAAGTCAAATAAATTTACTATAGTGGAAACTAATGCTGGAAATTCAGGTAGCTTTATTAAAGCACTTGAAATTGCAAATTCATATAAAGATGACGACATAGTTTATTTTGTAGAAGATGATTATCTACATAAACCGAAATCAAAAGACATTATATTAGAAGGATTAGAAATTGCAACATTTGTTACACTATATGATCATCCTGATAAATATCTTTTAGATAGTCCTAATCCAATTGTAAGAAGTATAGGAGCTGAAACATCCAAAGTTTATCTTACTAATTCTACTCATTGGAAAACAACCAACAGTACTACTATGACTTTTGCTGCACGTATATCTGATATTAAAAATACAGGTAATATAATGAGAAACTATGTAAAAAATACTACGCCTGATGATTACAATATGTGGCGGGAATTGTTACAATTTCGTGATTTGATAGTACCTATACCTGGATATGCAACTCACTGTCATGATCCTTGGATCTGTCCATTAGTGGATTGGAAGAAATAATAATGATTTTATTATATTCTGTAAATACTAATAATTATGAAAAAAGAATTAGTAATCATAATCTTAATGATGATATTTCCAGTATATTAATTACTGGAAATAAATCAGATAGATTTTATAAAATGAATCCACAATACCTATTTCATTCTATAATTACAGTATATTGTGATGCTAATATGACATTATTATATCCAGATAAACTTATATCATTATGTAATATGTTATCAAATAGTAATAAATCTGCTATATTTTTTAAACATCCTGATAGAACAACTGCTAAAGAAGAAATAGAAGAATGTATTAAGAGAGGATTATTATCACATGATGTACTTAATCGATATGATAAATGGAAAAAAGAAGGATTTGATGATAAAATTCAATTAATGGAAAATAATGTTCTAATAAGAAAAACACATGACTTGGATCTTCAATATTGTCAAGATATTTGGTATAATGAATATCAACAAGGTATGAAACGTGATCAACCATCATTATTATATTCTATGTGGAAAACTAATTATAATAATTTTATTCTTTTGGAACAAAAAGTTAAAGAAGAAATTTTTAGATGGAGACCACATGGAAGCTAGGAGATATAATGTGTAGTATTTTATTTTCAACAAAAAATAATTATAAAAATTATAATGAACTTAATTATTACTTAAAGTTTAGAGGACCAGATTATACATCCATGGTTGAAATAAATGAACATTTATATATACATAATTTATTATCGATTACTGGTGAATTTAAAACACAACCTTTTTATGATGATGACATAGCATTAATATATAATGGTGAGATTTATAACTATAGAGATTTTGGAAATTATAATACAGACGGTGAATGTATAATTCCGCTATATAAAGAATTTGGTACAAATTTTATTAAAAAATTAGATGGTGAATTTGCCATATGCTTAGTAGATTATAGAAAAAAAATAGTATTAATAAGTACTGATACATTTAAAACAAAACCATTATTTATAGGAATAGATAACAATAATATATCATGTTCAACATATAAACAACCACTACAATTATTAGATTATAAACAAATATTTAAAGCTAAACCAAACACATATTATGTTTTTAATTTAGATAATGGATTTTATAATTCATATAATATTTACGATTTTGATCTAAAACAATTTAAAGATAATTATGACGATTGGATTAATTCATTCAGAAAATCAATAATAAAAAGAGTTTCAAATACTAATAAAAATATATTTATTGGTTTAAGTAGTGGGTATGATAGTGGATTAATACATTCTGAATTAATAAAAACAAATACAAAATGTTTTACATATACTTTGATTGGTTCAGAAAATGATTATATTATTAATCAAAGAATTTTATCCAATTCAGATAATATAAAAAGTAAAATACAATCAAAAAATGATGATTTATATATTAATTCACACAATTGGATTAAAAAAACAACTGAACCATTTTTATATACAATAAGATCTGGTTCAAGTAATTATAATGAATTTAACACTCTGCTTATTAATGATTATGGTTCTAATAATTTTGCTACTATCTGTAAAATGGCTATACAAGATAAATGTGTCATATGTCTATCTGGTACAGGAGCAGATGAAATTATTTCAGATTATGGATTTAATAATGTTAAAATATATAATCACAGTACTTTCGGTGGATATTTTCCAGAAGATTTAAAATCTATATTTCCCTGGCCAAGTTTTTATGAAAGTACAATGGAATCATATATTGCAAAGGAAGAATATGTCGGTGGAAGTTTTGGTATAGAAATGAGATATCCATTCCTTGATAGAGAAGTTGTACAAGAATTTTTATGGTTAAAACAAGAATTAAAAAACAAAGAATATAAAGCTCCAATAGATTATTATTTTAATAAGTTTAATATACCATATGAAAAAGGAATAAAGAGAGGATTTTAATGTTTAAAAAATACTTAGATACAATAGATATAAAAGGAATAATTCAAGTAGGTGCAAATATAGGTCAGGAAATTTCATTATTTAAAACTTATACAAATAATATATTAGCATTTGAACCTTCACTAACAGCCAGCTTTTTATTTAAAAATAAATTTAACGATATTGATATTTTTAATATAGCTTTAGGAAATGAAGACGGAATAAAAAAAATATATAAGTCATCTAATATGGATGAATCATCTTCACTACTGAGGCCCAAAAAACATATAAATATTTATCCTGATATTTTATTTAATGATAAAACACATGTTACAGTTAATAGATTTACAACTTTTATGAAAAATAATCCTCAATATAATTATTCGAACTATAACGTTCTAGTAATAGATACACAAGGATATGATCTTAATGTTATTAAAGAATTTGATAATTATATTAATAACATGGACCTAGTCATTGCAGAATATATTAATGTTGAATTATATGAAGGCAATCAAGGTTTACATGAATTAAATGAATATATGATATCCAAAAATTTTACTATTGTAGATACATTTGATGAAAATAATGGAGCTGGTAATGTAGTATTTAGGAGAAATAATGTCTGATATTATTATATTATGTGATGGTGGTTTAGGAAATAGACTGGGTTCACTTGTTGGGGGATTAGTAATAGCTAGTAAATTAAATTTAAATCCAGTAATATGTTGGCCGTGTAATAGTTGGTGTAATTGTAATTATGAAGATTTATTTAATATAAAATATAATGTTATAACTGATAATATAAATGATTTATTTCTTAAAAATAAAGATAATATATTTTTAATACATGAAAATCAAACTAATTTAGATCTAAAGATGATACCTATTATTGAAGAAAATATTATAATGTTAAAAAATACTCAAACTAACATTATATATTATAACAATTCAATTCCAAAATTTATACCTATATATGAATCAATTAAAGTACTGGATTCAATAAAAATTAATAACTATATTCTTAATGAAGTTAAAAATTTTTGTTTATATAATAATATAAATTCTGATACAATTGGTATTCATATACGAAGAACTGATGCTAATGTGGGTATACCAAATAATCAACTATCAAATTTTATATCATCAGATAAAAGATATTTTGTTTGTTCAGATGATAAAGAAACAGAAGATTATTTTAATAAAATGAATAATGTATATGTATATAGTAAAACATCTTATGTTCAAAAAGCAATAGATGGTTCATGGAATTCAATGTATACTGATAATGAAGGTAGGTGTATGCCATTTAATGTTTTCAGATCTAAACAATCAATAATTGAAGGATTTATAGATATGTTAATTTTATCAAGATCTACTCCATTAATTACATCAAATAGTTCATTTTTACATTTTTCACTTATTTATAGAAACATAGATATATATGATACAAACAACATTAACACATAAAGTATTATCTAAATATAAAAATCCGTATTTTTTAGAAACTGGTACTGCAAATGGAGATTGTGTACATTTAGCACTAGATGAAGGATTTGAGAAAGTATTTAGTATCGAAATTGATCCTTTAAGACAAGAAGATAATATAATAAAATATAATAAATATATTATATCAAAACAATTATGTTTAATTACAGGTGATTCATTAATTGAATTAAAAAAGTTAATTCCTTTATTAGATAAACCGACTACATTTTGGCTTGATGCACATGTAGATGATGGTATATGTGGTATTAAAACTTGTCCTTTATATGAAGAACTAGATGCAATAGCTAGTAGTAATATTAAAAATCATACTATAATGATAGATGATATGAGGATAATAGGTAAACATTGGGGAAAAGACATAACACTAAATACTATTACCAGTAAGCTACTACAGATAAATTCTAATTATAAATTATGCTATGAAGATGGTTATGCTGTAAATGATATCCTAATTGCATATTGTATATAATTAAATAGAAAGATACACAATGATTAATATATTTGGAACAGGAAGTAATCTTGGATATGGAATTCATTCACTAAATATGGTAAAAGCAGCCATTGATGCAGGTGAAGACATATCTATAGTTAATATATCTCAACCACAATTAGATCCATATTTTGAATCTTATTGGAAAAAAGGAAGTGATAATTTAATAAATTTTAATGCTAAGAATCCATCATTATATATATTTCATGATAACCACAGTTATCAGGCTTGCGGTAATCCATTAACAACATTTTCAATATTTGAAACATATAAATTAAAACAGATGTCTATAAATATGTTAAATAATGGACCTACTAATATAGTTTTAACTACAAGTGAAGATCATAAAAATATATTAATAAATAATGGAATTACAAAGCCAATTGAAGTATTACATGAAGGAGTAGATGATACGATATATAATACTATTCCGACTAGTAAGTGGATTGATACTGGAAAATTTACCTATATAACTGTTGGAAAGAAAGAAAAAAGAAAATATACAAATGAAATTATATCAAACTTTATATTAACAATGATGGATAAAGACGTTGCATTAATAGCACATACCTTTAATCCATTTGTAAATAAATTTAAAGATAATCCTCTTGTCAATCTAATGTGTTGGACAGATATCAATCCTATAAAATATGGTTTTGAATATAAAGGATATACTGGAAAAGCACACTTGTTTACTAAAGATAAATGTGATATTTATTTTACAGCACCTAACCTACAGATAAATGAAATGCCAATGTTATATCATTCAGCTAATGTAGGTATTCAATTAAGCCACGGTGAAGCGTGGAACTTGCCTTTAATAGAACAACTATCTTGTGGGATACCATGTATAGCTTCTAATACTTTAGGTCATAGAGAGTATTTGAAAGATATACCAGAGATCCAAAAAAACTTATTATTAGATTTTAATGAAAAAGAAATAGCAAATGATGGAATTTGGTTTAATGGTGATCAGGGTGAATGGGAAAACATTGATATAAACGAATTACCGTTAATGTTAAATAATACTTATAACAAAGATATTTATACTAATAGAGATGAATCAATCAGTGAATACATATCCACTAATTTTAGTTGGAAAAAAGCATTCAGTGATTATTTAAATATAATAAACAAACAAAACAAATAAACCTTATCGAAAGATATAAAAATGAATAAACTCATAGCTTCAATTTATAATAAAAAACTAGAAATCCACTACAATGAATGGTACGTTAGAAAAGATGATAAAAAGATAAAGTTAGAACTTAAAGGAAAAATTAAATGTCCTATTTTAAATTCTAATATATCATCTATAACATGTTCAAGTTTAATGGATAGAACTGATTGGCCTAGAGGTATAGACAAAGATATTTGTTCTAAATGTAATTGTTATATTAATATGTCCATTGCTAAGTTCAAAAATAAACATTCAAAGGAACAATCATGAGTACAAATAAGAAAGCTATTATTAAACAAATATTTATAATTGGTGAAATTAATCATGAAATAAATAAAGAAATAGTAACAGATCTATTTAATACAGATTGGAAAGATGAAAAATACAATGAACTAGTAATATATATTAGTACTTGTGGCGGACTTCTTAGTGATTGTTTTTCAATGATAGATAGTATTGAATTATTAAAAGCAACTTATAAATTTAAAATAACAACAGTAGTACTTGGTGAAGCTTCAAGTGCTGGATTCTTTTTATTCTTATTAGGTGATACTCGAATTGTATTACCTAATGGAAGAATGTTTATACATGAGCATATTACTTTTACTGATGGCCAAACATATAGTGAATTTAAAAAAGAAGAAGCAAGTAATACTATTTTATATACTACATATATTGATTATGTGTCAAAACGTTTAAAAATATCACCCAATAAAGTTAAAACACTTATAGCTAAAAATGCTTGGTTAACTAGGGATGAAATGATCGAATGGAAGATCATTAAAGATTAATAGAAAATATAACCATGACATCCAAAAAAAGTATATTAGATAGCCTTGTAACAAAAACAAATGATGAAATTGAATATGTTGATGAATTCATTCCAACTAAATGTGCTGAATGTATTAATTCAATAATATGTTCACCATTACTTACATTTGCTTCAATTGCAAAATATGGAATTGTCGTGGATATAAAACAATGTATATTCAACAAAAAAGAATGATCTATATATATGAACTAAAAAAATTAATTAGAAAGATTGCGCAAATATTTATCAGTTCAGATAATGTTTTTCGTATTCTTTCTAATTTTAATTTAGATAAAATAGATCTAATGATTGTAGATTCTGCACTTAAAGGTATGCAATTAGACCGCTTAGACAAAACACTATTAATAATACCAGATAAATATGATGAAATATTAGGTAAACTTATCATAGTGTTTATTAACATGCTTCAAAATAAAACAATTTATATTACAAAAATACAGTAATAAAAATTAAACTCAATAAAATCAACAACTTACAAAATTGGCATAGTAGTTGCATATAACATTATATAACCTATAATGGTATAGGTTAAACTATCATAACAAAAAGGAGGACTTTATGTCTAAAAATTTATTTAATCAATTACTAAACTCACTGTCTGATGAAGACTTCTTTGTATCATTACAAAGAGGTTTCAATGAACTCTACAATTTACCTAATGTTAAAGAAACATTCAATAAAATTAAACCATCATTAAATGATGATGAAAAATATGCAACCAGTTCAAATGAAAAAGAGATAATTTTTGAATTTGCAGTTCCTGGAGTTAAAAAGGAAAATGTTAATATTTTCTATGAAGATAATATGTTGAATATCGAAGGAGTAGACAAATATGAAAGAAAAATTCATAGATGTATAAGATTGAATAAAGATCGTTTCGACTTTACAAAAACTTCTGCAAAAATGGAAGATGGAATTTTAATTGTTTCAATCAAGAAAAAAGTAGAAGAGAAGAAGAGCAACATAAAAATAAAGGTAGAGTAACTACCTTTATTTACTTGCTGTATATGCTACCACATTAGTATATAACTGTTCCATCGATGTCATCATTGCTGTTATCTGTTGAACTGTGTTTCTAAAATTTTGAATTTCATCTTGTTTAAGATAATATTTAGTATCATTTGGTAACACAATCATTGATAGTTTATTTTCTAATTTTGATATTGATGTTTTTAAATCTTTAATATCATCAAGTAAACTATTTTCTGATTTAACTAGGTCTGATGTTTTGACGTAGCTATTTAATAAACTTATTATTTTATTAATAGCTACGTTTATATCAGATACATTCTTTTCTAAAACATTAATTTTATTTAATATAACTGCACTCATTTTAAGCTCCATATGTAATTTTTGATCCTCTTATAACTGGAGTAGTCATAAAGTTTTCTTGGAAAGTAATTTCTAGACCCATCCTACCATTAGTTAGCGATATAGTTTCATTAACCTGTTGAGATATTGTTTTATTATCAAGTAATATATAATGAGATGAACTATCTCTATCATCAAGATCAACCAGTCTGACACTAGTAACATACTTGCTAATATTATCATCATCAACATATATATCTAAATCGAACGTAGATATATTTAATGAGGTTGTTCCTTCTGGAATATTTTCATATATTAAATCTACTTTATTTGGTGTATCTATATAATCAATTAACGATATATCAATATTAGAAAAACCCATTACACCTAAAGAACTATCTACTGAATATGTTATTTTAATTGTATTATTATAATCCTTTGGACTAAAGTGAAATATCATTGGACCGCTGCTATTATAAAATTTATAGTTCTTAGCAGTACTATCATATATAGTCTGTAGTTGTGAATATATATCAAAATATTCTACTTTATTTATATGTATTCCAAATATTGGAAATGGTACTATTTCAATATAATTTAAACTTTTATTAATAGATGGCGGTAATTGTATTTCTAATGTATGAGTGATATCTGTTTGATTATCAGCAATTTGTTCAATCCAAAAACTATTTTTTTTCTTTGATAATATATTATATACACTATCTTCTTTTTCTCTCTCAACACCATCAACTAGTATTGTTACATTTGGGGATACAGTTTCACTTATACCATCATTATCAGCATCATATCTTGGAATTTTTGAATATTTTTTATTCTTATCCCAATCAAGTGTAATTATTCCAGCAAGTTTATTCTGATTAATACCACTTATAATATTTATATTATCAAATGACGTAGCATATAAATCTGTAATATTTTTATAACCCATCTGTACCATATATTGTGATAATGCTTGATATGATGAATTTACCCCAAGGCTTAATGAGTCAAATTTTTCATTTAACTCAGAACTTCTTAGTATACAACGTAGTACTGATTCTTCTAATGATTTAAACATTCTATTCAATTGTTTTGAATCAATATTTTGTCGATATTCTAATTGTTCTATTATTGGATATGCAACTAAATCAGACATTATTTTCTCCAAATCTATATACTTTTACTATTCTTTTTATATATATAATCATATTTTAAAATATTAATTAACTGTTGTTTATCTTCAATAGTAGTATTATTAACAACATTATCTAATATAGTGTATACTCCTGAATATAATACATTATTATTTTTATACCCAAGTATATATATTAAATTCTCGTAGTGTGATAATAATATATCGTTTATTTCTTGTGATGATACAGGATATATACTTCTCATTTATTCTCCATTTATTATAAAATTAATAGATCTAATAACAGGTACATTATTATCAGACGGGTTCCCATTTAATTCAATCTTATAAAGAAATGAGTTATTAGATTCATTACTTTCAATTGATGTTAGATAGGAAATACTGTAATATAAAGGAAGATTTTCTGCTGTATTATAAAACAAAAATCCTCTATTAGGAACTACTTCATTTATATAAACACTGTTAGTTCTTTGCCATGACATATTTCGTTCTAACTTTTGTTCATTTTCAAGTAATGTCCATTCTAACCATCTACTAGATCCTACTATCTTTGCATCCCAATATTCACCAGATGGACATGGATCTATATCACCTTTAAATAATGTTTTCTGTATTTGTATTATACTATCTTTTTCTAAATTTAAAGGATAACCGATAGTAGAATGATGTCTATAGTATAAATCATTATTAGAATTTTCATATCCTTTTAAAATACTTCCATTATTCCAATTACTATCTATCGTGTTATCTATGTTATAAACATAATTTCCTGATGATCCTGTTGTATATCTATGTAAGTTACCAGATGAATCATATGCCATTCTAATAAAATGACCATTATTTACATTATATTCTATATACCTTTTATATTCTTGTAAATCACTATCATAATAGTATCCAGGAAAATAGTCTTTAGAAGGTTCTTTAACTACAAGATATTTATATCCATCTTCTTCTGTAACAATAGATGCATTTTCTCCAGTTGTTGTATCATATAGTAATGTAGCAAAATCAACTATATCTATTGATGATAGTTTAGGTACAATTTTAATACCATCTGAAATACTGATATTATCATTTGCTACTATTGGTATCCATGGTTCGTATGAATTTTTTAATGCTGTAAATCCAGTTGTTGTATTTGATGCACAAAAAATTTTAATTTTAAAATGAGTATTAGAATTTTTTGATATATTTTGAAGTAATATATCAAATTTATTTTGTTCATTATATATTATTTTTTCATTTGTGTCTACATTAATTAATTCAATTTTTCCAATACCATTTATATCAGTATTGTAAATTTTAAAATTATTAATTGTAATAGATGGTTTATCAATATTAGGTGATACTATTAAGAATCCAGTCCATGATGAACTATATGTGTTAAATAATTTATATCTATAGGTAATATCAAAACTGGCGGTATTTGCTTCCAGTCTGTTAGAAAGTCTTAAGAAATTAATTTCTAATTCAGTTTTTCCAAAACTAACAGTATATTCTGATTTTTGCAATATAACATTAGTACCAGATTTTCTTATTTCTACTATTGGATCATCAACAAATTCACAATCTTTCATTCCAATATTAAATTTAAATTTATATCCCGACCATACAGTATTATCTGAACTATAGGTAATAGTTGTTGTTTTATTTAAAATTGTCCAATTATTATTATATTCCCATACAAATTTATTATTAATATTATCATATTTTGATTTGATTTCTGATATAGATTGATAATTATATAATTTAACACTCGATGAAATTATTGATGTATCATGTCCAAAACAATAAATTTTATAATAATTATTATTATTAAAAACAAAATCAGGCATTGTATTACAAAATCCTTGATCAAGATATCCATCTCTATCAAGATCATGATATTCATCTATTCCAGATGGAGTAACTGCATAAGAATATGGTCTCCACCATCCATAAACACCAGTTATTGATGTTCCATATAATAATGAACCACTTGCATAGTTATATGGATATCCTTTGCCATTGCCCAACCATTGACCAGAATATGAAGGATGTGTTGTTACTTCTGGATTAATATTACCTTCACTATCTTCTATCCACGTAATAAGCTCACCAGATATATTATGAGTAATTGTATCACCATAAATAAATATTCCACTACTAACCATAGGTTCTAAATAATACCAATATGGATTACTTTCATTACACCATCCACTTATAATCCAATCACTGTACACCCCAGAAAAACTGTTGTCACCCCAATATGTTTCATATTTTAAACAATGTAATGAATTAATATTTTTATCACTGCTATTGGTATTATTAAAATAAATTTTATTAGGAGTATTAGATGTATTATCTGATGTTATTTCTTTCCACAAATAATCAGATGAAATATATGAATATAAACCAGATACATACTGAGCAGCATTTTTTATGTCACTAAGATATACATATCCTGGTGCATTAAAATCAAATGATGATATGTTATTAGAGTTAGAACTTGTAAGTGAACCTAGATTATCTCTAAATGAACCATTAATTTTAATATCACTAGTAACGTATACTTTTATGTTACAACCATTTGGTACATCGCTATCTATATTATATGAAAGATTATCAATAGATGTAGTATTAATATTTATAGGTTTAGATACAACTACAGCACTGCTTTCATTATTGACTTTGCCTATTGATATATTTTTTAATAATATATAATATTCATTAGTTTCAGAATTATCAGGAATATATTTAATAAATTCTATTTTAATATGTGTACAAGATATTTCAGAAAAATTATAGATTATAACATTTTTATCTATATTTTTGATAGCAAAATTTGGAATAATTTTCCATGTATACTTATCCATATAATATAAACATATTGATCCGTTACCAACTGTAGAATCGGTTTCTATAGACACTTTATTAATATTAATCATATCACCATTAGGATGTAGTTGTATAGTAGTAGCTGCTTTTAAACTAGATGGTTGTTTAGTTTTGATTTTATATAATATTTGATTAGAATCATTATTATCCAATATATTTGATACATCTGGATCACCAACAAAACCATTGGATAATACTTCTGAATAATTATCATATATATTAAAATCAAGTCTCTTTCCAATATAATGATTTAAAGGTACAATGTTATTTTTATTTGATTGAATGGTAAATATACCTGCATTAATATCAACTATATTACTTCTTGATGTATCTATATTTTCTAATGAATTAAATGATTCAGTGAATGATATACTATGGAGTGATTTTCTGTAGTTGTTATTATTAATATCATTTATATTTGATTTTATTCTATTGATCTCTCTGTTAACCCCATTATATTCTTTTAATGAGTTAGTAAGTTGATCTAAAATATCATTTGATTCATCTTGTATTGATGAATATAAAACATCAATATCATCAATAATATCTTCAAATTTTGTTGATATATTTTTATATGATAAATCAGTTAATTTATTATTGTTTAAAATTGGAGTATATTCATTAGATGTATATTCTTTTATTTTTTTCATTATATCATTTTTGGTAGGAATAACTGGTTTACCATATTCCCCATGAATGAAATTATCAAATATTTTTTTAACAATATTATTAAATTTATAATTCATTTATACTCCACTATTTAAAATTATATTTCTATCTGATACATTACACTTAATTTCTCTTATTTCAGGTGGTACAAAAATATCATCCATAGATGATAAATCAAACACCACTTTATATATATATGAGTTATTAATTGATTCTGGTATATATAAAACTGATTTATTATTATTATCTATCTCTTTATCAAATACTATTAATTTTGGAATTAACTGTTCGTTTTCATATTCATTTACTCTATTAATTGGTGAAATACGAATCCATTTATTATCATTAAATGAGATGTAATATTTAACTGTGTCATATTTGTTAATGTCTTTATAATCTGGTATATATTCATTTACTTCAAGAGAAAATGTATACATATAATATGGTAGTATTTTTTGTTTAGAGATATAAGTTCCAGTTTTATTATATATGTTTTTGTTAATAGCTATGTCCTGTATGCCAATAGATAATCTTTTTCTATATGGATTAACTTCTTTTGGTATTTTTATATCTCCACTTTTTATAACATAATCAGTATTTATATTTTTAATAGAAGATAATTGTTGAGATGGAATAGAATCATATATTCTATGATCCATAGTACTAGATATTATATTTGAGTTATTTCCATTTAAACTTCTATATGCCATTTCAAATCTATATACAGCTGGTATATTACTATCATCAAAATAATATGGCAATGCTATATTTATTCCACTTACAGTAGCAATATCATCATAATAATATTCTATTTTTTCAAAAATAAATTCAGAAGAGTCCAGATAACCACTTATATTAGGACTTGTTATATTGTATGGATGATATGTTACTTTTAATACATAAGGTCCATATTCTCCGTAATCCAAATCATCATTATTAATTTCATTGTATTTAATATTATAATCTATATAATCTGTATTTATAGTACTAGTTATTATAACATCATCTGATCTTATATTTCTGATATTTGAATATACACTATTGTTATTAATATATGTTGATTCTAAACCATTATATAAACTGGTCCAATATAAATCATACTGTGTATTTTCAAAAGTATTATCATATATTTTAATTAAACATTCTGGAAACAAATTAGATGTATCATTAGATGTATATTCATATATAAATATTCCACTACTGGATATATCATTTATTTTAGATTCACTAAGATATGAAAAGATATCACCACTAGTTAAAGTTGTGTCTTTAGGTATGGCAGCAAATCTCAGTCTCTCACCTGCAAGTAGACTTGGAGTAGATGTTGGAATAATTTTAAAATATATATTATCATCATTAATATTATATGGTTGTAATGAAAAATTATTATTAGAAGGACTATCAAATGATATTATTATGTCGTTCAATTTTAACCACCAAATGGAATATGAAAATAGTCATTAATATTATTAAGACAGTAAGATGAGTATTGATCAAATTCATCTTGTATAATTAAATATAAGGTATATTCACCATTTGCTGTAAGTTCTACTTCCAAAGTTTGATTATTGAGTTCATATTTATTTTGGTTAAGAACATCAATAGATGTATTAACAATAGAATTATTTATTATCAAACTTCCAAATGATGAGTTACAGTTAGGATAGGTCGTGTTAACATAAGAAATATTCGGATCATAATATTGATTAATTATTTCCTTATCATTTAAATCTATAGAATCTGAATCAACTGCACATAAAAATATATTCTTTATATATGGATATGAGTTGGATGACCATGATTCTGGAATTATAGAAAATGTACAACTTAATGCAGTATTGGATTCACCTGGTTTATAAATCTTTAATCTATTATATGATCCCAATTTATTAGTTATATCGACAAGATCATTATATATACTTACTGATTGAATAATATACTTATGATTTTTACAATATGTAACTTTATTAGATATATATTTATAAAACATATTTGTTCCATGTAGATATATATTAGATGATATTTCCACAGTAGAACCTTTACTATAAGATATAATGGGAATGTTATATACTCCAGAATAACCATCATTTACATTTAATATTGGTGATAAACTAAATTTTGTTGAATTATCACCATCTACTGTTACAATTACATTTTTCAGTTGTGCATATTCAGTTCTATTCCAATTATATAATAGCTCATCGGATACTGTTTTAGTAACAGAAGATAATATACTTCCACTAAAAGTAGGTAAAGATAGTGATATAACGCCACTATTTGATGTTAAAAGATTTTCAAAACAGTCATATATTTCTAATTTCCAATTAACATTATCTAAACTGAAGCCAATATCATTAAAAGAGTATCCATTACCATCATATAAATTTGATGTATCAATAGATGTAAATATATCCAAATCAAATATACCATTAGTATCATAATTACTGGCGATTACATTTGTTTCTATACCACTAGCTAATATACTTCTCTCTATTCCATCATTATATGTAAGATAAAATCTTGCAGTGGGTCTATTGGATTTTTGCAGACTGCTAAATTTTGCCCAATATGATAAATCATTAGCTCCATATATAAACTGTGTTAAATTAATATTAGTTTTAGAATAATCAAAATAAACTGTTTTATCTTTATTAATATCACCTTTAAATATTCCACTATTATTAGGTATATAAAAATTTATATATGATATATCTTTATTATCTATGTTATATAGTCCAGATAAAGACCATTTAATAGACATATCTGAGTTAATAGATAACGGTATATTATCATATACAAAATATAATTGATTATTTCTAATATTTGCAGTACATACATAGTCATCTGGCAGATCAACAAGTTTTATGGGAAATGTATTTTCAGTTATTAAATACTTTCTTGAAGATATATATCCGTAATTCTGAGAATGAAACATCATATAATCTTTTACATACATATAAGCAGATTGTTCATATATAGCATTATTTATTACTGGCAATAAGTATTTTTCTAAAGTAGATATATCCATTCTAGATTTATCTATAGCTACATTTTTTATTTGTATATTATTATATTTATATTGAGTTGTTTCTTCTTTTAAATAAAATCTACAGTAATTTTTTTTTGCTATTATATCAACAAAATTTCCAACATAAAATCCATCAATATGTGAAAAATATGATGCATATATATTATTATCGACTCTATTAAGCTCTATGTTTAGAGTATCATTTTGTATACTTGATGATATATTATTATTGCTAATAGAATAAATATATGATAAATATTTATTCTTTGATAAAATAGTGGATGCTAAATACGTGATATTATTATAATTTACAACAGAAATTTTAGTTGGTATATATGAATCATTTTCATCTTTATATGATACAGATATTACATCATTTTTTGTACCAACAGAATATTGATCAGAATATGTAAGATTTATATTAAATAAATTAGTTTGAATTTTTCTTGTTTTTTGTGTAGCTATTGCCATTATTGTTGTAAATTTAAATAAGTAGTAACTAGTAAAAAGTGCAATATTTTCATCAACATATATATCACAATCGCAACTATTATACTTATCTACACTATACCAATAACCATTAGTGTATTTAGGTATAATATTATAATTAATATAATAGTTTCCAGAATTATTATTAATAAGCCTATAATTAGATACACCTGGAAAAAAAACATTGGGCTTAAGAATACCTGAAGGAATTGAAGATATATCAATTTTAAACACTAGACATACTGGTATACAATAATCATAATCTATACCATTATCATTTCTTATATTAATTCTTGTGACACAGGAAAGCACGAGTATATCAAGTGTATCTGATTTTCTGATACCTAACCTTGGATTTAAATCATATGCTTTTATAGACGTAAATTGTTTTTTATTTTCAGAACCATTAGATTTTTTTTCAATAATAATTTGTTTATTTAATAAGTTCTGTAGTCCAGATCTAGTAAAACTGAATTCAAAGTAAGGCTGTGAATTACTAGAACATATTGTAGAATATATTTTTCCATCTACTACAGCACATCCACTATTGAATATTAAATTATTACTTGAATCAATAGGTTGATTTATCAAAAAACTTGGATCATTATGTAATAAATTATAATCTGCTAACATAACTCTATATGGAATAACTGGTTCAATTGTACTTACTTTATTAAATGTTCTACCATTATCTTCATATACATCTATAACTACCTTTGTACCACTGTAGTCTGTTTCATGTCGTAATGAATATATTAGAGACCTAGAATCTCTGTATGTTCCAACAGATGTTTTATATCCAAATAATAACTTACTATTCATCTACTTATTCCTTTTAAAATATTTACTGCTCGTGTTTTTTCTTTTATTTCATCATATTCGCTATCTACAAAAATATTACATTCATCATTTATAATAAGTCTAATTCCATTTAATTCAATACTTGAATATAGATATGATGATTTATATGTATATTGACTCATATAATAATCGAAGGTATTCCACATAATACTAGATGATTTATACTTAATAACAAGTTCCAATCTATCAGGTATAACAAATGTATTAATCATACATGAATATTTTCCATTTGATGAACTTTTACACGGTATTAAATTATGAGATGTATTTCCTGAATATAATTTTGATTCATCCCATATAATTATCGGGGGAGCGTAGCCATCATATGTATTTGTAAACTCAATTACAACTTCATTAGTTTTTAGTTGAGAATTAAAAGGAATAACAACCTTAAATTTTTGTTCATTATCAAAATAGGGATCATATACTTTTCTTATATATTTACTATGCAGTGAATTTAACATATCAATGTATATTTTAGGTTTATTATAATTTTTACGAATATATGTTTTAATTGATTCATACATCGAAAATCCACCTGTAGAATCATATGTATCTACAGCTTCAAACTCACATATACCAATACCATTGGAATTATTTGGATCATCGATTAACATTGATTTGTATGATTTAATTACATTTAAATTTCTATTATCAACAAAATGTGGATCATTTGATTCCTTTTTCCAAAAAGAACCTACAGATAATGCAATATTATCAGGATATATATTATTATTTAAAGGTTTATCTATAAAAAATATTTCAACATTATCAATATCAATAGAATGATCTGCAGTAGTAGAGCTATCAAGAGTTAATATTTTTCTACTTTCATCTACAAAAACATTTTTAGAATCAGAACCAATTAGACTGCCATGTTCGAATGTATCAGTATATTCATTTAACGAGGAACTTATCTTATTAATAATCTGTAAATCAAATAAAGATTGTTGTATATTTAATATTTTATTCTCTATTTGTTCTCTTTGATATGAATTAAACTTAATTAAATTATTAATATCATCTTCTATAATTTTATGACTGGTGTATAGTTTATCCATATCTATACTGATATCTGTAATTAATCTATTATATTTATTTGAATCAGGGTAATCACCATCTTTTTGAATATTATTTTTATTTGATACTCTTCCACCTATTTTTAAAAATAAAGAATATATTTCATCAAATAATGACTTTAAAAATGAAGTATCTGTTTTTTTATCAGAAGAAACGAATCTACTGTATACATTGCTTCTAAAAATATTGATATATTTTCCATTAATTTTAAAAAAGTTTTTCATTATATTCTCGAATTTTGTGTATGTATTTTTATCATATAATTATCAATGTATGGAGTAATATATCCATTCATTCCATTATTAGCCGCCATGTCACATTTAACATTAAAAATATTATGAATATCATAATAACATATTTCTATATTATTAATATCTATATTATCAAAGTCTATATTAGTATAGCATCTAGATGAAAAATCATAATAGAATTCATATTTATTAGATTTATTAAATACTTCAGGATTTCTTAATTTAAAAAAATTATAATCTGTCAAATCAATCAAAGGTATTTTATTATATAATATTACTATAGGTGAATAGCTTGTTAACCTGGTTTTATTTTCAGTAAGTATATATGATTCATACTTTATATCATCCCATAATAAATTTATATTATCCATTACAATTGAATCATCATTCATAATATTTACAAATACAAATTTCTTTTTATTATCTATGTATTTATAATTCATTTTATACATAAATTTATTAATATCATACCAATACCAATTCTTCGTTTCATAATTAAACTTAGAAAAATCAATATATGGAGTATGTTTGTCGAAATGAATTATTGATTTAATTCCATTACTATCGATCTCCTGAGAAATATCATTTAATTTAATAATGTTTTTTCTTGGAGATGTATAAAATGGTAAATATATTGTTGATGGAATATATGAATCTGGCACAAATATCATAGCATATCCTTATTAAAAGAAGAAATTAGATTACATGTGCTACCTATTAAACTATAGTCACATGAAGAAATTATATTACTATTTAAATAGTCATTTGCTATATTTATATTTCCAGATATCTTAGATGATGAAATAGTAATATATGAATTTATATCAAATGATATAATATTTTTTTCTAATAATTCAGATGAAATAAATAAACAAGTATTAAAAGTAGAACCAAACCACATCATAGCTTCATCTTTTAATGCTATAAAATTTTCAATAATAAAAAAAGATGATAGATAACTTTCTTCTCCAGTTATATTTATTTTAGCATTATTAATGAATAATTCTAAAAAATCTCTTCTGGATGATACAACCCCTAATGGAATATCATTAATATTAGAAATGTTAGTGTCATTAGGTCTCAGAGCCCATAGATTAACGCAACTATTAATAGGGGTATAATATTCAATTACATAATCAAGTTTAGAAAATTTACTAATACTATCTATATATATTAATTTTGAATTGAGAAAAATAATATCAGTATAATTAATAGACATTTTTATTCCATTTTCATATATTGATATATAACTTAATTTACTGGGGTCAACAGGAAAATCAAGTAACATAAATGTACCATTCCATAATGAAAAATCTAAATATTTGCTTATATCAAAGTTTTTTATTTTTTCTCGTCTAAATGTATTTTTATTTTCTAAGATTGGAATATTTTTATTATTATAAGTAATATACCAATTACATGTACTTAAATCTGGAGTACTCTGAATTGTATCTATAGTAATCGATATTGGAGTACCTTTATCTATTAAATAATCAGATGATTTAAAAAAACCAGTATTTGATGTATATTTTTCTAAAATAGGTTCAATAGACCATGCTCCTATTTCATATTTATAAGTATTATGATAATCATATTTTAAGACATTAATATCTGGAATAAGTATTTTTTCTATCTTATTCAAAATTTTATTAATATCTCTGGTAGTTTCAATAACATTAATAATTTTGTTATATAATGAAATATTATTTGAATTATTAGGAACTGCTAAATTATATATATTTTTATCAAATTTAACAAGTTCATATCTTCGTTCAGATAAATCTTTTTTAACTTGTTCATCTATATTTAAACTAGGTTCACTTAATTGTGTTAGAATGGTATAATTTTTTTGATTTAATACAATTCTTAAAAATCTACATGTACATATATCTATATTCATTTGAGAAATAATATCAAAATTTTTCATAGAAACAGATTGATTATTTGATTTAACATATTTCCATGTATCTTCATTATAACTTTTATATAATATAGAATCTAAATTTAGATAACTATCACAAAATACATCTATGTCAAATCTATTAAAAGATATATTACTTGCAAATTCAATATCAATAACTGAGACTATACCATCGAATGATTTATATAGTTTTTGAACTGAAGAACCTATATTTAATAATAATGATGGAATATCATTACATATAACTTCTTCTTTCCATAAACCATTTTCTAACAAATCATGCGATCCACTAGAATAATTTTCATTAAAAGAATTTAATGTATTAGATGAATAATAAACACCACCATCTATGTTATCAGATGGATATGTATTACAGACTACTGATTTTATATTAAATGATTTATTTATAACTTGTTTTTTTACAGTATTTAAATGTATTATTCCATTTTTTTTATCTATAAATATATCTTTACTCTTACTAATGTTAATATCATTTTGAAATGATTCATATATAATAGAACTAGAATTAGTATCAGTAAGTATTGAGTTTTCAACTAGTTCAAGTTGATTCCATAGATCACGAATTTTCTTTTTAATTGAAAAATAAAACAGTTTATTTCTATTAAGATTTAAACTGAGTATATTATCCACTGTTTCTAAGTTTTTATATAATGATAAAAAATCTATATATATACTTTCAAATAACTTATTAAAAGTATCTACTTTAATTAAAGTTTTACTTTGTACAATATATTTAGATATATCAGTGAGCATTCCTCCAACTTTATTAAATCTATCTATATATGATTGCATGACAGATTTAATAGCTTCTTCTGTTTTAGCTAATTGTAGATTAGATGAATCTCGTATTGACTGAGCAATTAGCTGATTTTGTATATCTATTAAATTATTACTATAATTAAAATCTTTCATTATATTCCTTAATAATTTTGTAAATCAACTATGTCTCCAAAAGTACCAGATGACGTAACTGGAACTAATACATAACTGCTGCCTGCAGATATATATTTACGTATTGTAAAATCAAGATAATAGTTATATTCTCTAATTGCGTCATTATATGCTTTTATTGGATCTTCAGAATATGTAATATATTCATCAATCCATTTTTGTTTCAAATTGTTTAATTTATATTCAGGAATATTAATAATAATAAGTCCATTATTAGCAAATGGTTCGCCATCATAAAAACCAATATCAGAGTACCAATTATATTCAATACTATTTTCAGTATTTTTTAAATTATCATGTATGATATTATCTTTATATCCACCACCAATTCTTCTAGCATCATATATATTAATATTATCTTTAGAAATATTTTTTTTATATATCTCACTAATAGTAATCATATTATCCCATGAAAGTGTTTCATATGATCCTGATGGTGATATTTCATAACACTCTCTGGTAGATATATTACTGTCGATATCATATATAAATAATTTTGATATTTCATTAGAATTAACTTTTAAAGCTGATATTCCAATTCCATTATTATAACTACTTATATTAAATACAGATCCTGATATATATGGATTTAATTCAACTTTATCTAATATTAATACTTTATTTGTATCTATGTCAAAGTCGACAGTTATATTATCAATATTATTACATGTATTATCTAAATATATATATCCATTATTATAATCAACTGATTTTATATTCATATCTGTATTATTAACTCTAACTTTAATATTAGAGTCATAGTTTGGATATATATATCCTGAAGGAATATTAATATATGAAGGATTTACCTTTATAATATTACCATATATGTATTCAGGAATTATTCCTGATAACGTGTAATTTGAATTATATAAATTAGAAATATTATATAAATTATTATCATCATATATAATGCCACTATTTATACATAATTTCCATAAATTACCTGAACAAAATGTTTGAACACTAGATATATTGATCTGACTTTTAGGATCATACATATAATATATATATTCATTATTAATATCAGAACCAGTTTGAATACCAGATGATGTAATTGTATAATAACTATCTGAATATAATATCTTATATGAAAGAAGTTCTTCTGTATAATTAATTATATTATTATAAATTTTCTTATATTTTATAACATAAAAATCATTGGATTGAATTGTATTAGAAAATAAAATTCTAATTCTATGTGTATAAGTTGATGTGTTTCCTTGTTTATCCCAAATAGTATTACTGTATCTAAGATTAGAATCAAGTAAATCATATGAAAATTGTAGTTTGTATGTGCTAGGGTCAACTAGTTCATTATTATTTTTATAGATAGTAACGATATTACCATCATTAATATTTCCATAACAATTATATAATAACTCATACTGATAGAATAAAGGTAAGCCGTTATCGGAAACCATATCTGTAATTATAATAGGTGAATTTGTATTTATAAAATATGGATGATATGTATATAAACCGCTTATATTTTGAAGTTTAGTAGGAATATAATAATTTTTATAAATATCATATATACTGTCAATGCTATTAATAACATCTATATTTTTATCAGGTACAATATCTTTAAATTCGATAGCAGCAATAGGGCAATCTATGTCAGAAAATGTAGATCCTATATTTAATTTTGGAAAATAACCACTTGTTCTCATTTATTAATCCACCGTACCTCATAATATTTTTATATTGATATTATACCAGCATCAATTAAAGATTTAATAGACAATGGAGTTATTTTACCACTTACTATACTTAATTTTTTATTTAATGGAATTTCAAATTCACCATTTAATAATAAATTTATTTCATCATTAAGTTTTTGTTTTTTAGAATCATCAACAAACACTAGTTTATCATTTTCCATTTTATAACCACCGTCATCATTTAAGACAGCATAACGTTTAATTATAATATCACGTGTAGTTATAATATCCATTTTCTGTTTTTCAATTACATTAAGTGTTTTCACTAGTTGCATTGATATTTCAGAATCAAATTCCATAGATAATAATTTATTAAATGATTCATTAAAAGTACTATCAAATATAAGAAAATTTTTAAGTTTCATACACCTTTTCTCTCCACTAGTATAGGACCCTTCTAATCTAAGTTTTTCTAATTTACGTGAATCCCTAGGATAGGTACCTCTATATAATTTCTTATCAACAATAACATCTATTCCATCTGGATAACTGGTATCCACCATTATTTTATAATTAGGATTATATGTATTATCTTTTATATTACCAATTACAGTTAGATCTTTCCAACATGCTAATATATCACCACTCATCCAGCCACTACGAATAATTATATTTTTATATCCTTTTACACAATAACATTCATTTCCAGATTTAAGATATTCTTGATCTATTAAAGCAAGTTCTTCATCTGTATAATTCATGTATTCTGTAAAATCAGTTCCTGCATCCCATCCTTTAAAATCTTGAATCTTAAAAGGAATATCATATTTTTCCCAGGATAACTTACTAGATATAATTCTATCTGTTTCTTCTGAAAAAAGTAATTCTTTAACATAAACTGGAAATCCTAATGATTTCATTAATAAAACATTATCATGAAATGTCTGACATAAATTGGAATCATGACCAATAACTTTTCTATGAAAAGTAAATCCTATCCTATGAAACCTATGTCTATAAGGTAAGAGTTTTTCATAACTATCAATTGAACCTAGTCCATTAGTAAGTAAATCAATTTTCTCAATTGATGTATTACTTAAAAATTCTACTATATCACTGATATTTTTATCAGTAGTTGGTTCTCCACCTTGAAAATGTAATAAAATTTCATCAGCATCCTTTAGATGTGTATCTCTCCAAATATTATATTCATGAACAGAAAAATCAGGAGCATTTAAATCACTCCTGTTCTTCTCTTCTGTGAAAAAACAATATGGGCAAGATAAATTACAATCTACAGATATTGGATATTGTATATAATATTTCATTATTCACTGGCTTCAATAAATTCATCTAATAGAATAAATTCAACAGGTTTTAATCCACATTTATATGAAATTTTTATTTTTGAATCAATAGGAATATTAATATTTGATTCATGTAAATCATTGATTTCTTTGGTAAAATCTTCAAATTGTTTTTCATCTAAATTAGATGCTTTGACCACATATTGTTCACCTTCAAGTGTACCGTATTTTTTAAAAATACTTAACCTTGTCTTTTCGAAAACCTCATGTTCTTCTGAAAGTTTTTTAATAACTTTAATTACCGACATAGTTGATATGCCAAGATTGTCTTTTTCTGCCAACGAACGATATGCATCGATAAATCTTTGATTCAAAAAATTAGATGCTTTAATTTCCATAAATTTCCCTCCTTTAAAGATAGTATATATAAAAAATATTATTCTATTTTACACAGTAAATATTACTGATTAACTAGCCATTGTCCTAGGTTTGCGCAAAACTGAAACACATATAATTTTCCAACTACTAAAGCTATTCCATTCACATACCATTCAGTGTGCTGCAGGGGAATCCTTGCAAATGTAACTATCTGACCATCTGAAATTCCAGTAGTTGGTAATGTTATATGTGCACCATTCGGACCACTTGTAATAAGGATAGAAGAATAATACTTTACACTGTTAAAAGTCCCTGTAAAAGCTGCAATTTCGGCAAATCCAGATATTACTGCATCTTTAAAAACTAAAGGGTGTTCAACATTTATTGCACTGCTTGTTACTGAAAGGTAAGTGTTAGCACCATTGCAAATTTTGAACACTTCAGCATCAGATGAGTCAATAGTACATTTCTTATAGAAGTTGGCCCCATCAGCATTTACCAGCATCTGAGTAGATGCATTCGAGATCCTGAACTCTTTCCAATTACTTATATCCACTTTAGTATTACCATATAGGGTAGTTCCACCACTATGTGCGGATACTCGAGCATTAGCAATCCCTGTTGTATCGTACCACTGTAAATTTACTGCACCTGTTGCCCTGATATTAGTATTACCCACTGTGTGCATGGTCTGTATACCAACACAATAGATGTCCTCCACATCCAGAGTACCATAAACTGTGACATTAGAACTAAAAACAGCAGAACCTGAAACTGCCAAATTAGAACTAAAAACCGCAGAACCTGAGCAAGTAAAAGTACTATTTGCAATTAAAGGAATATTAGACTGTATTTCGGATGAATATACTACTAATTGATTACCGTAATTACCAACTCCAAGTGCTAATGCACCGTAACCCAATCCTGCATTTGCTAACACTCTTTGATAACCATTATCTGTCTGCAATTGTATATTTTCGCCTGTAGTACTACCAGTAAATGCAAAATTTACTGAACTATAATGTGCACCATTTGTTATTAACTGCCCTTGAGATAATTTAAACCCATTTGAATCACTATTTAAAATAAGATTTCCATTAAAGTAAACATCGTTTGAATTATGTGGATAATAAAAAACTACACTCTTAGAACTTGAGTTCATCCTATAAAAACATATTCTGTCTGCTATTTCCCCTGAAGCGAAAGACGGGCTACCATCTCCATTATAAAATATTCCACCCCCGTAAGTAGATCCTTGCCCTACAAAAAGATAACCTGTTCCTTGGTTTGACCCGTAAGCTTCAAACCCTGCATTATATGAATCATTGGTTAAAACCCTTACAACTCTATTTGACGCAGTAGAAGTAGAACCCACTATTACATTATTTGAAAATGTTTTTGCTCCACTTATCGTTTGAGTAGTATCTGTATAGACAACATTGGATGGTAATTCTGTTGATGTATGAGAATGTGTTGATGCTGCTGCCCCAATGTCTGCAGGAGATGGTTTATATCCTTCATGATAAATTCTTTTGAAGTTCCACCAGTTATCTGTTGTATTTCTAAGACTTCTGAACGCAATATAATTTTGATCTGATGAAGTCCACCCGATTAATAATTGTGCACTACCTGTTGCACCAGTACCCCAAGTAATAGAAGAACCGTAAGATAAGCCTGAAGGTCTGTTAATTGTGGTTGATTTAACTATATACGAATAAATGCCTGTAGCTAATACATCTCTGTTTTGTTCAATAGTTGTAGCTGTACCAAGGTTTAATCTTGCATATCTTGAATCATGATTATGATTACTATCTGCTTTAGTAGATGGATCAAAATTACCACTATGCCAATACGTATACGTATTGGCACCTCTTGTAAGCGTTAAATTACTGCTTGTATTATCTGATGTAAAATCCCAATACGCTGTATTTGCTCTTGATCCGTCTGAATCTTCAGTATCTGTATTTTCTATAGTAATTCTAAACTTTCCCGAAAATTCATCATTTGTTCTATAGACATGCCCGATTACATCATCAACCCACATGGCCATAGATTCAGTATTAGTACCTATTCGTGTAATATACAATGGATTGGAACCTGAATTGGTTCTATATGAACCTCCAGTAAATAGTGGTGCGTTTGTAGTATTTAAGTTTTGATCAAACAACTGATCGCTACCTCCCGATAAGTGAGTACTTGCATGAGATGTTGGTGTTCTTGCATCACTCAACCTTGAATCGTTTCCTTGACACACTGTACCTGACGTAGTTCCAAAATTTTTATTGTAAGCTGTGTTTTTAGCTACCGACACCAGTGTTTTTGTTGCATCTGTTTCAACAATACGTGACGCCGTTAAACCACCAACATTTATATTGCCATCGACTGAAAGCGGATTATTTACAACTACATTATTAGGATTTATCCTCATTTTAACTTCAGGAGTTGTACCAGCTACAAATAATATACTTCGTGGTTGCGTAGACTGTGCCTGTATAATCAAATGGCCGTAATTATTAAATGGGTAAGAACCTGTATTTGTACCAGTACTATAGATTAACGCATAATTATTACCAGTAAAAAGCGAGTTTACAGATGTAGGTAAACCCCCTATATATAAATAACTTTTAAATAGAGTAGAACCTGTATTAGTGAAATCTACAATAGTTCCATTATCACTAATACTCGATTCTGTTACACCAGTTCCATCTGATTGCACTTTTAATATTCTATTTGCTGTTCCTGCAATTGCTGTTTGTGCTCCGATATCGGACCTAACTTGTGCTGCCGTTCTACTGCTTATTATACCAGAATTACTTGTTAAATACGTTGTTGCTGATGAACTGTATGCTGGAATCGAACCAACATTTAATGTTCCTGATAATTTTATATTACCTGATACGTCAAGATTCTCTGTAGGGGAAGTATGACCAATTGCAACATTACCAGTATTGGCAGAGTATATAGCAGTCTTCCATGTTAAAGCACTATCAGCAGTTCCTTCTGAGGCAACCATTAAATTAATATTGCCGTTACTGCCTATCGCTATACGAGCGGCCCCTCGTGTTGTGCGATATTTCCACCCTCCATCATAATAAGCATTGTCAATTATGTTTAAATAGTTGCTATTATCCCAAAAAGTATGATTGCCTATTGCTAAATCATAATAATCTTTTACAGGTCTTGTCCCGAAATACGATTTACTCAACGATACTGCATCAGCATTTAAAACTATTTCCTTACCTGTACCTGCACCTAAATACAATCTGCCTGCGTTAGTAGACTCTGTTATCCCATATAGTTTAATTATTGCTCCACTTGATTGCACTGCTGATGTTCCACCTGTAAGTAATAGTTGCTTATTTGTAGCATTCATGCTTACTGTAAGATTTGCACTACCTGTACCGATAATATTACCACTAATACTCATTGCCCCGTTAATAGTTGCAGTTGTTCCGTTATCACGGATAATTGATTCAGTAACCCCTGTTCCATCAGATTGTATTTTTAATATTCTGTTAGCTGTTCCTGTTATTACAGGTTCATACGTGCCACTATGATTGTGATCGCTTCTGCTTATATCACTAGATACACCATTTCCTCCGAAATTATAAGTAATAAAAGAATTAGCATCAGATTTATATACAAAACCAGTACTAGTATTCAGGTTAACGATGCCATCGAGAATATTTGAATGATCTTGTTTTAAATCAAGTTGTGCTTGAATTGGAGATAATACACCCGATAAATATGACAACTGTGTTGATGTAATGCTGGATGTTGTTAATTTACCAGAACTATTGGATACTATTACTCTACTTGATGTTAGATTTGATGTAAGTGCAGTAGAAATAGCACCACTTAAAGTACTAATAACTCTAGAACTTGTAAAATATAAATTACTACCCTCGGGTACATTACTTGTATTTAAGGTTTGCCATGTTTTATCACCACGAAAATACTGAGCAATAGTGCCAGATGTTAGGATTGGTTCATAATCTCCAGTATGTGTATGATCACTTCGAGATATAAAATTACTTGTACCTGTTCCACCAAACTGATATTTTGTAAATGTATTAGTTCCATTTTGATAAATAAAACCACTAGTACTATTTAGATTAGATAAAGAATCCAGTTTAGAATTATGTTTTTGTGCTGATATATCATTATATGAAATTGTTCTACCAGATAATGTAGTTATATGTCCTAATGAATCAACCACTATGCTAGATAACACCATATTACCAGATAATGATAAATTTATAGTTTGATATACAGGATGTGTATAAGCTGGCACCCATGATCTAACTCCAGTATTTGATGAAGATAATATATAACCACTTACAGCTGGTAACCCAAGATATGGTTCTGAATTATCAGATGTGGATATATCTTTCCATGAAAGAATTCCAGATATATCAGTATATAAATATCCTTCTGCACCTTCATTAGATGGTAAATCAGTTACAGGAGCATTTATAATATTATCCCAATGAACATATGATTGACCAGGAGTTTGTAAATTTTTCTTTGTATAATAGTTAACTAAGCTGACACTTCCAGATATAGGTGGTATATATTGATATGGAATCAAACCAGAATCATTAAGTGGAACAATTCCATATGGAACACCCATCATATTAGATATTCTTAAATCAACACGTTCATCTGTGTAATATAAATTTCCACTCTCTGTAATAATTCCAGTATTTAGTCCATCGAAAATATGTGTTAGATCGAGATCATTAATGTATGGATAGATATATGTTACTACACCATCATTATCCATATAACGTAATGCACCACTTGCTCCAACATCTTTAACCCAAAGTAACTCACGATTGTGTTGAACTATATCACATTGTTCATCAGAACCTTCATATAATTTATATATTTCATCCATATGTATTCAAATCTTATATATTTAGGTAAATAAAAAAACTACTGTTTATATTTGAATATAAACTTGGATTTACATTAAATGGAACTATAAATCCACTATTTATTAAACTATTATCCCATATTAAAACGCCATTATTAATACCTGATGCATAAATTTTACCAGCACTAAAATCAATACTATATTCGCCACTAGCTAAACTTATATCAAGTTCTGAGTTATTATTATTAAGATATGGTCTACGCCTTAAAATATCATTAATTTTAATCTGATTTATTCCAGTTGGATATATGTAATCTTCATATACATGACCATTTAAATACTCATCCTGAGTAGAATTATAGAAATCAGATGGACTTAATATTGTATGCATAGTACGTGATAAACCAGATGGAATATTACATGAACCATTAAAAAATACAAGATTAGATACTCGTGGATTTTCAAACATATAAAATGGAATACCACTTATATAAAATTTACCAGGATACATTTTAAGATTAAATACTTGATTATCTGTTTCTATGATTTCATATGGATATAAACATGTACTTGAGCTCTCGATACCACCCAAATAACCACTATCTATTGGATCATATGCATCATAATATGATGGTAAATGACCACTTCCATAATATTTATTAATATCCCATATACATGAAGAATCATTAAATTCACCCCATTTATGTTTAAACTTCGATGATATATAATTTTTTAATTTATATGTAAAATCAGTAGGAATTCCATTTTTATAATATTGACTGTATATTCCGCTAGGAATATTAGTTAAATTATATACTTGTATTGAATCATTAATATTATTAAATGTTTTTTTTCTATATGTAAGTCTGTCTTCATTTATACTATTTACGTCTGTAAAATCAACAAGTTTTTTTCCATCCTCAGTATCAATATAAATTTTATATTTAACTTTAATTTCAGTCAAATCAGGTAAATCAGAAAAAATTTGAAGAATATTAGAATATATAAAATTCTTTGTAGACAAATTATTATAATGTGATTTTTGCCAAACCATAAAACCACTAGCTGATACATTCCAAGTCTGTGGAGTTAATTCATTCCAATCATCTGAATTTTGTAGTTTATAATATACAAATACATCCTGTTCATTTATACTGTTATACACATTGGGTTCGTATGAAAGTAAAAAAATATGTTTATCATATACATTATATGGTTCATAATCAAATTCAATTGAAAGTCCATTAACAATACCTTGATATGTAGTATCAACTTTATTATCATGTAAATTATAAATCTTTTTTCTGATATCATGAGTAGTATCAAATGGTTTTCTTACATATTTCAGATTTTTATATTGTTCATCCCATACAGATATTCCATTCAATAAACCGAATGCATCTATATTCGACCATACTTGTTTCTTGGTAACTTTAGCCATTAATACTCCTAATTATTCTGAAAAATATATAAAAAACATAGATACATATGTGTTTGTAGTACTAGCCATTCCAGCAAAGGAACCAGTTACAGATATGTTAACTACTCCAGTTGATGAATCAGTGGATATAGTATAACCAGTACAAGGATATACTGTCCAATCATCTAAATCTCCACCAGTAATTTCAAAACCAGCAGTTATAAGTTGATTATTAAAGATTGCAGTAGCAACTACAGAATCAAAGTCTCCATAATTATTTTCAACAGTTCCACTTAAAACAATTGGTGATGTTGTACTACCAGATAAATTTTTCTTATATACACCAATTTTAAATTTACTATTAGGATTAGTTCCCATCTGAAGAGAATCAGTAATTATAACTTTGGACATGTATGAGTTAACAATTGGATAATCATAGTTGCCAAGATAATTAGTTAAAACAGTACCAGCTGACATATCTAATAATTTCGATTTAAGTTTTATTTTATTAGTATTTGTTATAAAAAATCCACATGCAGAGGTTGATGTTATCGAATCTGGTTTAACCTCAGTATGAATTCCAGCTGAACTTACTCTAAAGGTTGTATCAATATAAGAAAAAATTTTATTATCGGAAATAACATGTGCATGTGAATTAAAATTTAATGTAGCAAATGTATCACTATTAAAATGCATTACAGAACCCGATGCAGTGATTCCAGAATTATTAGCACCACATACAGTAATAACGCCAGGAGTAATAGTAGTTTTTCCCCAATAATCTGAATTATTCCAAGGATTTTGTGTAAGTGAAATACTATTGGGTTTAAGAGATGAAGTAAAGGTATACTTATCTGCTTCATCATAATAAGCAATTATTCCTTGATCACTATTTTTTACATTCATTGTTATAGAACCAGACATATTAATATTGTCTGTCTGTATAAAATTATTGTATATATTATTAATCCATCCGCTGTTAATTGGATAATCAGCTCTGGCTAAATAACTTGTATTAATAAAATTTTCAATCAATGATACATGGTGACCAACTGAATTAATTAATGATGCTTTATTAATTGGCGTTTGATTATCTCTAATAAAAGATACTACTTGTTCAGGAGTGAATGCACCTTCACTCCAAATATTATATAAACCACTAACTGGGTTACCTACAGGATACGACATATTACCTCCATTTACAATTCAATATTAGGATAGTATTCTCTTAATAGAACTTTTATATCTTGATCATAATTAGATTCAATTACAGCATAATCATAAAGAAATTTATATTTATATAAATTAGAATCATAATAATCTGATATAACAATATTATTAAATTCATCAACTGTTAAATCAGTTGGAATATTATTTTCTAAAATAAAACTATTATTTGGCTCATATATATAATGTAAAAAATCATCATTATTATTTAACATATACATTTTTCCTACACAATTACCAGATGAAGGAATCAGTCTATTATTGATATTCATTGAGTATTCTGAACCAGTAATAAGTAATTTATCATAATAATTTCTAATTCCTCTAATATCAATATTATTATTTATATTAGTAGGAAGTAGTTGAAATCTACCATTATAATTATCTGTATATATGTATTTCGATGGATCAGCTTCATATACATATTTATATTTTTCATTTTCTCTACCAACATATATTAATCCTGATGGATTAACATAATATGTACCACTTGGTATCATAAGAGGATATGAATCATATATTTCGTCATTATAAATATTCTTCTTTAATAATGTTTGATTATTACCATCAACTAGCCAGATAATTTTATCTTGAAGAGTAGACAGGTTATCATCATACGAAATCCCAGTATAAAATATTTGATTGTATACATTATATGAATTTTTATTTAAAAGATCATATCTTATTTTATAATTAGGAATTTTTTCATCAATTATATTTTTTACATTAACTATTGATCGAGGAATTATAAAATTATAATCATTACCTATTTTATAAGTTGCTATATTTTTAAAATCCCAATCCCATGTATATGCTATTTTATCTAATTCTATTGGAAAAGAACTATCAGTATAAACATTATAATTGCTAAATTTAAAAATAGAGATAGTATTTAATAATATTTCTTTACTTTGTATAAAATTTGAGAACTGAATTTCTTTACCATAATCAGATAAGATCATAGTACTATCATTTTTATATATAAAATTTGAATACTGCTCTATAGGAATATTATAATTTACTGTGTCAAAGTATTCTATTAATTTAATATTTTCAATATCATTTATAACATTAATATCAGAATCTATTTTATTAGAGAAATTAACAAGATAAGATCCAGAAGTACTATTAAAGACAAGTCTGTAGTCATCATTCTGTATTGAATTATATATAGGAGTATGTTCAGAAATATTATTAGAATCAGTAAAACTAAATACTGAAGCTTGATAGCCTGAATAAAAATTATGATTGTTAAAAAATCCAGAATTAGATATACCAAATATATTAGCAATAGACGATTCTGAACTTACAATTCCACTTACAGAATAAATATCATATGTATTATATAATGTAGTATTATGTAATTCTACAGTTCCAATATTATATATACCTGTATGACATTTATTAATAACAGTATTAAATATATTTATATTTCCAATATTAAATACACCTGAATCACAATAACTTATAAATGAATCATATATACTGATATCATTTGATGTAATTCCTATGTTATAATTTGATATACTAGACCTAATAAAATATACACTCCCATCACTTATTACACCATAACCACTACCTGTGATTTTTGAATCATATATACTTAGTACACCTGAATTATTAATAAAATTATTATGAACTACTTTAGCATTATTAATAGTAGAATATAATCCAGAAGATAAAGAAAAACATGTATTTGAATTATATTTTCCATATATATTAAATCCATTAATAATAAAATTTTCTTTATTAGAATAGTTGCCGTATATATAACATGTTGTAGTTGGATAAAATACAGAATCATTACCAATGATACTAAGTGATCCTGAATAAGGTATATTAATATTAAATGATCCACTATATATTCCTCTTGATACATATAAATATATATCAGAGTATTCATTTGCATCATTAGCTAAATTTATAACTCCAGATATACCAGTAATAAGATCAAGATAATCTCCAGATCCAGTTGGATCAACATATTTAATAATTTTCATTACAGATCCTCATAATAAATTTCAAAATTAAAGAGTTCAAGTGAACAATTTTTAGCTAATTTAACAAAACTATCATCTACAGTAAATAATGTAACATACTCACTATAATATTCATTTTGTTTAAAGTATGTAAAATGATTTTTAGAATATATATCATACGATCCATTATTATATCTAATAATGATATCATTATCTTTGTTATATACAAATGCATTTTTAAAAATATAATTAGTACACATTATATCAGATTCAATATTTGAATGAAGTTTAATATCACCATTGCTCAATACATCAACTTTAAAATACATATCATTAGTAGCATCCGATACTTCTAATAGTGTAAAATCTTCAATAAAATCTTTCTTAAGAGATATTCTAAAAAATATGTTATTTTTAATAAAATCACATTGAGATATACTATATTCGGAATTCATATTAAAATTAAGAATATTTTTACAAAACCTACCATTATAAGGAATTCTATTTATTATTGATATATCATCAGAAATAAATTTCATTGTATATTTGTTATATAAATCATTTTCAGTATCATTATTAATATCAATTATAGAATCAAAGTAAGTCTTATATAAATATTCTCTCTTAGATAACATACTCGGAATAAACTCATTAGAATATCCAATATGTAAATACTCTGGTTGTATAAGATTATATGATGTTAGAATATCGGTTTTAATTTCAACAGGAATATTAAAATCAATTTTACTAATTCTTGAATTAGGTCTAACATTAAACCCATCCATTGTCAATATGGTAGATCTATACAATCCAGAAATGGATTCATTAAGATTTGGATCATTTGTAAATTTAAAATCTATTTCTTTATATTCATTATTATTAATAGAAAAAATAGAATTTGATGAATCAAGTCTAATAAATTTGGAGGTACTTAATGATGATATATAACTAGATTTATCATATGTTTTATATTTATATTCAACTATATATCTACTCGATGGGTTATTGATTCTTATTTTATTAGTAATATTACCTGAAGAATTAATCCAGGATAATGTAACATCATCTTTTCCACTACCTTCTGTTACATAGTCCCATGTAATTGTAGATATTTTATCAGCTTTTAAACCAGCAATACTTCCAAACTGTATATCATCTGGAACATATTCATCATACCCAGTATAAATTGGATTAAATGTATTATCAGATTTTTTATAATATAGATCAATTCCAGACATTGGTATTTCAATTGCATTGCCATCTGCATCAAGTAAATCAACATCAAATACATGTAATGTTCCAGAAATAGGAATGTATTCTAGATCAATATATACAGAACTATAATTATTATAACCATAAGGATTATTATACGCTGTTCTATAATAGATTTTATTACCATTCTCATCAAAATAATAATCTCCATTATAACTAGATGTATCAGCCACTATGTTATTATTATGATCATATATCCATCCATAATAAGGCTCATAGTGATCTATAAATACTTCATTTTCATTATCATCTAATATTTTTCTATATAATGGATATTTAGATAATAAAGAATTATAATCCATTGGTTCTAGTAATTCATAATATCCTTTTGTATTAAAATTATGGTCTTTAATGCCATCATAAAATCCACTGGCAATTATACCAGTACTCGTAAGAATTACTTTATTATTAGGAAAAATATTATCAATATATCCAGATAGTTGATCTATATCTGAATTTATTAAATAATATCCAGATAACCTATTATTATCTCTAAAATATTCAAGTCCATTAACAAAACTGATTCCCGATATAGAAATATTTTCAATATGTTTTAGTCGTGTAGGATCTCCATTATGAAATTCATCATAGTCTACAATATATATTGGAATACCTGATATACCTGCATTAAGAACTCCACTGTGAGGAATACCAGATAAATATGATTCATATATAATATTATCATCATACTCCATAAATTCAAGTGATGTATTATTATATAAATCTTTAAGTCTTTCTCTTACTTCATCAACTTCTACTCCATATAATAAATTAATAAATTTATATCCATTAGATGATTTATCATTAACTATTCTGAAGGATTCAGGTAAGACAGCTTTTAATATTCTTGATGTATTCTTAGACTGTATTGCACGTTGTGTTTTCATTAATCCTCATTATGCTATGCAGGTAGTTATCATGCCAGCATCACAATAAAATTTTTCATTATATTTAGCTGTTTGATTAACAAATCGAAGTATAATTTGTTCTTTATTAATTTTATTAACAGGATCATATTTTCCACATTTAAAATAAACTGGAATAAAATCTTTAATTCCATCAATTTCTAATACATTAGCAACCAATTGATTCCAAATTATTTCACCACCAATAGTTAAATTATTAATATATTGTATAACTGTATTTCTAGCTTGATTTCTAATTGATAATGAATCTGTTATACCGAGTTCTAATTCTATATTGAAATTCAATTCTATTCCAATATATTCAGGTGATGAAACAAATAATACATCACCGAATGCCATATTTTTTTGTACATTTTCTTTAACAGCAAGCAACAATCCATCTGAAATGAGTGGAGATACACCATCAACTATTATATTAATAGTACCATTACCAAATTTATTTTTTTCAAATAATATATCTCTAATTCCTGGAATTTCTAATGCTGATTTTCTAATAGAAAGCTCATTAGAATTAAGTGCTGATTTTGCTATGCTTATATTATATCTATATTCATCATCAGTCATAGAATATGAACCATTTTGTATAGGAAAAGTATTTGTACATTTAATCATAGATGCAAGTTTAATTAATTCTGGTATAGTAGAAATATTATGATTAATTAAAATATTACTAATGACATTATACTCGGGTCCAGTACCTGTTGCTATAATTCCTACATATTTGCTTGTATCATCTGCATCAAAGGTAATCTCATCAATAGTCGTATATGTAATTGTATTATCATAATTACTAATAACTATTCCTCTAGGTAGGATAAGTCTACTGACATACCCATTAGTTTTAACAACATAACCATTTGATTCGAGAAGATCTATTTCTTGTTCAGAGTATAAACTATAAATTAGTTTTTGTATATTCCAATCAACTTTCAGATCTATGTAAAAGTAGAAGTTTGTATCAGTCTCATCGACAGCGACTGTAGCTTCATTACGTTTAACTCCAACAAGAAGTCCAAGTTTATCCAAATCAGAACCAGATGCTCTAGTTGGATCTAATGAACTGTATATAAAATCTATGTCACTATATATCTTTTCAACTTCAACAGACATGATATCTAAGAATGCTTTTGATAAACTTTGTTGATTAAAATTAGTTACTGGTGTATTATTTCTAAGTCTACGTTGACCATCTCGATATACTTCCAGATATGTTCTACTGATTGGCATATTAACTCCTAAACTTTCCTAAAACTATTTTGATATTTATTAGGTTTTCTCATATTTGTGATATCATTAATATCCAAATTAGTATCAGATATGTTTTGTACATTTTTATCTGCTCTATGTATTTTAATAGTACCAGTTGTAAAAGTAAATTCAAATGGAATACTGGTAATGTTTATATTTGGTCCAATGACATCTATAAAACAAAAAATAGTATTATAATTACTTGGTACTACTCTGACATTAACTTGTGCTGGATAAACTGTTAATATAAGACTATCTTGAATTCTTTTTTCAATTTTCTGTGCTGTATTCCTAGAATTTTCTTGTCCAACAAATTCTTTCAAACCACAACCAATTGTTGGATTTAATTTCCATTCACCAACAAATGTAACTAATATTTTATATATCTCACGTTCAATATAATCAACTCCATTTGTAATATCCAAATCTCCAGAACTAAATAAAATATCCGTATCATACGATAGAGTTATATCAAACATTTCACTAAAAGGTTCCATTATTTTAATATCTCCAGTACTTTTCCAGCTTTATTTATTACAGACATAACTCTTTGACCAGCTTCAGCAAACATAAGAAATTGAGTTACATTTGGTATATTGGGTGTAGATATAATAGCAGTAGGAATGCTTGATGGAATTATTTCTGCAAATTGGTTCCTAGCCATTACGCCTTTACCATGTGAAGTTTGTTCCCAAGAAACATTACCACCAATATGTATACCATCATCACCAAGTGTAATCGATGAACCTCGTGATTTAATTAATACACTGTCATCATTTAAAAATAATCCTATACTTTGATTTCTATTAGAATCTACTCCAGAATCATCATTAACCCTAGTATAGTCATTAGAAGTTGGAGCAGTAATAGCCACACGGACATTATTAGAATCATAAAAGTTAGTATTTGAAATAGCAAAACTAGCTGTACCAGTTTGAGCATTTGTGGTAGACAGTTTTTGTGTTCTATTAATCAGAAAAGCAACACAAAATTGTACATCAACAACCTTATTATTAACTATTCCTGGAGGATTATTTAAAGCATCGCCATCTATGGATGAAGTAGAAATACTTCTTTCTGGAGCTAAAAACATAACAAGATGATACTTAGGATCTGGAACTTCTACTGTATACCCAAATAAATGCATATCATAATAGCTATTTTTAAATTTAACTCTAACCAAGTGTTGTTGCTCATTATAGTAATTAGTCTCAGCTAATTCTCCTAAATAAAACTGTAGTGAATTTTGTTCTAAAATCATATTATTCATATTATTTCCTATTTGGTAAAAATCGTAAAAATGATGGAGTTAATGCATTGATAGCTTTAAAATCATCAACACCTCTTATTAAACCAGCTTCATATGGGTCCCAAAATGCAGCCAGTCTTGTTACTGGATTTTTAATACCAGCTACATTATGCCTAATAATAGTTTTTAGATTTTCATAATCAACTCCATCAAAACCAGTAATATATGGAAGTCCATGATATATAAGTGTTGTAAAATTAATACAATCTCGTCCAAGTATTTGAGCCATTTGATCATATAGAAATTTTTGTTTTTTCATAATAACATTATATATTCCATTATATAAGAAATTACCAGTAGCAAGTGTACTTGTTACAATTCCACCAATACCACTAAGCAAAAATCCTGTTGAAGCACCAACCATATTTGTTCCAAAACTTATTAAAGTTTCAGCTCTTGCTCTATCATTAGCAACATTTAATACATTATTAATAACTTCAATATCTTGTAATTGTATTGGATCTCTATCATATGTTATTAAATTAGGAGTAATAGTTGTGATAAATCCTCTATCTGGAGTAAATGTATGTATTACTTCTTCAACTTCTACAGCTCCATGTATATCATTGGTATAATCAGAAATATGTACTATGTCATATGGTTCTATCTCTGGATTACCTATTATATCAATAGTTCCTTGATACATCTTAGAAACTTCTTGCTTTAATAAATTAACAGCAGTAATTACAAAAGATGGGAAAAAATCCCATGATGGAGAATCAGTATCATTTTTAGATAAATATTTCTTTAAATCATCATGATTATTATATATACGTTTATATTTATTATAGAAAAGATCTGATTTATTTTTTACATCAAACCAGTTTGTATCTATATTTTTTTGAAAAGAATTTAATGGTCTAAGTCCACTATCCTGTATATCACCGAATGCTTTAATAGGAAAAATCTTTAAATTATTAATATCTTTTTCAGTTATCAATTCCATACTAGCATGTTGAAATTTTGGTTCATCAAAATAATATAAGTTAACTGAATTTGCAAAAGAAGAATTTAAGATAATATTATTCGAAATAATATCCCTAGTATCAGTAATAAGATGATGTTGTTGTATCTTTTTATACTGTAAGTTAGAAGCTAGGTTATCATCCTTATTAGATAATACAGTATTTACATCATATAACATTTCTTTATTTAGATTAAAATCAAGATTACTTTTTTGTATATACTTTATAATATCATTAAAATATTCAATTCGATTCATATCATTTGCCCTAGCTGAATCAAAATAATATTCTCTGATATCATCAGTGATTGGTCCGAGTGAATAAAACTTACAAATACTACTAAGTAATTCTGTATTAGAATCTTTTTTGGTAAAAAGAGAAGATGAACCAGTAATAACTTCCATTATATCACTTATGTCAACTTTAGTAGTAAATTCAATTTTACTCATTAAATATTTTATCATAACTTTTACATTCAATTCATTTTGGAAAAATGAATACACATTAATAAGATTACTATTAAGTTTATATCTATTACCTGTATTTGATATAAAAAAACCACGTCTTTGTGTCTCTTCTTTATTGAATGCATCTATTTTAAAAGATAAAATTGTACTTATAATGGTACTAGATTCTTTAATCACTTCATCAATTTTTTTATAATCCAGTGAACTTAATGCAAATGAATCTGTATATTTATAATATCCTGATTTATCGCCTATTACCAGTGTTTCTCTTATCTGATTCTTATTACTCATAAAATCATCATTAAATATTTTTACCATTGGGGTAGCGTTATCATTATATAAACATATTTCTTGTATAGCTTCCCAAATAGACTGATTATATATTATCCAGTCAAATGTAGGATGATATAATGAATTGATTAATAAATTATATGGAAGATATATATTCTCATCTCGTGGATTATCCTTAGCAAATTCCAATGCACTCACTTTACCAAATAAATTCGATAACATAAATCTTTCATAAAAATTACTTTTATAATTTCTAAGATTTATTCCAGAAAAAGTTTGTAATCCTTGATTAAATAAATCAAATTTACCCATTTTATTCAAGTCTGGAATTTTATCCAAAATAGCACTAACTATCTCACCATATGCTTTTTCTCTGGAAAACATATTAAATTTCATTCTTGGAATTTCATATGATAACTGTGCACCATAACTTTGACATATAATTTCAATATCAGGACCAGGATTCATTTCAATTATTTTCCCAATAAATACAGTTTTAAGATTTTTTTCATCTGAAGCATAACCTTGTTTAACTATCATCTGGGTACCTGGTTTGATATTAAGAGTACCGAGAAATTTAATATTATTAACATTAGGATTTACTGCAGCAAATGTATCAACTTGTTCTCTCATAAAACTAAATCTATCACTTAAATTTCCAGCAATGTTACTCAGTCTTATTACTGCTGTATTACTTGCAGATGATTTCTGTTTAATTATTTCTATAGATTGTACAGCATTGTAAGAAAAATAGTTACTAAATTCAAATGTAAGCCCTTTATTTTCTTCAACAAAATATATTTTAAAGGTTGGATACATTTTAAGAAATCCATTATTATGATGTGATGTTGCATTCTGTAGTTGTTGTAGTAAATCAACTCTTTCTTTATTAGATTCTTTTTGTTGAACATTCCAATAATCAAGTGCAGCATATTCTGGTACATAATCTGATACATTAACTTTCTTAGCAACATTAGATTTAACATCATCAATAAATAAATTCATTCTTATCAATGAACCTATTTTATTATATAAATTAGTTTCTAATACTTGTAATTCTGGAAGAACTGTATATTTTTTATCATCTGGATTATATGGTAAACCTTTTTGAAAATTAATATTAATTTTATCAGGTAAAACATTGGTTTCTGGATTTTCTAATATCTTCTTAACTTTAAATTGAATATCAGTTAAGGATGTAACAAGAATTTTATTTGTATCAGCAATGTTATTTGAACTTGAAAAAAATTTATCAAAAATTGATTTTAATGAAACATTTGTTGCTGCTGTTTTAACAACACTATTAATATAATCATCTGATCTGTTTTTAACAATAGCACCTAAGAATTCATTAATTGCTACATATATTTCTAGTATTTCAACTATCAGACCCATTCTTGCGGCTTTTATCATATCAATTTTAAATTCATCAGTATTAATATGTTGCGATGTTCCTCTTATTCTTAAAACCATACCATAATAAGACTTTATAGCAGCTACTTGATCAGGATTATTTTTAAATCTTACATCATTATCAAGTGTATCCAAAATTGCGACTATCTTATCACTATCATCTTTAGATATCTCTGTCTTATCTTCTAGAATTAAATTAAAATATTGTTTTCTAACATAATCAAGTGAATCTGTTATATTTGTTTTATATTGTAATATTTTATCAATCTTATCTAACTTAGTAGAATCAAAATCAATCTTAGAGCGTATATCTTCATATTTATTAATATAACTTTCATAGTCACTAAAATTTATCATTTGAGAAAGATTATCTACTCTTGAAATTGTATCGAGTGATGTATTTAAATATTCATATATATCTTTACTATATACGGAAGGTTTATATAAATAAAAATCAGGTGATAATACTGTAAATTTATTATCTATTGAAAAATTAGGAATATCAAAATCTGGATAACAGTTAGAATAAGTATTTGTTTTTTTTACAGATTCTGGTAAGAATTTATACTTAACTAAGTTATTAATCATAGCAGGATCTTTTATAATAGAATGTGCAAGTGAAATAGTTACTTCTTTTTTATATGAATCAATTAATCCTTTAAATCTATTTGTAGTACTAATAAGGATTTTGTTTAACTGATTATGTAATATATTTTTACTTACAGTACCAACACTTTTATTAACAATACTGGAAATAGTAAATAATCTATTTGGACCAATTACTGCAAACAAAACATCGGTAAATTTAACATTATTACTTTCAAATATTTTTTTTTTGTCTGCTAATAAATTATTAAATAATAGATATTCTTTTTTATGTAATTTATCAACATTAAATAAAACTGTCTTTAATTCTTTATAGAATATATCATTTTTAGAAAAAAAGTTATTAAGTACACTACTTAAAGAACCATTAATGATACTATATACACCATTCTTTTTAAGATCAGCTAAAAGCTTTTTTTTACCCAAAGTAACACTATTATCTTTTACAGTGGATAAATATCCAGTTTCATCATTAAGCATAACCATATACTTAGAAAACATAAAAGAACATTTTATCATATCTTCTAAATCAGTTATAAGAGTATTATCTTCATTATAATAATCAACTACAATTATATTATCATTTTCAATCTGTAACCTACATATAAATTTAGCAAGTTCTTCTATATAAGCATAATTATCATTTTCTTGTTGTATGTTTGTATAATCAGCTACACTTATATTTGATTGTGTTAAATTCAATACAATGTTCCAACATCCAGGCTGACCCTGTATATTTGTAATATTAGAAGAATTATAAGATACTTTATTAAATCCAAATACATTAAATATATTATTTGTATCAGATTCGACTGTTATTCTAGAGTCAAGCCATGTTAATAATTCAGGACAACACATTGATAAAACTTTTGAAGAATCTAATAATCTATCAGATAACTGTGAAATTTTTGAAATAAAATCAGAATTATTAACAGAAACTATGTTTAGATTAATTGATGCATTTTCACTACCAAGGTGTTGATAAAATGGATATTTAAAAGATTGTATATTGATAGGTACAAATTTATTGCTAAACACTATGTTCCAGTTCTGAATAATATTATTTTTAGAATCAATAGATATAGTATCATTTTCTATAGGTAATCTATATATTTTTTTTCCTTGAATATCAGATGATGGAGATGATATATCAGTAGTCATTATTCCAGTATTAAGATCATTAGCAAGTGCTTCAGTCCAATTCTTTAAAAATTGTGCAAATGCAATTTTATTATTATCATTTATATTTAACCATTTCCATATATTATCTATTAAAGTTGGTAGACCTACAAGTTTGGTTCCAGAGTTAAATTCATTATCTGTTTGAACATATAATTGATTAAGTAAACCAATATAATCATCTACTACTATGTTTCTTCCATCAACTATAGATCGTATATTTTTTAGTGCATTATATCCAACTGCATTCGAACCACTCCTCATTATATTTTCTATAAGAAACTTAAATAAAGAAGTAACATTATTTCCAATATCTTTTTCAGAAAGATTGTAATTTACTCTCTGATTAGGTACATCTATTCCACTTTCAATAAAAAGATTTCTAAGTGCATTATCAACTTTATTCCATGTAAATTCAGTTTCAGCAACATAATCCTTAAAAGACAAACAACTTGTAAATATAGAACTTATCATTGTATCTTTAGAATTTAATTGAATAAGAGTATCCTTTAATTTATTAACAAGTTCTTCTTGATTTATAACTCTATTTTTGGATATATCTTTTATAAGTGATCTATAATCATCTTTAAGATATGAATATTTGAAAGAAATAGGTTTAATATTATCAATTGAAGTATATCTATGTAACATATTATAACTATTAGTTGGTCTATATGCACTTATATCATATCCATCTGCTATTTCGATACCAGATATATCTTTAATTGGAACAACATTTCCATATTCATCTTCTACATATTTTTTTTCAGATATCATTGATTGATAGAATGCTCTAAATGGAAGACTTTCTCTAAAATCATCAGAATATCTGACAGGTTTAGTTATAATATCTTCATTTTTGAAAGTATTTGAATTATATAAACTACTATCCATTCTTTCAATAGCTTTATTATATTCTTTTAAAAGATAATCATTATCAATAGTTTGATTTTGTACATCAGATAATGATCTTAATGCTAATAATCCGTTTGATATAACCCTAGGATCAAATGGAAGTAAAGTAAGAGTTGCCTGTAATGTATTTGGAAATCCAGATACAGATTCAATATTTATACTTTCTAATGCTACAGGTATATAATCTGATTTTTCAGATTTAATATCTTTAAAAAAATCACATATATGTTTATTACGAATATTAACAAAAGGGGTTCTTCTGTACATTGCATATATATTCAATAGCTGATTATTAATAGAATCTTCATTTGGAAATATAAGAACTACTGATATATTCTTAATTTGCTGCGGGGATGGAAGAATAGGATTACCATTAGTTCTAACTGTAGGATAATATTGATATCCATTCTGAGTACTAAAAGATATTTGTATTGGATCGACAGCAACAACTATGTCTCCAATTTGTAATGATGAATCAGGTAACTGATTATAATTAGTTATAAACGTACCTTCATTAGATTTAAGTTTATTAGTTATATCTTTAGTAATATTATCATTAATTCTAGTATTTATATTATCCATTTTAACAGAACTGTAATCAGGTCTTATAACTGTATATGACTTAGTAGATGTATTAATCCATTTTGCATTTTTACTGTCTGGAAAAGTAAATACTTTATCACCATCAACACCAAGTATAATATATAATTCATTAATAGAATCTTTATATACTATGTCTCCAAGTTGAAAATCAACTGATCTAATCTGTTTATTAAAATTAATTTTGGCATCTATTTTATTTAATTCATCATTAATTATATTTTTAATTGATACAGTTTTAGACATATTTGATGAATAATCAAAAGAATAATATTTATCATGTTCTAAAACAAAAACAGATTTAAGATATGTACAGATAGACAGCAGATTACTAGTCATTCAGAATCTCCAATTTTATTAAAAGATATAGGACTTAATGATATGGGATCATTTACTTCATTAACATTAACCATAGTTTGATTATTTGTAATTTGAGATAAGATTGCTTGAATAGATGAAATAATATTATCAGGTTGTATTCCATCCTGTAGATCAATAGTTAGATTAATAACCACCATATTTTCTCTTTCTTACTATATTATTATTACCGAATTTACCAATATGACTAGTATAGTTCGCATTGGTTACTATATCTCTATTTGAAACATTAAAGCCTGTATTTGAGTAATTTTCAGACATACTGCCTAAAATACTATTAATTTGTTTTGACTTATATTGATTCATTTTACCTTGTTGTATTTTATTCATTCTAACAAAAGCTTTTTTAGAGAATGACGCATCTACCATTTCAAGTGAAGATCCTCTATCAAGTTGTAAATCAGAAGAAAAAATATTATTGTCAGAATTTATATTATTATCTAAGTCAACAAACATATCTAAAGGATTGGCTGATGAACTTAATTGATTTGACCTAAAGAAATTAGCAGCTAAGAACACCGATGCACCAATAGCACCATATTTAGCAAATTTTTTACTATTATTAATAATAGGATGACTAAGTTTTATTTTATTTTTAAAGTTTTCAGAAAACTCATCAAATATAGAACTTGTTTCATAAAAATGATTTTGCCTTGCATTTTCTAGAACTCCAGCAAATATATCATCACGCCCAATATCTTCTGGTTGATTAAAAATACTAGTCAAACCTCTGGATGGTGAATTCATTTCAGATTGAACAACTTGTTTATATGCATCTCTAAACGTAACACTATTTCTATTAGCCGTATTAATAATTTTATTAACCATGATATATGTATCTATTTGATTTTTCTTATTCTCATAAAAAGAACCTTTTTTATTAAGAAATAAATCATATTCATCACCAAGAGATTTAGCCTCATTTTCAAATGTTTTAATATAACTATCTTTAAATTGTTCAACTGCTTCAAGATCAGATGTTTTTCCATGTAAAACTTCAAGTTGCCTAGATAATGATATAATTTTTTCTAATGTAGGATTTTTTGTAATACCAGTAACATCTTGTAAAAATCGTCCTAAACCAGTTTTCATGTCACCAAAAAAATCATTAATAATATGCTGATCTTTAACTAGTCCAGCTTTCATAGCTATGTTTGCACGCATTACACTATTGGTTGCAATACCCATAGTATCTTTAGTGGCAGCAGCCGATGCAGCTTGAACCCTAATAGCATTTAATCCTCTACCAGTCATGAATTCAGGAAGTTGAGTACCATATCCAGCAATAAAAGCTGACATATTGTCTCCAGCAAATAATTCAGCTAATTCATCAGTAGATGCTTGAGTTAGTTCTTTTTTTATAACCCTGGGACTATAGGTTACTTTATCAAATGTAAGTATATCCATAACACCATTTTCATCAAGTCCTATAGGTCTCATCCATGTATGATAATCATATTTTTGCTTTTCTATAACATTAGTAATTTTTTGAAATAATAATTTTGATTTATTCTTTATTTCTTTACGGTGAGTCCTAAATTTTTCAATAGTATTAACATTGGTTAAACCGATGTTATTAACATCACCATCATGGTCCATCTTAATCATTTGAGTAAATATATCATATGTATATGCACTCCAGTCATCCATTAGGAAATATTTTTTATATTCATCAGGTATAACCTGAATCATGGTATCCATCATTGCGTGTTGTCCCTGTGGTTCATTTGGATAACGAGTAGAAAAACCAATCATTTTCTGTTCACCAGAAACTATTCTTTTATATAGATTATCCTGCTTAGTAGATAATGACTTGAGATATGATTCTGACGATGTAGATAATCCCGCACCTATGTCAACTTTCATTTTTTTAAATGCAGTCTCTGATATGAATGTAGTATTAAATTTTGAATTTAAAATTTGTTCAAGAATCTCATTACCTCTACGTATATAATCAGCTGATACATTTTTATCTTTGGCTATAGCTTTCATACCTCCTGCATTTTTTATTTCAAGTGCCTGTATATATAAATTTTCAGCACCTTTTGATTTAAACTGTTGAACTTTTAAATTAGATGACTGCCATTGACCATATACAGATTTATTACCAATAGTTGTATCAAGAATATGCATAGTCCAGAACTTAATCATAGTTTCATAGGAACTTTTAGCATTAACATCTGTCCATCCCTGCATAGTTAAACCATTAGCATAAGATACAACTGATTGTAAGAATCTTTTAGAACTATATGTTTCTGGAGTTTCCCTAGCAATTGGTCCAGCAACTTTGTCAGCTATGTTTGCTGCTACATCATGTGCTGGTATAAATAATTCTCTAAGTTTAACATTATCTCCATCAATAGATATAATTGGTCCATCGACTTTATTTTTTTGCTGATATTTTAACATATCATTAAGCATTTTAACAAATAAATTTTTCTGTTGCTTAGAATAATTTGTAGATCCATAAATAGAATTAAAGGTTTTATTCATATCAATATCAAATACTGCTGGTAAACCAGATACACTATTACTAATCCTAAAAATATTATTATGCTCTTTAGCCATTTTTGCCCATACACTTGTTTCTTCATAGGTAACGAATTTACTTTGTTTTTTTAAAGCAGTTTCCATTCTATGATGTGAAATAATATTTGAAACAAGTTTTTCTTTATACTCTCTAAATTTTTCTGGATCATCAAGTTCATTATCAATCATAACTAGATGATCTTTATATTTTTCAATCGTTGTCATCATAGAATCTTTAACATCAATAAGAATATCATCTGCTTCTATATTATAACCAGCTATATTTTTTTTCAACTCTTCATCAATACTTTTTGCCAAATTATTAGAAGAAAGCATTTCAGTCCCAGGTCTAGATAATAATTTATTAATTTCATTAAGATCAAGATGTGTTGCCATAGAAGCTTCAGCAAATACTTCTCTTTTAAATTTATCCAATGATTTTTTAGCTTTCGCCTTTATATCATCTCTATAATAGACTCTATTACTGGAAACCATATCCTTAGTAGTTTTTGAAATATAATCTGACCTAAGAATATGATCTACTACATTATTACTCATTTTTAATGTATGATATCCGAAACCTTCTCCAGTGATACTACCTGAATGTAAACTTATTTCACTGAATGAGGAGAATATAAGTGATTTATGTGAACTTTTGACATTAGGATCAGAGTTAGCCCATTCAGCAAAAATTGTATCGCCTTCTTTTGGTTGATATATAGAATCAGCTATTCTTCTATATTCTTCTTCTACCTTTAAAACATCACCTTTACTAACTGAATATAATGCTTCCTGACTTGCATTTTTTAATTTAGAAACAGCTTTATCATACATTGAATCAGCTAATCTTTTAGCAATACTTCTACCTTTATTATAATCCCCGCCTCCAAAATTAGCATAAAACTCCTTTAAACGCTCACTAGACCACGTACTGCCAACAGGCTTCATATACCTATTGATTGTATCTAAACTGATGTCTAGAGCCCCATAAATAGCGTGTGCAAGCTGTTCTTCCTTTTTACCCAAATGCTTATACTTAGTTTTTTTCATTTTATAAGGATTAAGTATTAATTCATCTTTAACTATGTCAGCGCCAATTTCCCTTGCAAATTTTCTTAATTGCCATTTAGCTTGTATAGATTGTTTTCTATCACCAGAATAAATTTGTTCTTGTAATGTGCCTATAATTTTATTTACAGCTGAATCTTTAAAAGCTGAAACATTACCATCTTTTATCCATTTTGCTTCAGTTCTAAAATCATGTCCATATAATCCATTTATTTTTTGACTTGGATCAGAGTATGTAAGAACAGATTTATTTCCACTTATATCACGAGCCTTCCATGCTTCACTTCCATCAACCCTAGCCTTTCTTGATATTTTTACACGTATATCCAAATCAATTCTACCATTAACATCTATTGGTGTAATTTCAAAATCCTCAATATTAGCTGTATGTTTCAATATAATCTGTCCAAGATCACCTGATCCAATAGTAGTACCTCGCGGTAGTCTAGCAAGATTAATATCGGGTCTCGAAGCAATTCTTTTTGCTAATCTATTAATATCAATTATACTTCCTGGCTTACTACTCTTTTCATTTAACATTGCATCTAATAATATATTTTTAAACTTATCAATACGAGGTCCTACATCTGTACTATTTCCGCTAAAATTAATAGAACTAATATTTACATTCATATCATGTAATACATTAACCTGCTTAGCTATGTCAGTAGATAAAATTGCCAAACCTTCAGTTTCTGCAGCAGAGTAAATAACTTGAGCTGATTTAACAGTTATACTGTTATGAGTTACTCCTTTACCTCTATATAGACCAGCTTGTTTATTTGCTTTTTCTCTTTTTAGATGTAATTCAACAGCGGGTAATGTAGTTAGTGTTTTTCTAAAAATGTTTCTACCTTTTTTTGGTGATATGTTTATATTTCGTGATAATGTATGTCCAGATAAATTTTGATATATCTGTTTAGATAAGTTAGACCCACCTCCAAAAGCATACAATGCTCCAGCTGATTCTTCATACAAGGCACCCTTTGTAGCTCTATTAGCAGATGATAAAAATCCAGTAAATAATTTCCCATTAAAATAAGCTGAGTCATTTTCCATTCTAGTTAAAACATTTTCATAAATAGAAGCAGATCCATGAAACATATCATTTACTTTTCTTAATTTTAATTGTGTAGATGTATCCCAAATCCCTCTTTTAGTAGATGCCTTTAGAAACATATCCTGATATATGACTATGTTAAATAATGCATCCACTACTGCTTCACCATGCGTTTGAGTTAGTGCACCCTGTAATTGTTTTTTAACATTATTATCAATTGTAAGATAACCTTTTCTTTCAAAATGATCTAATACACTTCCTATGACTTTAGGATTATTAAAATCGACATTCGGATCTCCAAAACCTGTTCTATTAAGAATACCTTTCATAACGGAATCCAATCCAAGGGGACTATCATCGAAATTATATTTTGATTCTATTACCCCAAGAGAACCAGTATCAATCATATTTTTATATTTACGTTCAAATTTATTCCATTTCATTTTAGTAGCATGTAATTTAATCAATGGTAAATCATATTGTTGACCATTTTTTGTAACTATAACAACTTTATCATTAATACCAAGTTTACCAGTTTTACTGTGTTCAAAGAATTGATCAAGATAATCTAAAAGACTGTCTGCAAATTGTGTATCATTAGCAGCACGCGTTCCAGTTTGATCAGTTTTTAATTTAATATGTTCAGTATATTTGCTTATAACTTCATCAATACTTGTACTTGCATCAACTCCAGGTGTAACCTTACGTATGAATTCCATTTGTTTTGTATCAAAAAGATTATCTTTTTTCAAAGCATTAGTAGCATGATCACTATAAAATCTTTTAGATTCCACTACTTTAGGAGTCATAGAATTGTTAACCTCTGCTATGTCAATACCAATTTGTACTAAGTGAGTTTGTGGATTTCTAGCAGTGTGTTCTAAACCAGGTATATGTGTTTGTGATGCCATTATCGTTTCTGTATCCAATGATACTATAAATACACGTCCAATTCTACCACTTTTTATTTCTTTTTTATATTGAACCATTCTATTCATCATAGACATATTATTTAATGCACGATTCATTTTGTCATATTGTCTTTGACCAGCTTCACCATTTTGATGTAAAAGTTTATCATATTCTGGATTATATAATTGTAATATCAACTGACCAGGTTTACCTTGATATATTGTAAGGTTATCAAGTATTCCATTAATTTCATTATTTAATCTATGAATAGCATTACTAGTATCACTAATAAACTCACTCATAAAAGAAGAATTAGTATCAAGTCTTTTTGATATTGTATGTAATATATATTCACTTGAATTTAATGCACTTTTCACATTTTGATATGGACTTGCTGGAGATCCACCAAATGTGAATAACATATCAACATATGAACTTACAGTTGAATTTGAACCTGGAACAATCATATTTTTTGCAAGTGGAACTTCCAATGTGTGTGTCTTCCCGCTATTTAAAGTTATATTTATATGAGCCCACTGTTTTCCATTTGTATCTCTAGCTATTTGAATAGCATGTGAAGTAATACTGGAATTTGGTTTTGCTTCGATTAAACTAAGTTTGTCATCTATCCTTGTAAGTAGTGGATTATAGTCAACTGTTTTTTTGAAAGAAGATATAGTTGAACCAAGCTCATGTGTAAGAGCACTGTTAATCTGTCCAGGAACAAATTCCTCGATAGATTTATTCCTTTTAAATAAATCAGCAAGAAGATGTGATTCTACTTTAGAACTTAAGTCAGTTGTAACATCACCAAGAATTGATTTTTTTAATACATCTTTCGATGACATATTATCAAATACAACTTTCCTGGCATTATTTTTAAGATGATGTAATTGGCTTTGATATAAAACACCATAAGCGTTTTGCTTTAAATACTTTTCATGTAATGAATTAACCTTAGAAATAATACTATCATCAACTACGCCATTTGCAAGTGCTTTTTGAACAACAGATCTAAGTGCTAAAATTATATGTGCATCTTCACCATCAAGACCATATGAAATTGCATATTTTTCAAGACTATTAAATCTAGAGTAGAAAATAGAAAACTTTTCACCAAATTCTTTATCAGTATTACTGAGAGTATTTATTTCAGATATAAGACTATCCTCACTAGAACTTATAAGAGATTCAGTCATTGTCATCATTTGATCTGGAATATTTGGATTAATTAAATCATCTTCATCAAAAGGATTGTAACCATTAGAAAATTCTTCTGAAGTTTTAATGTATTTAGCTGCTTCTTTTTCAACAGTTGTATTTATATTTGTATCTGTAATTTTTTTAATGATTGATCCAGCTGGTCCTTTTACCTTTTTAAATCCATAAAAAGCTCCACCAGCAATAGCTGCATTAGTAGCAACTTTAACAAACCAGAATTTATCTTTTTCTTTTTTATCATCATTTTTGAATAAAGCCAATTTAAACTCCATACTTTCTTCTATTTCTTAATGCATTAATTGCTACAAGTGATCTATCTCTTCTTACTGTTAAATTAACAACATTGGGACCATCCATATTATTAATATAGACATTTACGTTACATTTAATACCACTCTGATGAAGTAATTCATATATCTGACCTCGTATTTGCGTTGATGATAAATTTGGAGTATATGGTATATCATCATTTAAATTAGATTTTGGTATGTTGAGTTCTGATTCTTTTATTCTCAACATTTGTTCATTCCAGCCTAAACCAAAATCATGACAATTATATCCATAATCCTCTATTGCTTTTAATTTTATATCATCCACGTTAATTCTTGGGTCCATCAAAGATGCATCAAAATTAAAATTCTGTTGATTTCCAGACATATCAGAACTTATATTATCAATTCTGTTTCTAGTAAATGTTTTACCATCATTTTTACCCCATACCTTCTTAAGTGCACTCCCTAAATCATTTGGAACAAGTTTTAAAATTTCATTTCTTTCACCAGAATCAGTTGTATTTATCCATGATTGTAGATATGGTTTTTCTGATGGACTTGCTGCTCTAAATAAATTACCAACAGATGGATCAGACTCATTATTAAATGCATACATAGTAGCAGATCTTTGAGCTAAAAATTCATTACGAACGTTACCCATAGTTAAAGATGACATCATATTAGAACGTTCATATTTAAGCTTATCAAAATATTCATTTATTCTTCTTTGATTTTTTACCTCTGATGGAATATAAGCACTATTAGAAGCAGATCTAAATAGCCCATTTACAGTACCATACATTGCTCCTAATATACTTCCAGCAAAAGCTCCAAACTCACCTCCAAATACATAACCAGTAGTTCCCCATGAAACTCCGCCACCTACAGTACTTGTTTTACTAAGAGAAGTTCTAATATATGGGTCAATCCAGCTTCTATACGGTTCATCCCACGGTGTATACTCACGACCATATAATTTCTTTTCTTTATAATGTTCAAGTGGATCCTTAAATGCCCAAAATTTATTAACTGCGGGGTTACTGGAATTTGTGAATGTTTCCCATGCACTTCCAATTAATCTTTCTGGTAAAGTATATTCTGAAGATGCTTTTATGTTCTCATTAATGGATTGTATATTAGACTCACTGTCAGGAGACATTACTTTACCTTTAAATCTTAATGGATATAATTCATATGATCTAGCTCTTGCTTTTTGTTGTTTTAATATTCTATGATATTTATCGATATCTTTTTGTGTAAATTGACCAGCCTTAATTTGAGCCATAACAATCTGTTTGGCTTCTTTAAATTCATTAGACATCGGAGCAACATCAGATAAGATATTTAATCTATCAAGCCACGAATAGGAATAACCTAAAGTATCACTGACATCATCTTTCATCATATCTCTAGCTATCTGTCTTGCCCGCTGTAGTTTTTGAACATCCCTTTCCCATCTGTTTTTATTATAAGTTAACTCGAATGTTTTAACTTGAGATGGGTTATCTCTATTAATATATAAAATAGTTCCATTATTAAATCTAAGTTGATGTAAATAGAAATTAAGTTGTCCTATATGTTGATCCTTCGGAGCATCAAGCTTTTCAAATCCTTTATTGCTGATAGTTTTTATTTCTAACGCTCTTCTTCCTTTACCACCTTGTCCATCTCTAATAATAGCATCCACGTGTCCTGATATGTCATTTTTAACATCATATACCAGTGCCTCTGCTTTAATAAGCAATCCTTCTGCAGCTAAAGTATCCTGTATTTTACTATGCCATAATGTACCAGTTTCTAATATATCATATTCTTCTTTTAAATTAGGGGGTAATAAACCAGTAAAATATTGAACTATATTTTCCAATGGTGCACCTAAACTACTTGCTCTACCTGGCATACTCTGTTTTAAATCTGGATTAGTTAGCATATACGCTTTACCTGGTAATCTTAATTCTCCATTTTGAATGGAAGAATAAGGATCTCCTGTAAGAAATTGACTAGGTAGAAAGTTTGGCATCATATTAGGTATTGGATTAACCTGATATTCATTATATTCTTCTTTAGATAAAAGTCTTCTTATTGGTTCAGAATTATGTAATAATATATAATTACCAATAAAACAATGTGAGTTTTCAACTTCTATGTCATATACAGGTTTTCCAGAATAATTAACAAAATTTATATCAGTTATCTGTATAAACAGATATTCTGTTGTTGTAAAAACTCTTCCATTTGATATAACTCCATTCGAAACTCCAGTGGAAAAACATTTCGATAAATTAATAAAACCATCCTTATTAAATTTAAGACAAGATCGCGTAGTTATGTGTCTTAGTGTTCCTTGAGGATAATAACCATTTGGATGCTCTTTATAATTTAAAATAATAGTAGATTGTACACCTAATCTATATAATAATAACCATATATCTCTAACAAGTCGTTCAGACACAGATGTAAATCCACCTCTTTGTAAATCATAATTGATCCACCCATCACCATTTATCAAACCATCTAATAATGAAATAGCTAATTTATCTGGTAAATAAATTAAATCATTTAGTTGTTTTGTATATACATTACCATAGGTTTTTAAGTATAATGAAAGTGCTTTATTTTTAAGTGATAAAATACAAGTATTTTTTTCTTTAATAATTTTAATATTATATGAACAATTTGAAAATCTTTTATAAATTTCTCCAAGTTTTTGTGCAATATTTATTTCATTAATATTTAATGTAAAACATATATTTCCAGTTTTAATATCAGATGAACCTTCAGCTAACCACCATCCCATAAAATAACAAAAATCTTCATCAATACTAATAAATCTAGGGATACGTACTCTAGAAAAATTATGGTATCGATAGCATCTGATAACTTCTTTAGCTATGTTATCAGATATATAATTTCTTAAATCTTTTCTTGTTTTACAAATATTATTTTCAAGTAACTCAAGTCCTTTGGCGTATTCTAAAGTTGCACGAAAATATATATATTTATCAGTGTACACATAACCACTATACTTAGCTAAATCTATATAGTTAAATGATTTAATTTTTGGTAAAGGAACAACACCAAAATCACCCACACTTATATTTTTTGCTGCTGTCCAATTCCAATGAATAGGACTATTACGTTTAGAACAAGTCAAACATTTTTTTGAGTAATTTGGTATACATGGTCTTTTTTTATTATCATTACATGAAATTCTTTTATATATGGCAACAGGATGTTCATCAGTCATAGAAATCGTAGTCTTACCAGCTCCCATAGTAATTGTGTATAAATTTTCATTTTCACTACATAATCTCGAAAATTTGTTAACAACTTTTTGCTCAGTATAAAAATTATCATAGACTATGTCACCTATATTAATATCTTCAGACATAATAAAACCACTTGGTGTTAAAATCTTTTCATAAGCTGGTAAACATAGTGATCCCATACCACCAAGATTCTTATCATAAAAAGATCTTGTCATAGAAGCCATTCTTCCAGCTGATTCAAGTGTAGGAATTACTTCTGGTTCACCAAATACTTTTTCTGCAGTTGTTCTTGCTAAAAATCCAGGTAAACCCATTGCTTCAGTTACATCTCCGAAAACTTTACCTTGAATAACTTTAGACCAAGGAGTTATTCCCCCAGTTGTATAATTGCCACCATTTGCAGTAATTCTTCCAAGACTTCTAGCACCACTTCCCTGGTTCATCATAAACATATTTTGTTGATATGTTGGAGGTGGTAAAGAAGCCATAGAAGGATTATCACCATCAGTTGTTCCAGCCCATTCTCCTTGTAAGAACTCCTGATGCATTGTTTTCTCGGGTTTTAAAATTCTACCAATAGGAGTTAAAAGATCACCTATAATAGGAACCTCGGAAAATAATCTACCTGAATTATGGACAATAAATTCATAAAGAGAAAAACTATGTGTTGGTGATTCTACAGTAAGGTCATATAGAAAATCATTATACTCTATCTCCTCTTTTTTAATAATTCTTTTAAGAAGATAACCATTCCTAAAATAAATTAAATGTAACTTCTTATTAGAAGTTAATATGTTCTCATTTTTATGATTAATATCGAATAACAATCTATAATCATCTAAGTATGAATATGAAAATGATAACCTGTACGACTGATGACCATTATCACAGTGTTTCTTCAAACATGTAGAAATAAAATCATTTTCTAGAACTATGGTTGCGAAATTAATCAAATTCATATTAATACTGGTTAAAACAACATGTGTTTTATCATAATGACCATCTCCATAAAATAAACCAGCTAATATTTTTCTATCTAATTCTTTAGTAAAAAATTTTACACTCTTAGTAGCAGAACCACAATTAAATAAACCATATATTATATCAGAAAAAATATAATCAAATATATAAAAGTTTACATGTGTTCCAAAATCTTTATATGAAAACTTTAAATTATATTTTTTTGATATATTATTAATTATTCTATTAATATGATCAAATTCTTTTTTATTATGAACGGTATTAACAGATATATATTTTCCCCTTTGTTTACCAAGCCATCCTTCTGATAAATATAAACCAAAATAATAAGCTAAATCGTTATCAATATCCCAGTATCTATTAAAACTATCTCCAGTATATCTACCTAGTTTATCTTTAATGAAAATTTTATTTTCTTTAATATCAAATGGTCTTTGTACATATAATGAAATATCTATAGTGGATCCTAAATATTCAGGATTTATTGGTTTTTTCACCAAAAAATCACCAATATTTATATCCTTAGCTTCTACCCAACTAATATCAAAATCTTTACGTTTTTTAGTACAATATCTACAAATTCCTTTATCATTACCTGTGCAACTCTTATTATGTTGTGATTTAAAAATACATTTTTTATCCCTTATAATAGGAATTTTATGATCAGAAGTAAGTATCAAATCTTCTTCCTGACCAATAACCCTCATAGAAAAAATTGTATCATTATAATTTACCTTACGTTTAAGTACATTGATAACTTTTGTAACAGAACCGTTTATATCATATACATAATCACCAATATCGATATCCTTAATTTTCTTAATACCATTAACAGTAACTACTTTAGCACTTCCAAAAAGACACTTTGGATAGGGACGATCGAAGTAGTGGCGGCGTTCCATGTAGTAAGGATCAATTATATCACCGATATTAAATCCAAGTGGAAATATTGGTTTATGTATAAGTGCTCTAAATTCACTTCCATACATCGTATCAGAGGCTTCCCACCTAGATTTGGCTCTAACATACCAGTTAGGTCTATATCCTGCTACTTTACTACCTTCCCATGGAGTAGAACCGAGTAACCAAGTAGGAGATTTCATCATTGGAACTTTTTCTTCACCAGAATATTCTCTTCTTACTTGTTGATAATCTTTACTAAAGTCTGGAATATATGGATCTGCCACCCTATTTATTAAAGCTCCTGCAGCCATAGCCTTAATCATTCCGAATGGACTAGTCTTAGTAAAAGTTCCCATAGCAGCACCAGCTATTAAACCAGGAATAGTTGATGTTGATCCAGGCATCAAACCCTCGAGATATTTCATTGCACCAGTTAATCCGATTGTATCGCCAACTTTTGCACTGAATAATCGGGCTTTAGCAAGTTGATCAGCCGTCATACCAGTAATACCATCATCAAATGAAGAATTATCGAATAAAGGATTTGCCGCAATAGCTGTATCTGCAATTCTATAAGCGGTAGTAGCAGCTGCTATTTTAAATACTGTTCCTGATAAATATTTTGCGCCACCTAATAGTCCGAAGTGATTAACAGGATCTTTTTTAAATGGAGTTATTTCTCCCATGATTTCTGTTAAACGATCCATAGAAGTACCTAAATACTGTCCAATACCTTCGATACCCCTACCCATTGAATAATAAGGAGTATTATTATTCACAGGTCTATTATCATTAAACCTTTGTAAAATTCTTTGCTCATATTTATTAATATTGGTCCTTCTTAATTTATTATTATTAATAAATTGAATTAGATCTTTTTCAAGATCAAGACCAAATTTCTTTTCATTAGAAATCATTTCATCCCATAAATGACTTCCTGTGAAATCAGTAGTTTGTAATGAAGTCTTTAGTTGTTCCTTAGAATAGTTTTGCAAAGAAGATAATTTGGCATGAAGTTTAACAATTCCAGCCTGTTTTTCAGTTATCAAACCTGCATTTAATAAATCTGGAACAGCATCAATTAAATCATGCTTATAACCATTTCCTTTAGAAACGTAATTCAAAAAATTATTCCCAGTTATGTGATCAACATATGCAACCTTGAGTTTATCAAATGAAGTCATTGATCCTAAACCACCAAGAGTTTTGACCTGTTCATGTTGTCTAGCAACAGATGGATATGCTTTTATTGTTTCTAAATTTCTCCTAATATCAGAACTATACTTCCAGCCATCAGCTATCAAATCATCTTCACTGAATTTTTCAATTAATTTTTTTTCACTAAATAATATATCCTTTAGATCATCCTTGAAATTACCAAATCTGCCATGTTTTTGTATTATATCAACTACTTCTGGATTTCCAAGTATATCAGACATTACTTGAGATGTATGTGATCTTATATCATCTAATACATTTAGAGACGACTGAATATTAGTGACACTACCTGGTGTAAATATATTTTTAACTGCAGTTAAATATTCCCTATTTCTACCAGCAATTAAATCATTCAACGAACCAAGCATTCCATCCATAGCTGTTGGTAACTGGAATCCCATCTTATCCATAAATTTAACAAATTTATTATTACCAGAATATACACCACCTAATAGAGATGATATTTCTTTTTTACTTACACCTTTATGGAGAAGACTTTTAATAGTAATATCCCTGGTCTCATTATATCTAAATCTACTTGATCTGGATGAATAATTTAAATCTTTTCCAGTACTGATAGACATTGGTTCATTTTGACCAAAAAATGACCATTTGCCACCTTTTGTATACAATGCTACTGTTGATTGAGAATTACGCATAATATCATCAATACTATTCAGACCTTGTTTTTGTAGTTCTCTATTTGTTGAAAATACTGGTCGTTCAGTTATACCATGTATATTTAAACTTTGTTTCTCAGCGAGTTGTTTTAAGTTTTTATCAATAAAAAAATCAAGCTTAGGTTTAGGTGTTATAAAAGTATTTAACATTGTAATATCACCTAATGTAAACTTAAAATTTGTTAATGGATCATTAAACTTTTTATTTAATAGAGGAGCAGATATGTTTCTTATCATTCCAAATGGCGAATAATTATCAAGATTAACAATTCTATTATTAATTTTAAAAACATTATCACCTACATCCATATTCATAAATTCTCTTACAAATTTACCAACACTTTTATTATCATATCTTTTTCTAAGATCTTTTATTTGATCTCTTAACCATTCTTTAGATGTTATATCTTTATTCTTAACACGTTTAGCAGTAGGAAGAAGTTTCTCAAGAAATGTCTGTTTAGATTTCATAGATTCACGAACAGACATTATCTGTGCATCAAGTGAATGTTTCTCTATAGTAGTATTCTGTGCAGCATCAGTAGCTAGTGCCTGTAAAAATTGTAAACCCCTAATACCACTATAACTGGTTCTTGTATCAACTAGTCTCTCACTTCTAATTGTTTCTGCCCTGGCATTTATTTCTCTTATTTGACCTAATGCTTTTTTAATTGGATCAAAAGCTGATTTAGCTTTACTTAAAAATGATCCTTGTTTTCTAAATGCATCTACAGCACCACCAGTTGTAACTGCTCTAACTGAACTATTTAAGTTCCTAAAATTTTCACTTACAGATGTTGAAAAGTTTTGACCCCATTTAATAGCTTTAGTAGCAAAAGTTTGTTCATGTCTTGAAACGGCATTAGCAATTACTTTATCTCTAAATAAATTGCTTTCTCCATTAACATGCTGTAGTGTTGGTGAAACTTGACTTAGACTTTTTTCTATATATTTACCAAAAGATCCACCGAATGCTTTCCTGGCTCCAGCCATACCAATACTTGCAACACCTTTTGCTGCAGGACCAAGTAAACCAAATGCAGTGGAGTATACACTGTTATTAACAAACCATTTACCTACCTGACCAACTTTACCTGGAATGTCATACCATGCTTTCTTTTCTGGATTCATCTCATTATAATAACCAGATAATTTATCGATGGCAAATGATACACCTAAGCCCGTTATTACATTTCTTTTCCATACACCACCAAGTGTTGCAGCAAAAGTAGTGGGATTTTTAAAAGCAGATGTTATCTTGGTTAAATTATATTTTGAAGGATCTGTTTTTGCAATATTTGAGAGTAAAGAAGATCTTTCTTGTGCAGCTTTATATAAACCAGTTGATTCCTTAAATGCAGTATAATTTTTACCAACACTGGAATTGCGTAATATACTTCCAATTGTTGGTTTCTCTAATCCTTTGGCTATTTCAGTAGCTCTACCAAAGTTTCCACTTTTAACAATAGAACCAATTTTGCCAGATGCAAATTTAGTAGCAGCTGTCCCTAATGCAAATAAACCACCAAATACAATCATATTCTTAGCAACATCAGAAACAGTTGATATTACTGATGGTGTTGCTTTTGCCTGTTCATATGGATTATAATATGATTTATTATCTTGAAAAGGATTATAATAGGCCATAAACTAGTAACCTACTCTTGTATTTAATTTATTGATGGCTTCCTGAATACTTGCTCCACCATCGGGAAGATCATGAGGATTGATTAATTTTCTACCCTTTTTAATATGTTTAGTTTGCTCTTCTTTGGATAAAAGTATTTGTTGTCCACTTACTTTTTCTGCAAATACTACTAGTTCTAGTAAGTCTTTATAATTTAAATTTAATAATTCAAGAATAGATTCAGTAGGAAATACTTTTTTTATTTTTGATATTAAATAAAATGCATAATCATAATCAACTGACTCTCTAAGCTCATTAATAACTATCTCTTCGAGCTTTTCATTATTTATAATTTCATTACTGCGCTCAAGTATTGTCTGTCCAAGCTGAACAACTAGTTGCCATTTTAATGTATCTGGATCAACATTCATGACACACATTCTACCAGCCATTTCTCTCTGCATTGATACACTTTTAATATTACTTAAAAATGATATTTCTATTGCAGTTAGATCTCTACATATTAATTCATTGTCACCGTTCTTAACTTTAAATAACTGAGTATTTCTTGTCATATCATTCCTTTAAAATAAAATAAGCCATGATAGTAAATTCTACCATGGCTATCATTGAACTGGTATAATTTTTAGATTAAAGTTCTTCTATATCAACTTGTTGGAAACCAGATCTAATAAATATAGCCTCTGATAAAACAATTACAATACCAGATTTTTTATCAAAAATATCTGCAGGATGTTCAGATAAAATACATGTTTCTACTACAGACTTTTCATAATTATACCCAATTGGATCTGCAGCCTGCTCACTAGTAATCCTATCATAGTCAGAACGTGTTAGAGTTCTAAAATAATAAAAATCATTGTCAAATTTTGTTCTATAGACATATGTATGTTCTTTTTTCCATGCCTCAATTTGTTCTTTTGTAACTTCCATTTTATTCTCCTTCCCAAGAATCTATAATAGTATAATTACTTTTTTATCGTAATCTTTACTCCATTTATATAAATTTCTTTTTCTTTTTCTTCATTCTTAATACTAATATTCGATATTTGTCCAATATTAGAATATTGTTGATTAAATCTATTTAATTCATTATTTGCTTCAGCTGAATTATTTGATTTATTATAATTTAAGCCACCGACATACATAGCTCTTTGTTCTGCTGCAGTTGGATTTACATTATTTTTTTTAACATAATCAGTCTTATTAATAGATAATAATCTACCCATCGCATCAATAGAAGTATCAGGATCTGATGCAATTTGTTTCTTAATATATTCATAATCAGATGAAGTTAGATCTTTTGGATTTTTGGTTATACCAAATGTATCTTTAATATAACTGGGGTATCGGTTATTAATTGCCTTTATGCCTTCTGCTGTAAATTGAGATAAACCAACAGCACCTGTAGATGAAATAGCTGATGTATTAAAACCTGATTCCATCGCCATATTAGCAACTAGTACTCCTGGTTCAATTCCATATTCTAAACCAGTTTTAACAAAGCTATCTGTATATTGATTAATAAAATCTTGTGCTTTTTGTGTATATATTGCATTAGATTTTATAGGATTTGGTTTATTCTGTTGTTCTTCGACTGGATTAGAAGAATCTACAATCTGTGCAGTAGTTGGAATTTTATCTTCAACTTTATTAAGTTTACCAACATTAGCCAAAATATCTCCTAATTCTTTTGTATTTTCAAAATCATTTTTTGGATTAGAGTTATTTTCACGTATATCTTCATTTGTTATAACTTTAGTATTTTTCCATAAATCATCTCTTGAAAGTATATTAGATGCTAAATAATTATCTCTTGTAGGAGAAATTACTTTGTAAGATCTTGTATTAGGAAATGTTTGTTCTAATATCATATTGATATTATTTCCATCACCAACATTTGCTGATATAAGATATTGAGATGCATCGGTTGTAGTAATAGTTTCATTAAATATTGAGCTAACTACTCTAATTAACTGATCAACATATGGTTCAGATTTATTAATATTTAAAGTACCTTCACCAATAATCATACTTACAGGCGACCAACCATTTGAAGTTAATCTTGATAAGGTTGTTATAATAACTTTTTGAGATGATTGATTTAATTCTTTTTCAATCTCTGCAATATCAGATAACTTAGATACAGAAGCATCTATTCCCATATTTAATTTAATAGGATTTATTTTAAAAGTACTGGATGATTGTTGAATACTTCTATTAATATCTCTTGCAAAAAATTGATAAACTTCAGCTATTGGATTTCCATCAGGAGAAACAACCATTGAAGAACTTGTAAAATGAACATCATTAAGAGAAACAAGTGTATGTTCAGCTCTATAGTCATTTATATCTCCGAATGCAAGTAATATATTTAAACACTCTGAGTAATCATTATCTGAACCTACAGTTATTCCACCAATTCTATTATAATCGAATTCATCAACACGTCTTAAATATTTTTTCAATTCATATGGTTTACCATTAGCATCACCCCAAATTGTATCTTCAAGTGCTTCAGCAAAATCTTCAAAATCTCTATTTGTTGTATTTCCACCATATAAATCTTTCCATAATCCAGAAGCAGTATTATTACCATTCCTAGCCGAAAGTATTTGTTCTATAGTTTGCTCTTGTCTTATTATTTGCGGAGTTCCATTAGCAGAAATAGTAACACCTGTTAATCCATCTAACTGTGGAATATATTTAACAGTTCCTTTTTTTGCACCATCAGAATATTCAACAATTTTATCAGCTAAAGCTGTATGTACTCTTTCTTTTTGTCCATCCATAACATATTGTATTGTATTTAAATATCCAACTTCTTTAAATGCAATACTAAGTGTACCTTGTACCAATACTTGACCTTTACATACAGCATCATAATTTTGTGAAGCATAACCATAAATTGGAGTTTTTGTCTGGTTAATAGAATACTGAATAGTAACTATGTCATCTACCCATATATCACCAAAGAATATTTTGCAATCTGTACCAGAGTAATAGTCATATGGATATCTCTGGTAATTATCTCTTGTTGGTTCTGTGTAAGGATTATTAGCAGAATAATCACTATTAGATAATATATTAACTCTTTCTGCCATAATTATCCTTTATATGAAGGTGTAGTTACTGATGATTGACGAAGATTATCATATAATGTCATACTGTCATCATGTTGAGCATTCCAACCATTTAGATTAGATTCATAAACAGTTATTTGTTTATTAATAGAATTCAAATCATTATTTAGTTTAGTTAATTTCATATTATAATAACGAATATCAGTATCAAGAGCTCTAGATTGTGTAGGATCTTTTTGTTTAAGTAATTCACTTTCCATAATATTCTTATTAGCCATTGTTATCTGATATAATATATTTTGTTTAAATGTCAGCAGAGATGATAAGTAATTATCGACAAATTGTCCTGCTAATCTTCTCTGAAAAACAAGATCATGGAATTCATCATTATCTTTAGAATTTATCATGACATCCATATCTTTTGCAACATATTGAATTACATTTTCAGAATATAAATCATTAATAGAATGAGTTTGACCTTCTTGTAAAAACTCAACACCATATAACTTTAATAATGATTCATGTCCATATTCATTACGAAAGACAAGAAATAAATCAATTGGAGATATCTGATCTGCAACTGGATTGGTTGACCTGGTATCTAGTTTTCTAGGATTATATTTCATAGCTTTAATAATATCATATAGAGGATGTCTATCGAATACTATAAATACTATGCTTCCACTTATAGTTCTACCTCCAGATGTATATCCTTTAGCATTAGATCTTCCAAGTGTACGTACAGGAGATTTTTCTCTAAATATAGAATAGGAAAATGTTTCTACATTTCCAAGAGAAATTAAAGTCTGATTAATTTGAGCTATAACAGTACAATCACTTCCACTAAATGAAGAATTAGATTTGACAAAAGAATCCCTAAGTGGATCATTATCACCAGTATTTTTATCTAAACCAGTAATTATTCCATCTAAGTTATTAAGTGAAGTTCCAAGTATATCTGTTATATTTGTATTAATCATATAAAGTAAAATTTAGCCATATATGACTATGGCTAAATATTAAGTGTTATTAGATATATTACCAAATAATTCAGCTTGCTGAACAGCTGTTAATTGATTAATTCTATCTAATATATCAGTGTTGGTAATATTATATGAATCACCTGTTATATTAGCTGCTTCCATTAAAGGTCTCCAACCAATTATACCACGAGCTGTGAAAGTCATCTGAGTTTCAGTAACTATGTCATCTATAGATACACCAGATCCTTCATTTATAAGTTCAACACCAAGAATATGCATTACAGATACATTACCATATTCATTTAAAGAAGTAAGAGTAATTGTAAATGGAGGTAACTGATCAGAATAGTTTGGCTTTTTACGTTCAACACCTAAAGCACTAAGATCATTGAATGTAGTACCTATTAGATTACTACGTCCTCCAGCTGGAATGTCTGTCTTTTTTGCCCAGTAATAATATCGTTTTTTATCACTTGTTCCACCACCATATGTTCCTTCCATGAAATCATAAAGAGCATGTCTATCAAAATTAGTAAAAACTAATGAGCCAGCATGTCCCCTTTTTCCACGTCCAAATGATACAGCATCAGTAGAACCCATGACATATATCGGAGCCTTTTCTCTAGTTGTAGAATATGATATACCATTTAAATTAGCTATCACAATCCCATCCAACGTAGCAACGATATCACAACCAGAAGATGCATTATAGGATCTTTGTAATCCACTTACTGCTCCCTCTATGCTATCAAATGCCATAATTTCCTCCTTAAGGATATAATGAGAAGGGCATTACGCCCAACTCATTTAAGTATTTGTTGTAAGATTCTTTCTTAATTTGACTGTATTTCTTATTCTCTTGATTGTAAATACTGGAACAAGAACCAAGTCTATTTCTATTGTACCAAGAACTTGCTGTGATGCTGAAGAAGTTATTGAAAAATCAAAACCTCTTAAACCATCCATGCTCCTAAGTGCATTAGATATTAATTGTTCTAGTGATGCTCTAACTTCAACACTATTTGGTCTGCCAAGAAATTCTCTTGCTATTGATCTTACTCGATTAGAAGCTTCAGCCATTATACTGAATGTAGACCAGTTAACAAAATCAGATCCATATGGTGCCGCAGTTACATCTTCAACAACAGTTGGATTTCTACCCTGATATGCCATCATTGTAACATAACGCATTGCATTAAGACGTTCAAACTGATTAACAGACAAATCAAATCTAATAGAAGAAATTCCAGGAATCTCTTTATTAGTAGGTGAAATATTATATGGTATCGATGCAAGGAATCCAGCATATGCAGCCTGACCGTTTGCAATATATGGTCTTCCTCTACCGATATTCAAAAATAAAGGTTCGAAAGCTACAATACTCATGAATTTATTTTGAATCTGTGTCATAATATTAGCAGCTCTATTAGGATCACTTAAATCTGGAATAGTAAGTCTATCAACCCATAAATCTTTAGATTCCTGAGTATTCTTCAGAGAAGGACTTACTCCTAAAACTGCATGTGGTTGTACTGAGTTAATTGATAAATCTTCAAGAAAATCTTCAAGTTGAATATGAAACCCAACAGGAATTTCTTCTTTCAGTCCAGTAACAGGATTAGCTTTTATTGCAGTAGCATCAATATATGCACCCATTGGAACATAAATATCAGCATTATAGTTTTTAAGCTTATCATAGGCTATATTAAATGTTTTATATCTTTCTGCATTAGATAAATAGTTTCCATTTGTTCCACCTGATAAAGATTTTTGTTTAGATGTTATATTTGGAAAATTAGGCATATATTTATATCGTAGTCTTATAAATACATTTTTACTATCAAGTTTATGTCCACCTGGACCAGGTAACATTTCTGGATTAGTAAAAGATAAGAATCCTCTATATGCATCAGATAAACTTACATTTGAACCAACTTCATAATTTACTCTTGTACCATAGTTAATAACTATGTCAAAATCTGGAACTTTATTAAATACAACTTCATTATCACGTACAAAGTATGATGTGAAATTAGTTGTACCAGCATCTTCAAGTTCAGGAAGAGTTTCTACTTCTCCAAGAAAACCTTTAATTGTATTAGCATAAATACGCAGATATCTATTTGCCAGTATAGTTCCATCTACATCAACTAGTTTTCTCATAACACCAGATACATCAGCTGTTAAACTAGATCCGATTGAGAATGTTGCAATTCCATTAGAATATGCACTCAAGTAAACTCCAGATGTTTTACTATATGGAAGTTCCTGCCAATATCCATTTGGATCAGAATCTGTGGAAACATACACTTTAATCTGACCAGATGGTCTGATACTTATTCCAGCATCATCAAGCTTAGTTTGAATACCTTGAGAAGTAGCTAAAGTCCAGTCACTCTGATAGTCATTATAAACTGAATTTCCAACTATTATACCAGATGATATATAGTTACCATTTACTTCTTCTGAATCATCTAAACATAAAGGTACTGCGATATTAAATGTATTAGTGCCATTATACCCACCAGATGCAGTAGCAAAACCCTCACCAGAACCACCATCCATAAACTTATTAGAAAGCTGATAAATGAATTCTGATTTAATAACACCAGATGGAGATGTCATCCATTGATTATCATTGTTATAATCTTTAAGACACTGAATAGTATCCCATCTTACACTACCTTTACCATCAAGCGGAGACAAACTAAGTTCTACTATATTCGAACCATTAGTCTTAATTAATTCCCATTCAGATACAGATACAACTTCTACAGTCTCCAATTCAGTAATATTATTACTTGATGTAACTCCACTACCTACTGGACTTTCAATCATAAATCCACTTGTCGTAACATAATTATTAGACAAAATTTCATTTAGATTAAGCTCAACTTTAACATCAGAATTAGAAACAATTCCAGAACTGGAAGAGTTAATACTAAATTCATAGTCAGCTGTTAAAGCTTCATATGATGCTGTTAAAACACTTGATAGATTCCTATCAGCATTAATTGCATCAACGAGTTCTGCAACATTATGTACCTGTGCATTAGGATTATTAGGATGCTCTGTATCAACTGTAAAAGTAGAAATATAACCAGTTTTAGGATTATATATAGCAATTTGTCTATTTTCATTATAACCAATAGTTATTTGATTATATCCTTGTCCTGGATATAAAGATTCTAACTTTAAAGATACAGTTGAAGCTGTTTGAGGAGCATTTGCACCAGTCCCAGAAGCTTCAAGGAGTTCGAGTACTGCTTTTTTTCCATTACCAATACGAACACCTACAACTGTGGGAAAGCCAGTTTGTACATTCCAACATTCATATATACCTCTTACAAGATCACCACCTGCCTGATCTCCCCATATGTATTCAGCCTCTTCTGGTTTATTAATCAAAATTGGTTCATACATCGGACCATCAGAAGCTGTACCTATAATAAGAACTTTCTTATTTCGTACTGCAGGAGCTGGAGTAACATTTAATCCGAAATCTTGTACAAAGGTAGAAGTTGATGGAATATTTATTTCTCTAGCCATTTATATTCCTCCAAATTTCTTACTTATTGACCCACTTATTTATAATATTTGAATATAAGTTAGTATCAATACTATGATCTTCCAAATTAATAATTTTTTTCTGGAGATCATTAACGTCTATATTTAAATCAATACGAGTTATTGGAGAGATTGTATCTATAAATATTCTCTCCGTTCTAACGTAGTATAGGACGGATCTAACATGGTAATGCTTGTTTAGTTGGGTAAGAGAATCATCTCTAACCTGTCTATTGAATACTATGTCATTAACTCCAGCTTCTCTAAACATACCACGATATCTTTCCATATACAATTCAAACCAGTCAAGTAATTCTTCAACTTGATAATTTGATCTAGACCAACAATTGTATTGTATTAAATTATCAAATACTTGTGCTTTAATCCTGACATATTTAGCTAATTCAGTTGATATGATATTAAGATAATTACTTGTACTTGGTGTAAAGATAGCTATAGATTCTCTGATACGTGGTTTAATTTCCTGTGTTCCACGAAATGGTGTGCCACTAACAGTACCAGGTTCTTTTCTAACTGTTCCCCACGTAATAACTTTTGGATTAAGTTTACCATCAATATGTGATTTTGATACAAGAAATTCTGGAAAATCTGGTTCAAAACACATTGTAGGATCAATAATTTTCATAGATTTAGACATCAGTTCATTCATTTCAAATACAGTATTTATAGAACCAACTGATCTTAAATGTCCAGATTTAGAATCCCATTTAATAATATCAGATAATATCTTATCATTTTCTTTGTAGAATAATGAAAATCTAAAGTCTGGTGCATCCTTTTTAATTAATATATTTTCCATTAATAACCAATTTCATCAAGTTTAACTATTACAGTATAGTACTGAATATTTCCATTTTCCATCCTGTTTGGAATTATTCTATTTATTTTATATTTCTCATAGAGCATTATATTAGTTGGTCTATTAGTATGATCATCAAGTGTAAGTTCATATATATCATCACCAACTTTAAATCTTTCAGACCATTCTATATAATATAAATATTCATCAGCTTTAAGTACGCCAGCCTTAGTTCCAACTAGGTCATCAGATAATGAGTGAGCTGGTATTCTTCTCGTACGTATAATTTTATCAATATATTCAAAAGGTGGTCCACCAACGGCTTCATGTGTAATATTATTATAAAACTCGGTTGGTTTATTCATATCATATACTCTTAAACAAATCCAATGTCCTCTAGGAGGAACAACAGTTGTACCATAGAGAATATTATGCATTTCAATTCTTAAATCAATACCATCGCCCTGTGTAATAGTATTATTATATACAGATCGATTTATACTTCTATTTACTGAAGCAACTGATTTATCAGCAGTCCAATTCATTATATACTCCTTACAAATCTAGTACCAGGTGTATTATTAATATATATAGGTTTTGATATTCTATTATGACCAGTATCTATTACAGGATGTGGATATTGTTTACTAAAATCATATATACCTTTAACAGCTGCTTTAACAGTTTTAATAGAACGTAATGTTTCTGTCCAACACTCATACAATTGTTGTTTTCTATTTGGATCATTTGCATTATTTGTAGCACCAGCACCATCTTTATATGATATAGTCATATCACCCAATGTTTTTAATTGACGCCCACCATTTAATCCATTTTGAATTAAACTTTGATAAAGTGCAAGTATATCATATGCAGTTTTGCATTCTACATATTTTCTCAAAATATAAGGAACATTATGCCAAGTACATCCAAAATAATCATACGATAATGATGAACTATTCGATAGATTAAATAAATCCATAGCATCTATAGAATTCTTATGAATCATTCTATAAATTGTATCATCAATAAAATAATCAGCTATAGGTCCAGTTTGTAGTTTAACTTGCGTAAGCGATGTAAATAAAGGACAGAAAGTAGTTGTAAACCAAAAACTAAAATTATTATCCAGTACATACTCATTAGATAAAAGTTCACCAGTTATTCCAGATGAAATATTAAATGTATATTGCTTATTATTTTCTGGAGAGGATTGTAATAATATAGATATTGTATTTTCATTTCGCTCTATAGAAAAAGGATTAACACCATTTATTAATATGATATCTGATATAGTGTGTTGATTAACAATACTATCTGTTTCAATATTAATATCTGGCTCAGTAGTTAAATCTATATTATTTATTCCAGATAAATTACTGATGCTTTCCATTAATAAAACAACATTATCATTTAAACTTACATCTATATTATTAATAATATTAATACTGGATATATTATCAATTCCTATGATTAATGTTGGTAATACATTTATATCATTAACTATAGAAGAGTTAACAATACTCTCTGTATATAAGTAGATGTCAGGAGTATCGAGAATAGATACATATGGAGAATATACTGAAACATTATTATCAATATCAGTTATTCTAATTCTTAAAGAATCGCATATATTTGAATCTATGGTCCATAAATAATATCCCTGGTTGTATAAGTCACCATTATGATTTGGTGCTGTACTGTTAATTCCTATCCAATTACCAGTTCCATTTATTTGATATTCGATACTTACTGTATCAGAAACCAAATCAGACCACTCTAATCTCCAAATCTGTCCAATATACTTTTCTTCAGAAACAACAAAAATAGGAGTATCCACATATATATCTGGTGAATCATGATCTTGAATTCTTATTATTACGTCACCATAAGGTAAATTTACTGGCACAGACCAATCATAATAACCTTGACCTGCTAAAGGACCATTATTATTTGGGACATTACCAATTTCAATCCAATTACTTCCGCCATCAATTGAATAAAACAAATCAATTGTAGACGCTACAAAATCAGACCATCTTATCTGAAACGTAGTGTTAGGTATTATATACATTTGTTATTTCCTTTTTATGGTAAAGTAACACATCTTCCTCTATGGTATTTTCCTGCTACACCTTGTAAAGTATTAAATGTCTTTTACCATCACCGCTGCCATTCTTTCCAGATATTACCAAGTGGTCAACAAAGTAACGAGCCGAAATAGAATCATGCAAAAGGACAAACCCATTATGTCCTGATTCCCTACCAACAGTGTAGACTACGGGGTTGTTTAAAGCACCTTTATCTTGTAATATTAGAGAATCATAATAGTGTGCGGTATCGGTTCCGCCACTAATAAATACTGTGTCCCCTGCATTAATAGCTGTCCACTGTATAGATCTAAATCCATTCCATGCATCAGTCCAAGATGTCCCGTTATTTGCTCCTGTTGTAATAGTATCAACATAATGATTAGTCCCAAAACACCAACGCCAGAACCAAAAATATTATTATTTTCTTCATCATTTTAAATCCTTAAAATTAAGCTGGTAAAGTAATACTCAAACTACTAATACTTACATTATAATTTGTAATCATTATATCTTTAGAATTTTATTAGTTGTATTACTCCAACAAACTATTATATTATTTCCATTAGGAGTAACAGGCAACCCTGTTCCACTATCGATATAACATATCAGTATTGATGTAGCATCATTACCCGTATCTTTAAAAATAATTACTGCTTCACCAGTTGTACCTGTAACACTACTAAATACCGCGTCATCAGCATCCAATATTCCACCTACATTGGTTTTATTTGTGAAATTAGCTGATCTTGCAATAATACCAGATACCTGTGATATATACTGATGTTCAGCACTTACTGTATAAGTATCTGTATCAACTATTGCTGCTTTTATATTATCATCTCTCCAGCTAATGTCTCCATTACCAAAGCTCTCCAAACCAAAATTATAAATTAAATTAGCCATCTAAAATCTCCTTTAGCTATACCTAGTATAGTGTTAATATATAAAATTAATATAAAACATCTTGTATATTTAAAGATATTAAATTATTTAATTCAGTAATAGAACTTGTTATTGGCATATTAAAACTAATGTCTATTCTATTTACACCAGAAATGTTTGTATCTTGATGTTTAGGATAAATATTTGTTATCTCTAATTTTAAACTTTCATCTATTACTTCTGGAATACCAGAAGGAATTCCATTTGAATTATCATCAGATATAAATCCACTTCCAGTAGTAAATTCATACATATAAGTAGTATCTAATTGTTCATTTTCAATATTAAATATCCCGTTTGGTTTTCCATAAATAAATACTCTATATTTATTAATAGATGAAAAATCAAGATCAGGTGTAAAAACTACAGTATCAGCAACTCCGCTTGTATATTCAATCCCATATTGTCCTGGCACAGCAGTATAATATTTAGCATCATTGACAGAAAAAGTCATGTAGGTAACAGAGCTACCTACTATTTCAGTATCAAATTTTATTTTAATCTTTGAGTTTCTAGGAACATCAATTTCATTAATACTGGGTTCATGACTTATTATTCTCATTATTCATCATCCTCATTTTTACGAATAGATGAAATAGAAGGGCCATACTCTTTTAGTTTTTCTTGAATTTTATCAAGAACTTCCTGTCTAGCTCTTCCAAACTTATTATAACCTTTTACTTCATAGTGATATAAATCTAAAAGATTATCTTTTGCAATAGAATTTTTTGGAAAAGTTGATATAAAACTAATAAGTTCTGACATCATCATATTTTGTAACTTACGATACATTTCCTGATTTTTACCAACAAATATTCTATTACCATGTTTATTAACAGTAAAATCCTTTTGTGGTTCTTTTTCTTCCATTACAGGAGGTTTTTTAGGATCTGCTTTTTCAAGAATTCCCATCTTGTAAGCAAGAATTATTCTAGATTGTTTTTCTGGATCAATAGTTGTTGTATCAAAATACCAAGGTAATTCTTTTTCAACATAACCAAAATCATGAATATTTTGATTATTATATTTATCCTTTGGTATAGCTGATTCTTTTGCATTCAATCCTCTACCAACAAATACTTGGCTACCAAGATATAGTTTAACACCAGATGCATTATCGCCTTCAGTATCAAACCACATTGATCCTTTTGCTAATTTTAAATATTTAGGTAATTTAAACGTTTCTTTCTTAACTTCTTTATCTGCCATTTTTCTTCTCTCTTTTCTTTTTTATAAAAAAAGGCAGACAGATCTTTTTTTCTGCCTGCCTATATATTAACTATTATAATGTGCTAATTATAATGAGGTTCCAGTTAAGACTCCACTAGCTGTGTTGATGTTAGTAAGAGTAACGCTATTAGAATTCTCAAAGTTGTAGTTACGTGCAATATTAATATTACGTGCAACCATCACACCTTTACCCTGTTCAAGAATAGCCATACCATACTGCTCACGCATTTTGATATTGGTTATATCTCTTTCTGGATCTGACCAACGATCAGTCATAGGCTGTTCAGACTGTCCAATAACTCCACATGCACCAGAATCAACCATTATAAGATTTGTTCTGCAACCAGAATCAATTCTTTCATAATTAGCTGCACCGTATACAAACGGAACCAGTGGTGTAACAATTACTTCGATCGGAGATGGTAAGTATCTCGGAGCGATATTAAATGAAGCACCGATTGGGTTGAGTGTTTGAACCCATGGACTTGCACCTTTCACAACATTACCAGAAGTAGAAGCATTACCAGTAGCGGTAGTTCTAAATCCATAACCGTGATGTGAAGTTCCATATCCAGCAGCATATGAACCATTTGGTGATCTTACACTTGATACAGTTGAACCACTAAGAACAACTTCTCTCATTTCAGTATCAGTCATAAATGTTTTCCATGCAATTGGATTCATTAATAATACATCTGGTGTAAAACCACGGTTAATACCGTATGCATACATTTCAAATATATCATTAGCAGTTACAGATCCATTAGCAGCACCAGTGATATCTCTACCAGTTGTGGTACCAGCATATGAATTTGATGGAGTAATATTATCAAAAATATCATAACCCATCTGTGCCAGAAGATTAGCTGCTACCTGTTCTTTACAACGTGCAAGTGCTTTACCAGCTGCACGTAACCATATATTAACAACATCCCACTGATTTTCCTGGAGAACTTCCTCTGTAAGAGAAATTTTCAAACCATATTTATCAGTAGTGATCGCAACCATATCTCCACCATCAAGGTCAAGAGTTCTTTCTGGATATTCTCCAGCTTGCCCAACTCGACCAGCTTCTAATGCACCAAGTGCACCAATCTGTACTCTAGTACCTCTCTCAATAGTAATCTTCTGAAACAGACGATCAACTATGAACAGATTCGGTTCGATAGCTTCTCTAACAACAGTTTCCACTGTAGTAGGAACAAATCTCATCAAATCTTCTCTAGTAACAAGATCTTTAAGTTCAAATTTATGGCATTTGCCATCTTTATCTATAATTCTTCCACGTGTCTGGAAAGCATCATAAACATTGGTAAATTTGATCTTCTGCTCTTGGTCATAAGACTTTTCAAAAGCAACTTCGTCTTTAATTGATAAATAAGCCATATTGCTCTCCTCCCTTATGATACCAATAGTTGAATTCTAACGAGTCCAAAAGTGCCGCTTCTTGCATAGTTGTAAATTTCTTCTACGGTAGGAGCTGTACCAACACCTGCTAATACTGTGTAATATATGAAATCAAACAGCATCTTAGGTAAACCAGCAGTTTGTGTACCTGGCATTCCAGAACGTGGATAAGTAGCAACTTCATGCAACATATCCTTTGGCCATCTATTATCGATAGCTATTACTTTTCCAACTGTCTGAACTGTTTTATTCTGAGATAAAGCATCTGCTTCACCCTGAATAGCATAGTTTCCAATTAAATCAGATGTTACGAAAACACCATTTTTAAATACATCAGTTGATGCAACAGACAGATATGTAAATATTTTATTAATTTCTCTATAAGTAACTGCACTGGCATAGCTGTTATTTACAAACTTCGGTGTAACACCACTCATTTCTCCAGTTGAAGCAACTTTAATATAAGGAACTTCGACACACCAGTCAGTAAGAACATGACCACCATCTGGATGCATTCTATAATTGAGGTATTTCCCTCTTATATCCTGGTACCAGTCATGGAAAGCAACTCCAATTGGAGCATTAGCAGGAAGAACGAAAGCACCACTTGCAGCAGCATATTCGCCCTGGTTAGTAATAGTTTTTGCAGCAACATCATCTGCAGTATAGAAACCACTACATGTTGTCCCACCATTTGCAGGAACAAGCAGACCAGTTATATGCTGTTCATATCCAAAGAAAGCATTATCCACTTTACTAGTTATCGCAGCTCCACCAGCTTCTGGTGCAGCAAAGCCAGTATAAATAGAACCACTAGAACTTGGGTAACCAATTATACCAGATACTGTAGTATCTTCACATGAGAGTGCAGAAACAATTCGACCTTTAGGAATAACAACATAATCTTGAGTATTTACATCCTGAAATCCTACTGGTAGATATTTATAAACACCATAGTATTCTGGAGGTCTGATACCTTCGCCCTGTTCAAATCTCCAACTTCTCAGCGGTGATTCAGCAAGTTTGCTAGGACGGTTACGAATATCATACTTCTGTGTTGTATGTTGGTCGAATGCGAATGTAGAATTAGGTATAGCCATTATTCAACCTCCAACATTATTGAATTATCTTGTGAGAAAATATCAAAATTTTTCTCATCATTATTCTGTTTATTATCAGAATTTGTTATAACTTTTGTAGGATCTGTTATCTTATCAGAATCCTCGAAGGTTATTTCTGATCTTAAATCAGTAAGTGAATCAATTAAACTATCTACTTTTCTTGCTGACATTTTCTTTGTAATCTCTGCAGCAACATCACCCTTAACTTTTTTAAGATCGATTATATTAGAAATGAGTGCATCTTTAAACTTTTTTTCGAGAACAGTAACATCATCGATAAGTTTATTAATCTCATCTTCTCTCTGAGTTAGTATAGTATCTTTTTTTGAAATCTGATCTTCAAGAGAACTAATTTTAGTTTGTAACTCTTGTTCAGACTTAGTTTTCTCATCTTTTAGTTTAGAAATTTCTTTAATTAACTCATCAGAAGTTAATTTAGAAACATCATCGGTTTTCTTAGAATCTGTATTTTCATCTGGTTTAACAATTTCATCAGAAGGTAAATCAGAATCAGGTTTACTAGTGAACCAATCTTTGATTGCTGTAATTTCTTCTTCTTTAAAATTATCATCCATTCTAAACGTTACAAGATCTGGATTTGACTGAAGTGCATCTTCAGTAGGAACAACTCCAAATTTTTTACCTCTACGATACAATGATGCTTTGATTTTAGACTTAGTACTGTCGTCTAAAGTAATTGTATCCAGAAGTTTTAAACCAGCTTCTACATGCGCTTTATCATGTGCTGGAAATGACCTGTCTGGCCCACAAAATGAACTTTCTGCAAGTTTACTTCTTTGGGCAGGACTCAGTTTAGTATTTTTAATAGTCATTAAACAATCCTCCAAATTTATTTCAGATAATATCTTTTCCCGATTATCCAGGAAATTTTTATATGGTATAAAGCCTTTACCAACATCAACATATGTAATACCAGTATATTTATCAGCTGGTTCATTTACAAAAGATTTTTCAACATATTCAATATTATCTATAATCCAATGTACTGGTTTTCCATCTTCATTATAGGTTCCTCGTTTATGTTCACATAATCCATCTTCATTTATAACTTGATCACATTCACTACATCTGATTCGTGATGCACGTGATCCAACAGAAACAGTAAAATATCTTCCATCAAGTATTTTTTCAATTGCACTATCATCATTAATTGTACATGTAAGTTCTAAATATTTAGGAGGTTCATTTTTTGCATCTGTAGTAACTATTTTATAGCCAATAACTCTTCCAAGAGGATCAGTATTTTTATCATGATTTTTTAAGACTGGTTTATTATATGGTTCAACCCATGACTTAGCACCTTTTTTAACAGCACTTTCAGTATATAAGAGATAATTATCATTAATAAAATCAATATGCGTAGATTTTATTTTAACAGTTATCTTCTGAGGTATTTTCCTTTTTGAACTCATTTGTACCCTTTTCATCTATCTTACAATTACATCCATATTTAAATGGCGGAATATTATTATATGTAATATCATCAAGATTTATAATTAAATTTGAGTGTAGTTCACACTCTTTTGTATCCAGTAGTATAGTCTTATATCCTAAACTTTTATAAATTAATATTTTTGCTAATGAATCAACTCTATTAAACTGTTCATCTATCAAAGTATTAATTCCATTTATAAAATACTCAGTAGTATTATCATTAATATTTTTAGAAAATCTTTCAATTTTATCAGATATTACATCATTTAAACTTTTGATATATGAGTCAACATACTCATAATTATATGTAATGTTATCTATATTGTAGTATACACTATATTGTTTAATATTGTAATTAAGTTGCTGTGTAATAGAGTCAACTAATGATGACAAAAGCTTTTTACTATACTTAGTTCTATTAACTACATTAAAATCATAACATAGATTATCAGATAAGTTAATATTATAATATTTAGAATTTTCCATAAAATTCTTAACAATCTTGGGTCTTGAAGCTTTTTTACCATGTTGATTAGCTGGCCTGTTTTTATTATCGACTTCTTTTGCCCTAGCCTGTAATTTAGCATCAGCCTGAGCTTTTGCAGAAGGAATAGCAATTTTATTCATATAAAGACCAGTCTCATCAAACTGTTGATCATAATTCATTTCATGTCTTGCTTCCTCATGAGATATAATATTATTCATAAATTTCTGCATGATATGAGTTTCTGTTTTGATTTGATTTTCAATATCAATTTGTTCAAAATTAAACTCCATCTTATGATCCATATAATTAAAACCGCCATCCATTAACAATTCTTGAATTAAATCTATTTCAATACGGTGTTTAATTATTTGTTGATAAGACATAGTAATTGTTTGCATTGCCAGATCTTGTGTTTCAGAAGTGTTTCTGTTACTGGTATTGCCTTGAATAGCAATTTTACCATTTCTCATTGTTATAAATAAGTGATTAGGAACATTATAACAATATACAATACCATTATAATCAACTTTTTTAACATGTTTAACGGTAAGAATTCTATAATCTTTTTTAGATTGAGTAATATGTATTCTAAAAATTGGATAGTTACTTTTAATATCACTTTTTGAAGTATATGTTTTTTGTATTATTTTAACCTCATAACCAGCTTCAAATGCTAATTGGGAAAAATCATCTCTAAGATTTTCAGATGTAGTATAATATATTCCTGTATTATCATTTTCCCACCATCCATCACCTTTCATCATTGTATCTACAATTAATTTTGCATTATATGAATTAGATGATTTAAATCTATTTGAAATGAATTTTTTATTACTATGTCTTCCACCATTTTCTAACATAAAATGATAAAATTCTTTACCATATATTTTAAAGTTAGTTACTCCACTTTGTTTATGGATTTGTTCGGAAAAAGAAAGATTAGATAATTTTAATAATGTTCTAATTTCAGAAACAAATGGCTCTTTTTTCTGAGAAATAATTGTTCGATATCTACCAATCGAAGCATTAAATTTATCAAGACTTCCTTCAGATAAATACCAACCTAATAATTTTAATATATTATCCCGAGAGATGGTTTTTTTATCAAGTATAAAAGTATCTGGTAAATAATTTATACCATATGTATTTGTTATACTATCTATAAAACAAAATTCTGGATATTTTCCATTTAGAAGTTCATAAGCAAAAACTTTCTTTCTTTCGCCAGAATGACGAATCATTATCCACATTTCGTGATTAGGTGTAACTTTAATATCTACATGTTTACCCAAAAAGTGAATCATATCCCCTTTATAATATTTTTTATATTCATAATTAGGTGTATGGTATTCTAATGACTTATTGTTTATATTATACGTAGCTATTTTATCAGTTGCTATATCTATATCTTTATATGATTTCCATCCTGTACTTGTTAAGGTAAGTGTACTCTCATCATAACAGTTTGTCTCCCCCATTGCTATTGGAGATACACCTAAACCAGCATACATTCTATTTTTAAAATGATTACAAAAAGCAATTATATCAACAGGGGTGTTATTATTAGTAGGAACTTCAATTGTATGATGACCTGGAACAACAAGCATACCATAAGCAGGCATATTATTAACTGTACTGGATACAGATTCTATCTCACCTGGAGCAGGTGGCATATCTTTATTACCGACTTTATATAAATATAATGGAATAGAATATTGAAACCCTAATATCTCTATTTCTTCTTCAAGTTTTCTAAGAGCTCTAAGATCATCAAGAATAGGAACAATACTAGACATACCTATTAGAGTTCCTGGAATCTTATTATAAGCAAAATGAACGACATCACGTTCATCCCATATAATCTCTTCTCCACGAATACGCTGTTTATAATTTACAACATTACCACTATTATTTAATCCTACCTCAATAGTTGACGCATCAGCAACAAATAATCCAACTATTGGATTCATATTTTTACCATATAGTCTATAAGGACTACCGTATTTTGATTTTGATGGAGAGCGAACTTTGATTAAATAAGCATTACCATATGAAACAAGTTGTCTTGCTATTTTACATACTGTTTCATAAAATTTAATACCAGTTAGACTTTCAATTTCACGTATTCTTATATCAATATGTTCTTGAATTGAATCATCCTTTGATACAAATTCATAACCACTTTTTAATATCTGTTCTACAAAAATAGATACAGATCTTTGTAATAATCCATCCATTTCAATTGCATTAGCAATAGTTAACAGATCATATTCGGGTTTTTGAAAAGTAACATTCCTTTTAAGATTACTTTCATATATTGTTTTTGTAAAACGAGTAGAAGAAAACTTAGCAGTTGGATCTTCTACATCCTTATAGTCATTAACTGTGCCATTTGCAAGTAATTCTGTATCATTAGTCTTTTTTGTTTTAAATATATCAAATATACTCATTTAACTTGATTCCTTATATCTAGTGCCCACTTCATTATATCTTCTGCTGAAGGTGTATTAGGGCAGTCAGCATTAAGATCAGATATATTTTGTGAATTAATATTTGTACCAATTATACTGTCTTTAGATGTTGCACCGACAAGTAAACTATCCACAATATCTAATGGATAACCATAATATTTATTCAGAAAACCTCTTATTGAACTATTTGATAGTAAAGGTATTGTATTAATAGACTGTTTATCAACTAGTATAGTTCCATTTGATGTAACTTTAATGCCTAGATTAGAAGATGTAAGAGGGTAGTCTGTATTAGATGAAATACTATTATTAATAGAATCATCAATATTAATATTGTTAGTATTACTATCTGGAACAGAATAATCAAATGGTATACATAAGTCATAGTTAATTGCAGCAGTCTTCATCTTAACAAGAAGATCTCTAAACCAATATAAAAATTCAAGATCTTTATTTATCTCAGCAATATTAAATTCATTTTTCCATTGTGGAGCAAATCTATTATACATGCTGGATATATATCCTTTAATTTTTTCTTCGAGTTCAGTAAGCAATCCATAGTCATGTATATATTTTTTAATAACATCAAAAAATTGAGATAATGGTAAACATTTAGCCCATACTGAACTAGTACTGGTACCTGCCTGTGATTTATCTATCCATTTAATAAGTGCACTAATAACAGAATCTCTTAGAGAAAATAATGTTTGTTGCAACATAATTATTACAGCACCCATAACCCCATACATTAATTCTTTTAAAATATCTGGAATCATAAATACTATTTTTTTAATTCCATCAGTTAATATAACAATTATAACATCTATAAATGCTATTAAAACATCAAGGAATCCAGAAAATTCAGTATTTGATAAAGAGTATTCATTAGATGATTTAATATTCTTTTTCATCTCACTAGTTGCATATATAGACCATAAACCTTGGATTAAACAGCATATTATTTTGGGATTTTCAAACCAGTTAGAAAGAACTGTAGAAACATCCTTAGCTAAACCTTTTAAAATTGGTTTATCAATCTTATTAATAACTTCATTTAGGATCATTGACTTATTTTGATAAATATCCTGAAATGATCCAGTTTGTAATTCATGTATAATATCTTCTAATTTAGTCGCCATTTTTCTTTCCAAATTCAGTTAATTTATCAGAAATAGGATTATTATATCTTAATGCATATCTTTGATCACTAAGTTCATCTGTTGTTTTTTTGAATTCTCTGGTAATTTCATTATCAACTATTGTTCTGCAAAGAAATTTCTCATATTCAATATGTTCACGTAATTGTTTAGCAAAAGGAACAAGTAAAACAGCCCCAGCTACATATCCATTCTTTTTTAAATGCATTATAAACTCCCTATATTCTGTAATAAAGTATTATTAATAAAAGTACCTACTCCTGAGTCACCAGGACTTAGAGCATCTGACATAACTGCATCTAATACAGTTTTTGCTGCTTTTATACATTCAGGAGATGCTCCTAAAGATGTAGGATTTTGATTTTTAAGTTCAAGATTATCTCTAAAAAATTCATCAGCTGTTACACATGGATCATCAGATAAAACAGATGATGTAATATCACCAATATCTTCAAGTTTTTCTGATCCACTAGAATTAGTATGTATTGGTGGTTTAACACATTTATTCATTCTTGAACAATCTATATCAACCATTGGTTTATATCTTGGGTAAGCTTTAGGAGGAACTTTACATATTAATGTTATTCTGATTTTATTAATTAATTTATTAATTGGTCCATTCTTTTCAACTTCTTCTTTACTTGGTTTTCTAAATGGAAATTTTTTAAAAAATAATATAATAGAATCAATAGGATTAGCAATTATAGATCTTAAAATATTAAGATTAGCATCAACTATGTACTTACACCATAGCATGTTCCAAAACAACATTTGTAACATTTCTATTAACATATTCTGTTGTTTTTTTTCAAAGTCATTCATTATTTTTAATGTTTTTTCTTTAATTGGTTCAACTATAGATGGATTAAGTTTTTTAGTAGTTTTAAATGTAGATGCTATTCCTGATGTTATTTGATCACAACTTAACCAAATGTCACCATTAATACTAGAGTCACCAGTTAATGCACCAAGTATTGGATCTCCCAAACCTGTAAGAGCTGGAGTATAATCCATTATAGAAAGTGCATTTTTAAAAACTTCTTGTGTAATATTCCCAGTAGGACTACCAAGTCTTTTAGCAGCATCAGATACAATATCATCAATTGGTGGAATATCCATATCCTTAGTAAGAAGATCAATAGAGTCTTCTATCTGTTTACATGTGTCTTCCATATCTTTAACATGATTTAATAATTCATTTATTCCATCTTCAGCAACTTGTTCAGTACTGTCAGTAGCGGAAACAGTAGATGTAACTGTATCTTTTAATGGAAATTGTATTCTATTAAAAACTTTTAATTGATCTAATATTTCAGGAGGAAGTGATTTACCTATTAAATCATTTATGTTAATTTCAGACATACGATCTCCTAGTAGATGAAATATTTGATCTCATACCAATTCTAGGCATTGATGCTCTCATAGGTTTTTGATATACAGGTGCAAGTTCTGGATCTTTAATATTTCTCAAATTTATATTTGCTCTCTTATTAACTATTTCAGTCTCTCTCCTTGGGTATAATTCACCTCTTGGATCAGGCAATATAACCATAGTATATAATTGTTTATTAGTGAATAATCCTGGGTCAAATTCTCTGGAAAAACCATACAATGCTAAATTAAAGGCATCTAAAATATGGTCTTCACCTTCATATGCAAAATCACCTCTGGTTGTAACATTTTTAACAACATATCCTCTCATTTGCCCGATTAGTCTAGTCTTCTGATCTTCTTCTTTTGGTAAAAGAATTCTTCCTTCTTCAACATATAAAGATGAAAAGTTAACCATAAGAGATTTATTTCTTTTACTAACCTTTTCTCTAAGTACTGGATCCCAGTGTTCTGTGGTTGCACCAGCATCTATTGCTCTTAATTTCCTATCAAATTGTAATTCAGGATGACTTTTACCATAAAAAGTTAATTCTTCAATATTAGTATCCCCATAACCATAGTCTACATAAATAAAATCAATCTTCATATGAGATGTAATTCTTATAATTTCTTCTCTTGTGGCTCTTTGAGTTGCACCTTGTACCTTAATTCCACGTCTATAAAAAAGTCTAAACTTATTAGTAAAATCAACTGATATATCTTCATTTTTCTCATCGTCAAAGAATGTAACAATTGTAGGAGTTCTACAGTATTCTACAACAACTATTTGACCACCATTCTGATAACTATTCCAATCAACACCCATTACATACAAATGATCTCTATTAACTGGAAATTCAGGATTAAATTCATCAGTATTTTCGAGATTTATATCTCTTCCATATTTAACAAGTGATCTATTTATAAAGGAATGTTTATACACACCACCAAGTTCTTCGCCAAACTCAGCTCCGTATTCTCTTGCAAATCTTTCAGAACTAGTTACAGCTCTTACCTGAAATTCTGTAGATTCATTGGCAGGTATTCCTTTTTCTTTTGCTTGTTCAATAGACATCCAGTTATCATTATCAGGATGCCATGCTGGAATATGTTGATGATACCAACCTAATTCAGAAGCTTTTGAACACCACTCATAGTAAAGTTCACGTTTACCAGATGGAGTAGAACACACAAACATTCTACAATCAGTATGTGTAGTTGCTATAGGAATTATAACTTCTTCCATAATTTCACGTGGAATAAAGTCCATTTCATCTATAAATAATATATCTGCTGATAAAGATCTAAGTGAAGTTCCTTTATTGCTGGATGAAATACCAATCGTATAACCTTCGATTTTAGAGCCATTACTAAATTCAATTGAGTGAATATCACTAGTTCTCATCCTAACTACTTGTGAGTTAAGCAGAGGCGAATCAGCAATTAAGCTTGTATAAATATTCCAAAGCTCTTTAATTTGTGTTTCATAAGGGGTAGCGAGTATAACACGTACCGCTTTTTGTTTATCTCTCTTGCGTTCTAACACTTCAACCATAGGTGATACAACTGCCCACCATAAGGTTAAAGCACACATAGTAACAGACTTTCCTGAATTATGAGTTACTATTCCATTGACAGTAAAATTATGATCAATATCAACAGTTATATCAAATGTTTCCATCTCACCAATATATTCAATTGATTTAATTGGTATTTCATAATAACTATGTTTTTGATCATTATTAGATAAAGAACCAAATACTTTCCAGTCCTTTAAGCATGTAACTTTATCACCTATTTCTAAACCATCATCAATAGTTTTCCATTCATAGTGATAAGACTTAGAACCAGGAAAAACAGGAACCCAGCATAATATTGGATGATTACTTGTACAGTCAATTTCTCTTCCATCATGTAATCTTATTTTATAAACAGATTTAATACCATTATTAAATTTATTTATAACCTTCCTTCTTTTTGGTTGTGCATTAGAATCACGCGATACAACATAATCATCTACTTGTACCTCAGAAATTGTTTTAATTTCTCCATTATACATTAATATCGGTGAATATCCAGGTAAGCACCGCCTGCCTTGCTGTAAAATAATATTCTTATATTTTCGTGTATTTTCAAGTACACTTTTTTGATACGAGCGTAATATTAATGGTTTGTCTTTATCACGTGGATTACGTAAAAATGTTTCAGCCCATCTAACTGGATTTGAAAAAACCTCTAATAATTCATCCGAACTTACTTGATTATCTCTTCTTATATTCATTGGTGAAAATATAAACTTTCCTGCCCGAAAGCACTTCTACCATTAAGACTTGATTTTGATAAAGCTTCAATCGCTCTTTGCCTTTCAGTAGCAGCACCTTGAGTTAAAAACCCATCTTGTAATCTTGAACCAGACATTTCTGGCATAAATCTTGAACTAAATTTATTAATAGCATCAGTCGCATTAGATACAATAGATCTACCGATGGGTTCACCTATCATATAACCGATACTGGCAAAAGCTCCAATTGTAGATGCCCATGCACCAAATTTAGCAACTCTCATTCCCATACGAAGTAGTTTAGTTTTCAATAAATATCCACGAGTTAAACTTTTACCAGTTGATGAAAGATGATTAATAGCATTCATTGTTCCTTTATTATTTGCAAATTTACTGATTTCTTTTAGTTTAATCGGATCCTTTAGCTGATTTTTAATATTTACAATAGTTTTACCCTGAATAGTTTGTATTTCATCTATTCCTGTTAAAAATTTTGTATTCTTAATTCTAGTTCTATATGCTTCTGTTGCTTTTGATAATGCAATCTTTCTATCATGATACATATATTTAGCATCATGATATGTACCTAATCTACCTGCAAATAATCGCTTTTCTGTTTTTCTTTTTATATTCTTAAAGAAAGCATTTTTTGGTTTCTGCCAGGCTGACTTAATACTGGAAGGACTTATATTATATTTAGACCAGATTGGAACTGCTATTCCTTTATTTATATCAAGCATATTAGGAAACATAACTGGTAAGTTAACTGGATTTAAAGCTTCTTTAGCAAATGAACCAACTACTGATCCAGCTGTTGGAACAGAACTAATATCTTGATAAGGATCCATTTTATGATAGTTCATATTTAAATCCCATGTCTTGTACGACTGAGGGCATTGCTCAGACCCATAGTTGAATTATAATTCACCATTCTGTTACCCATAGTTTTGTATAATCTTGAATTAGAAAGCATATTTCTTGAGTATGTAAAATCTTGTGTATACCTATCAAAGGTATATTCCCTGGCTTGATTCATCATACCAACACCAATCATTGCAGTAGTTCCTAACGCTAGTCCACCCATAGTTCCAATTCTTCTTCCCCATTTAACTCTTTTTGATAAGGAACTATTTGCATTAGCCTGAACTTTTTTTAATTTCGCACTTGTTCTGCCTAATCTATACGATTGTATTCTAGAGCCAAGCTTATGACCAAAAGCCCTACTAGTAGAACTAATTTTTGATCCAATTGGACTTTTTGCCATTCTAACAATATTAGGATTCTTAAGATCATTAATAACATTATTAACAATAGTTTTTCCAAAATTAGTACTATGAGTGGTGGTTTTAGTAGCATTCTTTGCAAACCAGTTAAATATTTTAGGTGCTGTTTTTAATAATCCCATATTTAATACCTATGATGACCTATTGCATTTTTACTCAAACTAAGAGCTGGATTAGAAGCTATTATAGTTCCAGTGGTTGTTTTAATGCATTTACGAACAGTTGATTTATAATTATTAATAACTTTAGATGCAGTTTTAGCTAAATGTAATGGAGAACCATAATCTGTTAATGTTGAATCTAGAACATCATAACCTTCACTATATGATCTTGGTAATTCAGGTTTTGATACAGATCTACTTATTATTGAATTAGCAGTCGAATAAGCTAGTAGACTTACACCAGCAACCATAGTTCTTTTACCCCACTTAGATTTAATGATTTTAAACATATCTGGATTAACATTTTGAGGAGTAGAGCTAGCTTTTTCAACAACTGCAGTCTTACCCCAATGTTTTATATATGACTTAGAATTTTTAAATTTCTTAATTATTTCATCTTTAGTAATACTTCCTGCTTTATTTTTAAACCATATCTTAGCAGTACCATAATTCTTTGTTAAGAAATTTCTAAGAGATGCTATCTTCGCTATCATTATCCCTCTTATTATTTATAGCAGACATGATCATATCTTCCAGTGTATTAGCATCATTATTCATACCATATTTCTTCTTAGCTCTTCTAGTAGCTACGAATGAGTCAATGATAGAATGTTTAACTCTTTTAAGATCAAGTTTGATTTCTAATGCTGGAGATATTTCTTCTCTAATAGACACAGAAGGACCCATCTTAGTCTCAATTTTTTGAGTAACTGAACCATCCTTCATATAACCAGATGATCTCATGTCTATTAGTTTTAAATCAATAAGATCCCATAATAATTCCATCTCTATAGGATCATTTCTATCTATCTTTAAACTGTTAACTATATCGCATTCAAGTTCTGATACAATCTTTTTTTCAACTGGACAGGCACTTCCAGATGGAGCTAAGTCATTTTTTAATAAAATACAAACATCTTTATATGGACACGAATAACTACTACAAGTCATAACAACAGTACTGGAAAATGCTACAGCTGACATTTTATCAAATGCTTTAATTATTTTATCAAGTTTATCTTTATGTTCTAATAACTTATTAATTTGTTCTTCTGGATAAAATGCTAATAAGCTATTTAGTTCCCGTTGCTGTAGTGCAGTTCCCTGTTCCATTTCTTTCTCCTAAAAAAGTATCCATATTCTTAGCAAAAATATTTTTAATATCTTCTATCTTTTTTTCACAAGACAGCCTAACTTCCTTAGCTCTAGTATATATCTCAAATAAGATATCTTCTATATCATGCATCGAATAAGTAATTATTGGTATTATAGTATCTTTGGAAACTATCATTGAATGTGAGGGATAACGATTTAAATAGATTTGAATTATAAGTGCTTTAATAGTAGACATTCTGGATTTTACATAGTTACTAAAGTCAGTTCCACCTATTTGATGAAATCCATTTTCTTTAAATGATCTACGTATTTCATCTTTTGTAACTCGTATAGAATCCTTCATTAATCCATAAAATATTGTTGTTTGTTTACTTTCATCTTCATATGATAAATTTAATTTAGATACTTGTTCTAGATACTTAGAATAAATAAGAGTTTCTACTTCAATTAGTTTCTGTTCAGAATAATTCATTTGATTTTTTAATATTGAATCACGAATACTATTTTTTTCAACCTCATAGTCTTCTCTTAATGAATTCATATATAAAATACAATCAGAACAAGTTCGTGTTTTTTCTTCAGTTATCTTAAATGATGTTCCAAAAAACTTATTTGAAATCATAAAAATAAAATATTTACCTTTTAATATTATAATAGCAACAGTAACCAATACTACTGCTATCAAAAGAAATGTAAGAACTGGATTTTGCCAAATACTCAGTCCAGATATGAATAGCAAAATATCTTTGAGTATCTGCATTATTAGCTCCTGAATGATTGTGGTAACGGCATTCTAAATTTATTATTCAAGAAAGTAGGTGAATCGCCAACATAAATATAAGATATAATTGCTGAATAATTATCACCAAATGCACTGGTTGATATACTTACTTCTTCTTCATTTCCATAACGTTTGTCTATGTTAACAACAGTAGAATTAACATTATACGTTCCATTATAGATTCCACTAAATGTAACAACAGGGTCTACTGTTCCGATATCGCTCATTGGCATATCTATTTGAATTGATTTTAACATAACTGCTAAACCTGACGGAGCTGTAATTGTTCCTATTGCTCCAGAACCACTTATAATTAATGTATTCATATTTTCACCTCCAATTATCTAATGAATATATTTTATTCTTTTTTAATTTTTGTATAATTGCTGCATTAGCATTATTTTCAACAACAGCCACACTCGCCTCACCGCTCACGCCATCAGCAGTAGCTGTAACAGTACCAATACCCTCAGTATCTGGAGCTGTGAACAACCCTGAACCGTTGATTGATCCGATATCTGTTGACCATTCGAATGTGGGTTGTGGGTTTACTGGATCACTATTTAAATCTAAGGCAGTTGCACTAAACTGTTTTGTTTTATTAAATGCAACTTTTGCACTTGGTGGACTTACAATAATGCTGTGTGTGTGCAGTGGAAAATACAAAGTCCCATCCGCTTTTAGTTCAAGTCCTCCAAGATCAGGACCGAGATTATAAAGCTCTAAAATTTCGGTATCTGATTTAGCAGTTTTAAACAATGAAAATAACTTTATTTCACCATTTAGTGTCTGAGTTAAGCCGTCTCTGCCGCCTATTGATAAGTTAAATTCAGATAAATCAGGCATTGCAGTAAGCGCAGTATTAATAAAGGTTGCACTGCGTTGTATCCCGTTTATGTAAATTTTTAATTTTAATTCTGGGGTTGATTGATCCATATCATACACAACTGTCAAGTTAAACCAAGTACCATCACTCATTTCGGTCGGTATGTATAAACTTGCAGTTAGGCGAGTTGACGAATTCAAGAAAGTGTCGACATTCAACTGATTACCATATCGAATATAAGCCCGAATATTTGTTGTAGCTCCGTAAAAATAGAATGTCCCATAACTATTATTACCGTTTAATTTAGCAAACATTGACAACGTTAATGTGTTTGAATTTACTTTTGGGTCAGTTTGCACAAAATCGTTAACACTGTCAAATTTGTATGATTGTGAAACAGCGTCCCATCCATATGGCGACTCCATATTTACGAGTAACCCAGTCATCCCGTTGGACGGATAATCAGGTCCTTTAGCGAGTACGATCGACCCACTATTCTGTGATGGTGTCCCGTCAGGCTGCTTAAACAAACTAAATACATGTCCAGTATCATCGAAATTTCCTATCATATAATCACCCCAGTATTTAATGCAAGCATCTGTTCATGTGTCAACAGGTCAACATTTTGTAACCTATGCGGGTTGTCTAT